ACACCAACACCAATACCAACACCAACACCAACACCAACACCAACACCAACACCAACACCAACACCAACACCAACACCAACACCAACACCAACACCAACACCAACACCAACACCAACACCACCAAGACCAATACCTCCAACACCAACACCAAAAATAAATATTAATTCAAAAATTTTTTATGGACCAAATGGAATACAAGCAATAGTAATAACTGATGATAATAATAATATAGATTCAATAGTTTTTATTAACCCAACAACAGGAACATCTGTTTTTATATTAAATAATAATAATGGTAAAACAAACAATCAAATAACCAGTCAATTAAATACATATACAGTAACATCAAATATTTATGTAGATCAAAATGGAAATACAGCAACAATTTTAAAAGATAATAATGGTCATACTATTATAAAAATAAATTATCAAGGAAATATAATTATTTTAACAAATAATTTACCAAATGGAGAATATACAAATAATGATTATAATAATAGTAACTATTCAAATTATTCAAATTCTATTAATGATAGTTCATCATTAAATAATATAGATAAATATACAAGTTATAATACTGATAATAATAATAATAATGTTGATGATAACAATATTACAAATATTACTCCAAATAATAATTCAAAACTATTAATTACAAACTATGATAGTAGTTCATATTATAATTCTAAACAAGGATTTAATAATGGTGTTCGTGCTTCAAACATACCAAAAGGTTCAGAAGATTTATATATTTTAAAAAGTCAAATTGTTCCTCCTGTTTGTCCTGTTTGTCCTAGTCCAATAGTAAAAAATTGTGACAAATCAGGAAAATGTCCACCATGTCCTGCACCTCAAAGGTGTCCTTCTGAAAGTGATTTTATTTGTAAAAAAGAACCAAATTATCAAAATATAAATTCAAATGTTCAAAAAATGTTACCACAACCTGTTTTAAATAGTTTTTCAAGTTTTGGAATGTAAATATTTAATTCATATCATAAAATAATTGAATTATTTCTATTGTTTTACTTGTTTTATTTTCTGGTTTAATCCAATATTCTATCTGTTCTTTTAATATATTTAATCTTTCATTCCATTCTGCATGTTTTTTATCTGATATTACAGAAAATCCTTTTTTATTTAATTTCCAACATGATTTTATTATTTTTCCATTTTTATCTAAATATTTGTCTGGATTAAAACGAATAAATATAACTGGTCTAAAACCTACATCTTGTGATAATTCCATTATTCGTTTATTTTCACAACTGCAATCATAAGATATAATATTATGTTGATTTTCATCAATTTCTATTATTATAACTTGAAATCCTAAATCTAATAACAGATCTGGTCTTTTCTTAGAACAACCATTTTCAATTGTCTTATTCCAAATCCATGTATATTCTTTAAAATTGTTGTTTATAAAATCAACAACATTACATTCTTTTGTTTTATAATTTCTTGTTTTTGGTTTATCTGGAAACATATAAATATAACATCTTAAACAATATCCTTCATATTTATCTCCAACTTGTATAAAACATAAATGAGTTTTACATTTTTTATCTTTAACATTTATCATAGTTTCTTTTTTATGTTCTGAACAATAAATACCTTGTTTTTCATTTTCATAATTAAATATTGGTTGTTTTTTACAATTTTCAAAAATACAAGTTTTATTTTTAACATCAATCATATTTTCTTTTTTATGTTGAAAACAATAAAACGCTTGTTTTTCATTTTCATAATTAAATGTTGGTATTTTTTTACAATTTTCAAAAATACAAGTTTTATTTTTAACATCAACCATATTTTCTTTTTTATGTTGAAAACAATAAACCGCTTGTTTTTCATTTTCATAATTAAATGTTGGTCTCGTTTTACAATTTTCAAAATTACAAGTTTTATTTTTAACATCAACCATATTTTCTTTTTTATGTTGAAAACAATAAACCGCTTGTTTTTCATTTTCATAATTAAATATTGGACGTGTTTTACAATTTTCAAAAATACAAGTTTTATGTTTAACATCAATCATATTTTCTTTTTTATGTTGAAAACAATAAATCGCTTGTTTTTCATTTTCATAATTAAATGTTGGACGTGTTTTACAATTTTCAAAAATACAAGTTTTATGTTTAACATCAACCATATTTTCTTTTTTATGTTGAAAACAATAAAACGCTTGTTTTTCATTTTCATAATTAAATGTTGGACGTGTTTTACAATTTTCAAAAATACAAGTTTTTGATTTAACATTTATCATATTTTCTTTTTTATGTTGAAAACAATAAAACGCTTGTTTTTCATTTTCATAATTAAATGTTGGTTGTTTTTTACAATTTTCAAAAATACAAGTTTTTGATTTAACATTTATCATATTTTCTTTTTTATGTTGAAAACAATAAAACGCTTGTTTTTCATTTTCATAATTAAAACTTGGTCTTGTTTTACAATTTTCAAAAATACAAGTTTTAACCATAATGTATAAATTATAAATAATATTTAATATTATAATAAATATCATATTTTTAAATTATTTTAAAAATATGATTTCTTTTATAATAATGTTTAATTCCATAATATTATATCTAAATATAATATTATGAATATAAAAAACGAAAAAGCGATATGTATAATAACAAAAAACAATGAAATAGAATTAATAAATTTTTATAGTAGTTTTAAAAATTATGATATATTTTTTATAATTGATAATAATGAAAAAAAAATTGATGATTCTCAATATAAAAATATTAACTTTATAAGATTAAATAATAATTATGTAGAAAATAAAAATTATATAAATTCTTCAAGTATATATTTAAATTTCAATAAAGTTATTGGTTGGGACAAAGCATTATTATTTTTTTATGAAATAAAAAAATATAATGTATCTGGTTTTTATAAGTTTGTATGGTTTTTAGAAAATGATGTTTGGTTTTTTAATGAAAATACATTAGTTAATATTGATAATAAATATGAAAATAGTGATCTTTTAACAAATAAATATGGAGAAAAAGGAGATAATAACTCTTTTCCTTGGAATAAAACAATATTACATGAAGATTATAAATATTACAAAAGTATGATTTGTGGATGTCGTTTTTCTCAAAAAATGTTAGAAAGTATTAATGATTATGTTTTAGAGTTTAAAACTTTATTTTTTATTGAAATAATGTTTCCTACATTAGCAAAAAGAAATAATTTAATATATGATTGTCCAGAAGAACTAAGAACATTATCTTATAATGATAATTTTAAATATAAAGATTTGAATAAAACAAATTTATTTCATCCAATAAAAAATTTTAATCAACAAAATAAAATAAGATTTTATATAAATAACAAAGACGCAACACTTAACGAAATAAAAAAAATAAAAGAAATACAAAAAATAAAAGAAAAACTACAAGAAAAGATAAAAGAAAATAATAAATATAAAAAAAAGAATATTAAAATGATATTAAAATAATATAAATGTCATTTATAGATAGTATTATTTTATTATTTGAAAATTTGAATATATTTTTTTATAATAAATATATTGAATTTGATGTAGTAGAAGTGTTAGAAATAGAAAATAATATACCGCTTTGCCGTAAAGTGTAAATAAAAATAATAATATAAATAATTTTTTTTTAATTTAATAATGTATGATATTATTAAATAAAAAAAATAGAGTAAATGAAACACAAAATAATAAAACAAAAAAAATAAATAAAAGTATAGGTTTAAAATTTGAAAATAAAATAACAAAAATTTTTAATGAAAAAGATTATAATAATGAATCAGGAATGATGACTTATGTATGGGGACCTCCATTATGGTTTTTTCTTCATACAATGTCATTTAATTATCCTATAAATCCATCAAACCAAGATAAAAAAAACTATAAAGAGTTTGTATATAATCTAAGAAATATATTACCTTGTAAATATTGTAGAATAAATTTAAAAAAAAATTTAAAAGAAAAGCCTTTAACAAATAAACATTTAAAAGGAAGAGAACAATTTTCAAGATTCATATATGATTTACATAATGAAGTAAATAAAATGCTTGATAAAAAAATACAAATAACATATGAAGAAGTTAGGGATAAATATGAAAACTTTAGAGCAAGATGTTCTGATAAAAGTTTAAATAAAAACGATAAAATATTTAGTAGAAAAATAATAAATAAAAAGGGATGTACTGAACCAGTTCTTGGTATTAAATCAAAATGTGTTTTAAGAATTGTTCCAAAAGAAAATAGAACAGAAACCCTTAAAGTTAGTAATGAATGTTATAAAAAAAAAATAAAAACATTAAAAAATAAGAATTAAATAAGTAATAACGAAATAAAAAAATAAAATAAATAAATAGTATATGGATAACTCTTCTTCAAAAATACAAAAATTTTCTGAATCAGTAAAAAATGTATGTTTATGTTCAACAATAAGTATATTTTTAATATTAATATTTATAATTTCACCTTTAAGTAAAATATTAATAGCATCACTTATAGGAAAAATAGGAATTATTATTTTATTGATTGTTACTGTTTATATGTCTTTAAATAATTCATATAATTTTATAAAAAATAATAATATAAGTTTCTTAGAAGGTTCATGGGATCAGTTAAAATCAAATATAATTTGTAATGGTGTTTTTTCTTTGTTTTTATTTATTTTATTGATATTTGTAATTAAAAAATTATTTAGAAAATAGAAAATAGAAAATAGAAAATATAAAATAGAAAATCAAAAAACATTTATTTTTTCTTTATTTTCTTTTTTTTGTTTGTTTTTTATTTTTTCTTTTTTTTCCACCTGCTAATAAAGCTATATCATTAGGTGTATTGTTTGGTCCTAATAAAAAACTTTGTTGAGAAATACTTCCTAATCCTTGTGGATCATTATTTGTTCCAATAGTTTCTGGATATTGTGATGGATTTAAAATCATATTCCCATTACCACCAACACTTGATGGATAATTACTTGGTGTTAAATGAAATCCTCCTTTTTTAGAAAAGTTATTTTTAAGTTTGACATAACCAAATTGTCCTTTTTTAAAACCATATCCATTTTTAATAAGTCTTTTTTCTTTTTTAGCAGTAAAATGTTTTTTCTTAGAAACAATTAAGTTATGTTTATTCATAAATAAATCATTTTTTGTTAATCCACCAGAAGTTTCATACGCAGTTCCGTGATAAACTTGAGCCCTTGAACCTTCAAGTAAGTTATATTTTTTACCCTTAATAATATAAAATCCATTAACATCTTTTGTAAATCTTCCCATTATATTATTAACAAAGAAAATATAAAATTTCTAAATAATTACAAAAATTATTAAAAATAATTGTTTCTTTTTAAAGAATAGTTTTGATATATATTATTTTTTTTTAATAAATTTTGTAGTTCTTTATAATTTTCATAAAACTCATTATAATTATATGAAGTTGTATTATCACCATAAACACATTCATTTGATGAATAAGTATTAATTAAATTATTTATGTAAATGTAATTATTAAAATTAGTATTATTTGATTCTTGTGCTTTTATATTATCTATTAAATTTTTTATAACTTTATTATTTTGTGTTTTTCCATTTAGTAAAGACCCAAAATTTCCATATCTTAATGTTCCTCCTCCTGTTTTACTTTGTGAAATAATTATATTTGATAATGAAACATTTTTTGATATGTTATTATTATTATTAAAAGTGTTTTTTGTTAAGTTTTCTGTTGTTTTGCAACAAACCTTATTTATTAAGTTTTCTTGATAAGACATATAATATTTTAATATATTATTATTCTTATTTTTGTTCTTATTTTTGTTCTTATTTTTGTTCTTATTTTTTATGGAAGAGGAAATGGTCTATTACTTTTAGATACAATTAAAGGTTCAGGTAAATAAGTAGGTTCAGCTTTATAAATATTAGCAGTTTCAAGTGTTTTTAATTTAGGTATAAAACAAGGTTTAGTTTCAACTAAATTACTTGAACCAATACCAAATAAAAAAGATTCAATATCAGAATAATTTTCAGATAAATTATTGTTAGGTATTTGACCTGGAAGAAGTCCAAGTCCTGAAAATTTAGTATCATAAGCTTCACCATATTGAGAATACTTATAAGTTGTATAATTTTGTGATTTATGATAAGTTCTTTGTTCTAAACAATAATTTCCGTTTGTATTTTTTGTTCTAGTAGAAGCCATAATATGTAATATAAAGATAAAAATTATTTATTTATTTTATTTTCTAATTCATCTAAGAAAATATCATTAATTATTCCACAAGAAGTATAATAAGAATTAATAATTTTATGTAAAATATAAAAATAATGAAATGAAAACATCATAACAAATCCTATGTCATGATTTTCAGAAAAATGACTATTTGCTAATGTAATCATAATTTTTCTTAATCTTTCATTGGTGATTAAATCATTAAATAATTCTAAAATTATTTTATCAATAATTTCTGGATCATAATCTTCCAAATTAAAAACTTTTAAAAAATCATAATGATATTGTTTATCAACATTATATAAATCTTCTAAATCTTCTAAATCTTCTGAATCTTCTGAATCTTCTGTATATTTTGAATCTTGAGTGTATTTTGAATGGTTAAAGTTATTTGTATTCTTATTTTTTATTTTTTCATATAATATAAAATATTGTAAATTATAATTATAATTATAGTTGCATATTTTATTATTTTCTTTATTAACTAATGAAATATTATCTGTATTCATGAAATTACTTTTATATATATATATTAAATTGTTTTGTTTAATATATATTACTAAATAAATTATATATTTTAACCTGTATATTGATATTTTGTATTCGTTGTATAATAGTTATTATCTTTTGTTAATTCTCGTGAAGGAATACCACCTCTTATGAAATTAGGATCAGCAACTTCTTCAACACATTTTTCAGGATTTGTTATATTATTTCTAATTTGTGGAATTAATGGTGTATTTTTATACTTAGCATAATTTTTTTCACTTAGTTGTGAAATAGATTTTTTATTTGTTAATAAGTCACCTTGTTGTATTTGACTTTCTAAAATAGGACAAACACTTCCTCTACCTAAATATGGAACAGTTGCAAATGGTCTTTGAAATAAAGAAATATGACATTTTGGATGTGTTTGTATTGTTCCTATTAATAATTTTGAACTAACATCAATATTAGAACCACCAGCACAAGTATTTTGACAACCTTTATAGTTGACACAAGGTTGTGAAGTAGCCAAAGCTATTGGGTTTTTCATAGAACAATCAGACATATAAAAATTTTGAAGCATATATGAAGATGCTAAAGTATTTTGTATAGAGTTTTGATCGATACAACAACCATCATTTCCAATTCTTGAAATATTGTTAAATGTAAAATCTGATATATAACTCATATTTTATACTATATATTATTATTCTTTTTTATTATTTATTATTTATTTTTTTTTAATATTCTATTTTTTTTAATATTCTATTTTTTTTAATATTCTATTTTTTTTAATATTCTATTTTTTTAATATTCTATTTTTTTTAATATTCTATTTTTTTAAATATTCTATTTTTTTTAATATTCTATTTTTTTTAATATTCTATTTTTTTTAATATTCTATTTTTTTAATAATTAATATAAAATATATCTATAGTTATCTTGTAATAAGGCAAATTGATTGCCTTCTTTAGCACTTGGCATATTTCCATATAAAAATTCAGCAAAAGCACCTTGATCATTTGTAACTTTTGTATTTGCGTTTGAATAAAAAATACGGTTTGATTGGTCTAATTCAAAGTTTTGGTATATGTCACCAAAAAGTTGTTTGTTTGTATCAATAATATCAGGATTTAAAGATTGTATAGCTTCTTTAACATTATTTGTATTATCTTTTTCAACATCTAAATTAAATGAAGGAGGAGCTGGTTTTCTATTTGGATTACTATTTATTTCAGGTAAAAGAACATTACCAAAAGGGTTTGATTTATTATTTTGGTAAAAATCTTTTTTTAAAATTGATTTTAATGGTATAGAATTTGAATTATTATTTTTTTTAAGTTTATTAGAAGAAGTGGAAACATTTATATAATTTTCTTTAAAATTATACTTGTATGATAAAATAATTAAAATAATACATATTAAACCAACGATTATAATATTTTTATTTTTTGTTATTAAAAAACATATAACTGATAACAATATAATTAATCTTGTAATACTGTTTAGTTTTCCTTCCCAAGTCATATTTGAATTAGGTAATAAATCATAGTTATTAAATAAAATTAAATAATTATTATTAAACCAAAATATATCATTATTACTATTATTCATTATATATATTTATATATAATAAAGTTAAAATATTACTTCTTTTTTTATTTTTGTTCCTGAATTTTGTTCCTCAAAATTGTTTATTGTTCCTCAAGTTTTTTTATTATTCTTAAGAATTCTTTGTGATTTTTTTGGTTTGTTAGTTGAAGAAAAAGTATTGATTAGTTCTTCATCAGTAAGTCTATTATTAATATTATTATTATTTTCTTCTTCGCAATGTAATAGATTTGTTGTGTTTATTATATTATTATTATTTTTTTTCTTTTCAAGTTTATTTTTCATATTTTCTTTAATTTTTTGTTGTTTTAAATGTTGTTCCATTTTTCTTTGAATAGCAGGTATATTCATTTTTTCATTTTTTTTACCGAGATTATTCATTCCCATTTGATTAAATAAATCTTGGAAATTAGGCATATTTCCATTTTCTTTCATTTTACTTAAAATATTTAAACCTTCACTCATTAATTCATTTTCATTTATTTCTCCTGATTTTATTTTATTATCAATTTTATCTCCTACATTTTTCATCATATTTATTAATTTACCAGGATTTTTAAACATTTGATTAAAAATATCTCCTGTATTTTTAATATTAGATTGATCTAAATTAAAATCTTTTGCTGTTTCTTCAGCCATTTCCATAGCAAGTTTTCCTAACTTTCCACCCATTAGTCCTTTTAAATTTTTATTAATGTCATCAATATTTGGTATTTTTGTTTTAAAATCATATTCATTTTCATTTTCATTTTCTTTTTCTTGATTTATTTCGTGAGTTTCATGAGTTTCATTTACTTTATCACTTTCGCTAGTTTCACAAGTTTCATCAGTTTCATCCGTTTCATTATTTTTATCAGTGTTGTTACCAAATAAACTATGTATTTTATCTAATGTTTCTTCTAATTTTGATTTTAATTCATCTTCATTAATATTTTCAAAAAGTTTTGCTGTTTCTTCTGATACATTTTTATTATCATAAGAACTAATAATTGTCATTAAAATAAGTTGTAAATATTTCCATATTGTTTTTCTTGTTTGTTCGGTTATATCATTTGAATTCCATAAATGTTTAAAAACAATTCTTGGTAAAAATTCAGTATTAATAATAGAGTTATCATCAAAAATATCTTCATTTTCATAAATTATATCAAAAAAACGTTCTGGAAAAATACGTATAGAATGATTATAAATTATTACTAATTTTTCTTCTTTATCTTCCTTGATCATATTATTTCTTGTTTCAATGTCTTCAATATTTAAAAATTCATATTCATAATCAATAATCCAAATTTTTTTTATTAAGTAGCTATATTCAGGAAATGTTGAAGAAATATCTAAAATAAAATCATTAATTATTTTACCAAAACCTTCAGGAATATTCATAATATAAATATATTTTATATTATTTATATTATTTTTAATAGTATATATATATTATTGTAAAGATAAATATAATTCAGATAGTTTTTGTAAATTTTGAAGATATTTTATTATTTTTTCTTTATCATCAGATTTCATTAATTTAATTGGTGTTCTTAGTTTATCAATTTTATCAAGTATTTTTGAACTATATTGCATAGTTTTTAAATCTTCAGTATAATCTTTATTTAAAAAATAATCAATATCACCATTTTGAATTTCATTTTTATAATCACTAACAACATAAGTATTAAAAACACTAATAATTAATTTTGGATTTGTTTGTCTCATTAATATAAAAGCATTTTTTGTTGCTAATAATTCAATATCATTAGGAAAAATATGAATAATGTCATCTATAAAATCTATAAAATGATCGTTAAATATTTTTAAATAATTTACTTTATCAGTTTTATTCATTTAATTTATTATTATATATTTATAACTATTTTTAAGTATTTTTATTACTTTTATTACTTTTATTTAAAATCTTTTTCTCTTATTTTTTGAAGTTGTTCAATTGTTAAAGAACTAGGTAATTTTTCATTTTTTCCTCCATATTTATCATCAGAAGAATTATTTGTAATAATATCTGTTTGATCATATTTAACATATTGGTGAAGTTGTCTAACACCTCCATTTCCTGTTGCCGTTAATTCTTCAGGTGTTGTGTCTAAAAAACTGAAATTATCAGAAACAATACCACTAAATGAATTATTATTTAGTGAAAAAGCAATAGGTTCAAGATTATTTTGAGTTTCAATCATAGTAATTTTTTCTTGAGTATTTTTTAAGTTCATATTTATATCTTCACCAAAGTAAACATTGTAATTGTTTAAATTCATAAGAGCAGGAACACGATTAATTGCTTCTGGTAAAATGATTTTTTTATTATTTTCTAAAATAATATATGTTTGGTTATTTTCTTTAACACGGTTATCAATATTTATAAAATGTATATTATCAGTAATTTTTGATTTCACCAACTCTTGTATAATATTTTGAGAATGATTACAAAAATTAGAATAATATAAAATAAATGACATATTTAAATAATATATTTAATTATATAAAGTTTTTATATTATAATTATAATTATTTAAAAAAATGATTTGTTATATTAATATATTTTAATATAACAAATTATGAATCCAAAAGTAACAAACCGAATTAATAATTTAGATAAATTAACATTCACATTAGAAAATGTTGATGTATCTGTTGCTAATGCTTTAAGAAGAGTTATTTTATCTGAAATAGACACTGTTATTTTTAGAACATCACCTTACACAGAAAATAAAGCAAATATTATTGTAAATACAAGTAAAATGAATAACGAAATATTAAAACAAAGATTAAGTTCTATTCCAATTCATATAAAAGAATTAGATATAGATTTATTAAAAAATTATAAAGTAGAATTAAATATAACAAATGATACAGATAAAATATTTGTTGTATCAACAGAACATTTAAAAATAAAAAATATTGCAACTAATGAATATTTAAATAAAGAAGCATTAAAACAAATATTTAAACCATATATCCCTTTAAATTCAAATAATGAATATTATATTACTTTATTATATTTAAAACCTAAACTTACAGAACAAATACTTGCTGAAAAAATAGAATTAACTTGTGAGTTTTCAATTGGAAACGCAAAAGAAAATGGAATGTATAATGTTGTAAGCACATCATCTTTTGGAAATACCCCTGATTATAATGAAATAGAAAAACAAAGTGAATTATTAAAACAAAAATTAAAAAATGAAAATACAAATTTAACAATTGAAGAAATAGATAAAGAAATTAAAAACTGGAAACTTCTTAATGGATTGCGATATTATATAAAAAACAGTTTTGATTTTATAATTCAAACAGTAGGTGTTTTTGAAAATGAAGAAATTATTATTAAAGCTTGTAAAAAAATAATAGATAAAGTAAATGTTATTGAAAATAATTTAAATAATAATAATATAAAAATTGAAAAATCATTAAATACTATGGAAAACTCTTATGATATAACATTAGAAAATGAAGATTATACAATAGGAAATTTATTAAAATATATTTTATTTAAAAAGTTTTATGAAGAAAATAAAATATTATCTTTTTGTGGATTTAAAAAATTACATCCTCATCATACATATAGTATTATTCGTTTGTCTTATATTGAAGAAACAGATATAACAACTATTATTAGTAATTTACAAGTAGCAAATTCTATTATTATTGAAATATTTACAAAAATAGAAGATTTGTTTACTTATAATCAACCATCAAAAAAATCTAAAATATCAAACTTACCAAACTTACCAAATTTAAAAAAATCTATAAATGATGAAGAAACAGATATTTTATCATCTTTTGCTTCTATGAAAATATAATTCTTATTTAACAATATTTATATTAATAAATATCTTTTAATGAAAAAATTAAAAGTTCAATATCAAGATTATTAATATATTTTTCAATTTCTTTATAACTAATATACATTTTTTTTTGTTTTAATTCATTAATATAAATGTTATGAAGGTTATATAAGTGTGGTTTATATTTAAAAAAACAATTGCTTACTTTTATTATTTTTCTTATAAAACAATCACAATAATAGTTATATAAATAAATAGAAAATAAAATTATTTTTTTTTCACATTTTAAAAAAAAATCATTATCTTCGGGGAAATATTTTAAATATTCTTCTATCTTATTTTTTTTTCTTAAAATTAAATATCTAAATTCTAAATCACATATATTACCTTGTAATTCTTTTACTTTTAAATATGTTGGATTTCTAAGTTTACATCTTTCACCAGTTTTTATATTTTTAATTATAACACCTAAAGTTTGATAAGAAGTTGTATCACTACAATATTTTTCAAGTAAATCATTGTAGTTATTCCATTTTGTATAATGAATAGGAAAACTTAACTTATCATTTTTCCAATTAAAACTAGATTTAACTATAATTTCTTTGTTTTGATTTATATCTTCTTTTGTTTCAATTTGATATATATCTATCAAATATAATTTAGGATGTTTAAATGGAACAACTATTCTATTTTCAGGATGTTGTAAAACAAAACTATAACATAATTTTTTATCACACATTTCTTCAATATTAAAATTAATATAATTCAATGTTTCATAAAACATAGTATTAAATGATTTGTTGTTTAAGTTTTTATAAAAATAAACATTTGCTGAAACGGATTTTTTTGTTGAAATTTCCCATTTATTAATATTTTTATCATAAAATAAATTTATCATAGTTCCTTCAATAAATTCTTCAGAAATTATATCTTCTGTTTTGTTTGGATATTTATTTATAAAATCTTCAAACAAAATTGTTTTTGCTGGTGAAAAACATAAAACATTATTTTTTTCATCTAATATCAAAGAACGGTAAATACCATAAGTTGAATATAAAAAATTAGATAAATATTTTTTATCATAGTTTACAATTTTATATTTTATGTTGTTTTCTGTTACATAATTTTTTAATAAAAGAATATTATTTTTTGGTTCTTTATTATTAATAATATCTTTAAAATCTTGTATTTCTGTTAAAATATATTGCATTGTTAATAAAATTAATATTATATCTTTAATATAACATTTACAAAAAATAACAAAAGATTTAGAATGAAAAAAAAAATAATTAAATATATAACTATAATATATTATCAATAATATAATATGAATGATAATAATTTTTCAACATTACAATTAGGAGATATAATACAAATAATTGATCCTAATAATGACATTTTAAATAATAATATATTTTTAATTGATTATATTAGTCCTGTTTTTTTAAGATTAATAGGTAAAGAAAAAATAGTTAAATTAGATATAAATAATGGTATTATTGGTGATAACACAATAACAGAAATAAACTTATTGTCAAGAGCTGATTCACCTTCATACGCAGTTCAAAATAATTTAATTCCTGGAAAATGGGTTAATATTTATTTTACAGGTGATATACCTATTATAATTGTTGGTTTAATTACAAATTTGTATAATGATGTTATTGAAATAAAAACTATTGATGATGATATTATTTATATTGATTTTAACTATTATGGTATTCCTCTTGATTTAGATATAACAGATATAGTTGTAAGAGACAGTCCTCCTTCTTCATTAGAAAAAATACAAAATATAGAAAATATAGAAAATATAGAAAACATAGAAAATATAGAAAACATAGAAAATATTGAAAAAAGAGAAGAAGGTGAAGAAGGAGAAGAAAGAGAAGAAGGAGAAGAAAGAGAAGAAAGAGAAGAAGGTGATGAAAGTTATTATAGTGATATTAGTGATATAAAAATGGAAAAAAAAGTATCAGAAGAAATAATACAAACAAAAAAAGGAATTGATTTAATAAACAATTTAATTTTAAAGGCAGATGATATAACTTTTGGAAAAAGAGTAGAAACTATACAACAAATGGTAGAAGTAGGTAAAGAATCATATATTTATAGTATTGAAGAACAATTAAATGATTTATTAAATAGTATATTAAATGAAATACCAAAAATAAATCAAACACAAAAATTTATAAATAAAACACATATTGAAGTTGAGAGATTTAAACAACTAAGAGAATTATACTCTGAGTTTGATATTTATAATAATATTACAGGAAAAAGAAAGTTTTATGATGAAACAGGAGTTATTTCTAATGAAGAAAACGCTTTGCTTAATGAAGATGAAATTATACAAGATAAGCAAGAAATAATAAAATCAAAAATAAAACCATTAAAAACAAATTTAATAAATTTAAACAAAAAGTTATATTGGTTAATACTTGTAGCAAATGATGTTAAAAAATTATATGACACAAAAGAAAATGATAATGAAAATGATAATGTATTACTTTTAAAAAGTATGTCAAATATTGAAGAATTAAATATGATAATGGATAATTATAAAACAAGTAATAATATAGATGAATTACAAAATAAATATGATGAATTAATTTTAAAACTTGAAGATTTTTTTGTTCCTTTTGAAAATGTTTCACAAGAAAATCTAAATAATGTTATTTATCAAAATTTTGTTAATAATAATTTTGATGTTATGATTGATACAGATAATAATTTAAATTCACCATTTGTAAATAGTTCTCAAAGTATAGAAAATAAAAAATATTTATTTGAAAGATATTGTATAAATAATAATAGAAATTATAATGCAAAAAATAATTTAATACAAATTAGTTCAATAATAACATTAACAGAACCTTTTGTAAAATTTTCAAAAGTTAATTTACCAAATACAAATATCTTAGATAGATCTATATTAAGTTTAAACTTTATTAACTATTGGAAAATTTTCAATGAGAAAAGAAAAATACAAAATATAATAGTTGATGATTTTAATGAAAGTGATAATTTTACATCCAACTCATATTTGAGTAGTATAAAAAAATATTCTTATATGAAAGTTGAAAATTTAGATAATGATAAAAGTATATCTAATAAAAATAATAAAAAAACTATGAGTATAACACCTTATAGTAATTTTTTAAATAAAATAATACCTGAAATAAAAACATTATTTAATATAGTTAAAAAAAATATTAATGGTAAGTTATCACTTGTAAGTGTCTTAGATTATCTAGAACCTTTTTTAATTTATTCATTTGATATAGGATATGTTCAATATAAGGAAATAAATAGATTTATAAATGAAAAAATAAAAAAATATATTAATGATTATTATAAAAAAAATATTGAGTTTTCAAAAATAAAAAGATTTAATTTTGATAATAACTTTAAAAAAATAAATATAATTTATGAGTTAATTAAATATAATGATGACTTAAGAGAAAAAATATTTTCAAATTATGAATATATTAATAGTGAAAATTTATCAAATTCCGAGTTATTAAAAATGATAATTTTAAAGGATTATGGAAGATTATATAATACAACAACATCATTAGAAAACTTAGCATTAATGATTTCAAGTAACTTAGATGAAGTTTTTAGAAAAGATTTGGGTAAAACAAAAAAAGAAATAGAGAAGGAGGATAAAGATAAAAAAAAAAATAAATGTATAAATTATACTGTATCAAAACTATATACATCATTAAAAGAATTACAAAATGATAATTATAAAGAAATTTTATATTTTGATAAAAAATATGATAAAACTGACTATTCTATTTTGGATAAATATCGACAACAACAAAATATGTTAGAAGCAGATGAATTTTTACTTTATTTGTCAAATCAGTTATCTAAGAAATATAAATATAATGAAGAAAAAGCAATTGAAGAAGCAGAAACACTTATTTTAGGTTCTAAAAAAATTAAAGATGGAGATTATGCTATTTTTTATGATGAAGTTAATAGTTTTTTTTATGTTAGAGAAAATAATATTTGGGTTCTTGATAATAGTGTAAATGATAAAAACTCAATTGATGTGTTTGGATTAAATCCTGAAGAATTATTATGTAATTTACAAAAAGATTGTATATTTAAACAAGATATATTAAATAATGAATGTCAGAGTATTTCATTAAACAAAGATGAATTAAAAAATAACGTAATAAAAAAAATATTAGATGAGTTTAATGATAAATATTTTATTTCAAAAGAAGAATTAAAAAATAAAATAACAAAAGAGTTAAAATATAATTATGATATATTTAATAAACTTAATGAAATAAAAACATTATTATCTTTAAAAAATAATTTACAAAAATATAAAATTGGAATGGAAACGATGATTGAAACACCTGATATAGTTTCACCATATTCTAAAATATTAAGTATAATATTAGGAAATAATGATATTGTAAAAAAAAATAATGATATTTTATTATTTTGTAACAATTTTACAAGAGAAGCAATACCACAAAAAATAGATATTATAAGTAAAGATTATGAAAATATACATTGGAGATATTGTAATAAAACAGATGTAAAACTAATACCAAAGTTTTTTATGACATTAGCATCAACATTTATTGAAGATAATAAAAACTATGAAAAAGTTTTAGACAAAATAGTGAAAGAAATAGGAACAATAAGTGATGATGGTGATTTTTGGGTAGATAAATATAGTGGATATAAAATAAAAGATAGTGATTTTGATACTGAAGAAGATTATAATAAAGAAGGATTTAAGTTAAAAACACGTGATATTTTAGAAGAAGATTTTACAAGTGATAATATAATTAAAGGTGAAGATTTAAAAACATTAATTCAAAATCCTTTAAACAAAATAATTATTAATATTGTTAATACAATAACAACAAATATGGGGATAAATATTGATACACAATTAGATTTTATATTATATAACGTAAAAAATTTGTTTAAAATAATAGTTCCATATACAAAAGAAGAATATACAACAATAGAACAAGAAGCATCAAAGAAGGGTAAAAAAATAAAAAATTATAAGGATGTTGTAAATACAACAATAATGTATTTATCTCTTTCAATGATATTAATATCAATTCAAGTAAATATTCCTTCAATAAAAACAAAAAAAACATTTCCTAATTGTATACGTTCTTTTGAAGGTTATCCAGTATATAATAATACAGATTTTACAGGATTAGAATATTTATCTTGTGTTGCTTTTAATAGTCGTAGTTCTCAAGAACCTTGGAATGTTCTTCAAAAACAAAAACAAGAAAATATTTCTAAAGGAATAAAACAATTTATTGATGAATATTTTATAAAAAATAATGAAAATCCAACATTACAAAGAAAAATTAATGAAAAAATTGATTATAATAATTATATTATTTCTAATAAAATACAAGAAATACCTGTTATTCATGATGTTAATTTATGGACTAATTTTTTACCCCCATTAATAATGTTTGAGTTATCAAAAATACCTGAAAATATAAATAATGAATTTAAACTTTCATTAACAAATGATATAAAAAATGGTTTATATAAACAAAATAATAAAATTGATATTATTAAAACAAAAATTGAATCATTTTCATTATATATACAACAACTTATACAAATTATTATTAATACTAAGAAATTAATATTAAAAAATTCTGTAAATGAACCTTTTATGGATAATCAATGTTGTAATGACATAAAAACAAATACTGTTATTGAATATTTTATTTTAGAAAATAATGAAATACAAAATAACATAAATACAGTTATTAAACTAGCAAATATTTTTAAGGATATTAATAAACTATCTAAATCAACATTAATATATTGTGCTAATAATGATAAAATTAAGTATCCTTCAATTAATCCAGATTTTAGTGAAAATATAATATATCAATCTTTCATTGTTTTTTGTAATTTTAATTCTTTAATTCCTATACCAAACAGTCTACTTGGTTTATGTGATAAAAAACCTGAGGATTTCAATAAAAATGACAGTATTGAAAATCAAATTATTTTTTTAAAAAAACAAGGTTTTGAATATAATAATAATCTTTTATTAAAACTATTACAAATAAATGGTAGAAAAAATATAATTAGTTATGGAATTAATTCAGAAAAAGAAAGAATAACAGTTATTGATAATTTAAAAAATTTTATATTCAAAATAAATGAACTAAAAAAACAAAATAAAGAAAATAAAATAATAAGCAAAAACATATATGTTTTACTTAATAAATTAATTCCAAAATATGAAATATATAAAAATAAAGATAGTGATGAACTAAGAAATATATATGACTACTTATTAGAAAAAAATGAACAATTGAAAGAAAAAATAAAAAAGAATATAAAGTATTCTGTAAAAAAAAAATCAGAACAAAATAAAATAAACTATTTTATTGATAATTTTAATAACTGGGATTTTAACAAAGATAATCATAATAATCAATTTAAAATATATGACGAAGAACAATATAATTCAAATAATTTTGTTAAAGAATATATAGTAAATATTATAAAAGTTTTTCCAAAAATAATATTAAATAAAGTATCATATAATGATTTAATTATACAAAAATATCTTAAATTATCTAAAAGTCATGAGGATAGTATAAAAAAATTTGTAAATGATTATTATGAACCTTTATATAAATTTTATTATGATAAAACTATTGAAAATGTATTAAAATATATAAATAATAATCTTGATATTATTGTTGAACTTATGAATATAATTCCTAACATGTCTATGTTTGAAGATGATAGTTTATACAATAATTTTAATAAGAAAACAATTTATTTATTAAATGAATATTTCTTTTTTTATACATTATCATATTATATTGATTTAACAAAACAAGATTCTATGGTAGTAAATGAAGATGACGCATTACTTTACGGACTAAAAGAAAATGATGAAAACATAAGAGAAAGGCAACAATACGAAGGTGAGGAAGAAACAAAAGGGCAAGATGTTCTTACAAAAGAATATTTAGATGATACATATAAAAAAGATAATATAAATCCATTTATTCAAAATACAGAAATAGTTGAAGGAAACAAATTAAAATTAAACAACAAAATATCTTCACTTATTGTTTCTTATATAAATATTATGTTATTACACAAAAATTCAATAAATAAAAATTATACAAATATTATGAATTCAGTTTTCAAAGAAAAAATGATTGAAAAAAATAATATAACAGATAGATTAAGTTCATTAAATATTGAAGAAAGAAAAGTAAATACAACATTAAAAATAAATAAACTTGGAGAATGGGGAAAAGGATTAAATAAAGGTCTAGTTATTTATGATAAAGATGTATATGAAGATGAAATTGAAGAAATGAAACAAATTATGAATATAGAAACTCAAATAAGAGAAACACAAAAAATAAATGAAAGTGATATGAATAATAAAGATTTAAATGATTTTATGAATGAAGAACAAAATATTGAAAATGAAGATGATGAATTAAATAATTTATCAAGATTTGGTGAAGATTTTTTCAATCAATATGATGGAGAAGAACTTGATCAAGATGATTTAGATAGTTATAACTAAGAAATAAAATGATTTAGATAGTTATAACTAAGAAATAAAATGATTTAATATGTAAATTTAATATTAAATTATTATTTATGTATTATATATTAATGTTATTTCAATTTATTCAAAATAATATAGTTTTAACTTCAATATTAATATTTTTATCTATTTTTTTATTTATTTATTATATTAAACCGATTTATTTATTTAATAATGATGGAAGTTTAAAAGAGTTTGGTATAGGATATAAAAATAAAACTGTTTTTCCATTATGGGTTTTTTCAATAGTTATTGGTATATTTTCTTATTTATTTGTTTTATTTTATGTTAGAGAAACAAAAAAATTAAGTATATAATTGATCTACAATATTATTTTGTATTTCTTCAGTTTGTTTTGTATACTCATCATAACTATCTTGCATACTTGACAATGACTTATAACATCCTCTTGCTGATGTGTTGTAACTAACCAAAGATACTAAAAAAACAGCAGTATATAAATACCAAAAAAATTCTCCAATATTATCTTTTAAAAAAACAAGTTTTCTTAATTTTTCTTTATATTCTTGTATGTTGCCTTTTTCAACAACACTAGGATTGAAAAGAATTTTTAAACTTTCAAACATTTCATCATAATTTAAAGGGTTCATTTCATTTATAAGTATTGATTTATCACTACATATTTTAAGTATAAGTTCAGTTGTTTTTTTAAATTGTATTTTTTCTTTATTATCTGATATTTCATTTATTTGACTTTCAATATCAGTATTATTTAACAAAGATGTTAATAAAGTATTTGCCCCTGATGAAATAGCGAAATATCCAACTACATTTGAAAAAACTGATTTTAAACCTGGAAAAATAAAAATAACGGATAAAACAGAACCAAAAATTAAAAACCAAGGAATAAAAGCCAATAATGAAGCACTACCAATATTTTCAGCAACAGAACCATTACATGTTTGAGTTATATTAACAATATTTAAAGTTATTTGTGAAATTAAAACAGCAATAAAATAAAATACTAAATAAATAACACTACTATTATAGTTTTTTGTAACTTCATCAATATTTGAATAATCTGTAGTTTTTTTTCCAAACATAAAATAAGCAATAGTTATAATTATAAAAACTACTAAGTTAACATAAACATTCATTATAATAATACAAGATTAGATAATAAAAATCTATAAAAATCTTTTATTGTATTTTTTTTTGCAAACATAAAATAAAGAATAATTAAAACTATAAAAACTATTAAAATAACATAAACATTCATTATAATAATACAAGATTAGATAATAATTTTATATATAAGTATTGGGTTGAAACGGTATTTCTTAGTTAATTCTTTCTTAGTTAATTGTTGGATACTATAATTTAAAAAATAGAGAATGAGTTGATAAATGAAATTATAATATATAAAAATAAAATATAATGAATGATATACAAAAACCAAATTTAATAGAATCAGGAATAAAAGGATTTTATATAGAAACTCTTAAAAAATGTCACAAAGTAAAAGAAAAATATTACAATGTTGTATTTAATTTATCTTTATTTTTTCTTTTTATTTGTATTATTGGTTTTATTTTAATTTTTAAATATAAAGGAAAACTTACAAACGAAGAAAAAATAAAAAAAGATGAAGAAAAAAAAAATTATATTATATCAAAATTGCGTTGTTATCAAAATACAAAATTAAAAGAACAACAAGCTTTAATTACTGGATTACCATATATAGGAAGTGATTTTCAAAATATAATATAATATTAATATAAATTATGGAACAAAATAGTACTAACAAGTTATTTGAATATTATTCGATAAAAAAATTATATGAAGATAAAATAGATACTTTACAAAATGATTTAATAAAAAATGTAAATTATACTTGGAAAGAAAAACGAGCTATTCTTTCTACAAAAATACCTACTTGTGTTAATTGTAAAAGAAATGTAGGTACAATATTTTCAAGAAATATTAATTCTGAAAGTATGATAGTATTAAAGGCAGTTTGTGGTGATAAGCAATCACCTTGTCCTTTAAATATTGAATTAGAAATTGATTATGCTATTGAATATATACCTGATGTTGTTGATGAACATTTAATTTTAATAAATAGAATAAAAAATAATATAATCAAATATAAAAATGATATTGTTTTTGGATATGAAAATCTTGATACAGATAAATTTTCTTCTTTACAAAATAGTTTAGAAGAAATTGTAAATTATTTAAATTATTTAATAGATAAATTGGTAAAATTAAATGATAATTATGAAAATAAATTAAAGTTAAATGAATTAAATGAAATTTTTTATAACCAAATTGATGAAATAAAAAGTTATTTAAATATGTTTAAATCAACTAATGAAGAAAAATATATTAAAGAAGCAGTTAACATTTATATTGATTTTTTAGATCCGTTGGTAAAAAATATTCGTAACTTAAAATATAAATATGTAAATGTTGAAATTATAGATAATAAGTATGAGTTAATAGAAAAACAAAATCTTATAACAGATTATGAAGAAAAACCATTAGACTATATAAAAGTTGTTTCATTTGTTAGAGGTATGGCTACTGAAAAAAATAAAACAAAAAAAAATAGACCTACAGAAAAGCAAACAGTTTTAACTTTAAAAAAAAATAAAACAGATACAAAAAAAAATCGCAAATAGAATAAAAATACAAGAAAAAATACAAGAAAAAATACAAGAAAAAATAGAAAAAGTAAATAAAAATATATATTAAATATATATACTTTATTAATGATATTTTCAAAATATTTAAATATTAAATATTTTTTAATAGCATTTTTAATTGGAATTACCTTTGTTTATTTTTCAGGAAGTGATAAAAAAGAAATTATTGTTTATCCTAATCCTTATGAAGTTATACAATATAAAGATAACACAGATAATTGTTTTATTTTTAAACCAAAAAAAGTAAAATGTCCTGAAGATATTTCTAAAATTAAAACATTCCCTTTTCAATAAAATATAATAAAATATAATATTGATTAATAATATAATAATATGTTACATTTATCAAAATTTTTAGAAGAACCAACAGGACGTATTGTTATGTCTATTATTTTGGGTTTTGGGTTAGCCAGTATTTTTAAAATGTCTTGTAAAGATAAAAATTGTATTGTTTATAAATCACCGGATGTAAATAACATAGTTGGTAATACATATTTATTTAATGGAAAATGTTACAATTACAATATTGAAGAAGTAAAGTGTGATAAAACAAAAAGAATTATTCATTAATTAAAATATAAATATGCGTAATTATAAAATATAGTATATATAAATATATAATAATAAATGTCAACACTTTTAAATGATTTACCTGATAACTTTAAAGACAATATACAAGTTAAACCTAATGTTTCGTTTGATATTAAAGAAAAAGATAAAACAATTCAACTTGATCAAACAACTATTAATCAAATAATAAATGGGTTACAAAATGCTTCAGGTTCTACAAAACTTCCAAGTAGAGATATTCCAAATAATAAAACGGAACATCTTATCAATGATAGTAAAACTATTCCAGATCATATAGAAATTGAGGATAGTATTAAAAATATATCAGGGAAAAATAAAAAAGAATATATTGAAGAACATTTAAACAAAGATGATTTAATAAATAATTATAACAATAAAATAAATAATAACAATAAAATAGATAATATGTATGATGAGTTAAATGGACCAATACTTATTGCTGTTTTATATTTTATTTTTCAATTACCATTTTTTAAAAAAATGATAATACAAAATATTCCTTTTTTAATGAATGAAGATTTTAATTATAATATTTACGGATATATTTTTATAAGTGTATTTTTTAGTATGATTTTTTATTTTGTAAACTTCGGTTTAAAACAATTTGATAACTTTTAAAATATAGAGAAACTATTAAATGTATTTTTTATTTTATTCTTTCTTGTTTTATTCTTTCTTGTTTTATTCTTCTTAGTTTTATAGTTTTTAGTTTTATCTTGTTGAGGTTCTTCAGTTTCTTCATATTCTTTTTTGTTTTTTTTATATATTTTTTCAGATTTTTCTTTTATTTTATTTGTAATAGTTTTCATAGTTTTATTTTCAATATTTTTCGGGTTTTCATTTTTAATTTTTCCTTTTTCAGTTATACTTGAAGTTGTATAAAATTTTTCATCAATAATTTTATTTTTTGAACTATTAATGTTAGGCATATAACGTAAAAACCATTTATGATACTCTAAACTATTTTTTTTATTTTTTAATTCTTCATATTTTTTTGTTTTTATTTCACGTATATCTTCTTTTAATTTATCTTTACCATAACAATTTACTGGAAACTTTTTTAATAATTTTCTTTTATTTAAAATGTTTTGTTCTTGAACTAAAAATAAAAAATTTGCTAAACAAAAAATTCTTTTTGTGTCATAATGTTTATCATTAAGATACATAAAAGCCAAATAATAATATATTTTAGTTTCAATAGATGCTATTTTTATTATATTATCTCCAATTTTTACTGTATTATAACTATTACATTTATCATTTGAATCATAAATATTAATGTTTACATTAATTTCATTATTTGATATTGTAACATAATAATGACTAGGTAATATATCATCTTGTGTAATTTTTTTAACAACTTTTATATTTATTTCAGAACTATTATTATTTATTTCTTTTATTTCTTTTATTTTTTTTATAGTATTTTCAGGATTTTTTGATAATATATCAATTATATAGTTATTATTATCTTTTATTACTTTGTCTCTATTTATTTTTATTCCTTTTAAAAATTTTAAATAAAACATATCAGAAAATCCTCCTAAAAACACAATATCTTCTTTATATAATAATTTTAAAATTATATCATAAATATCATCATCTTCTCTATCAATAGTATCCTCGTTATAATTATTATGAATATTTTTTATTGGATTTTTTATTGGATTTTTTATTGGATTTTTTTTAAAAAAATCTTTATTTTTATTAAATAAAATAAAATTACAATTTATATTTTCTTTATTAATAGGATAAAATTTATCTAATAATAAAAGTCGTTTAAATATTTTTTCCCATCTTGAAACATCACTTTCAGGTCTTGATAATTCATCATAAATAGACATTCTAAGAAAATTTGAGGGTGCATAATGTAATTTATCAATAACTATTGTTTTTTTTTTAATATTATTATATAACTTTTTATTCATGTTTGTTATATCAGCAACTGACATAAAATTAACAAAAACTTTGTATGTTCCTTGATGAACAGCACTTTTAGCTTCAACTTCTTTAAATCCATTATTATAATATAAATCAGCTAATTCAATAGCATCTTGTAAAGCATCACTACTAAAACAATCATAATCCGGGAATGTTGTTTTTTTATCATAAAATTGATTTTTTTCTGGTAGTATATTATTTAATGCTGTTCCACCATAAATAATTAATTTTTTTTTTTTTAAAAAATCTTCAATTATTTTAATAATTTTTTGAACAAAAACATTGTTAACTTTTTTAAAACCAATATTATTCTCAGCTTTTTCAACAGAACTACGCAAAATAGATAACTGTATTTCTTTCAAATTATTTTTAACTTTTGAATTATAGTTTAAATATTTCATTTTAATATATCATTATATTTTTTTCTATTGTTATATTCTATTGTTATATTCTATTGTTGCATTCTATTGTTATATTCTGTTGTTATATGTTAAAGTTATAATAATCTGTTGTAATAGTTCTTGTTTCATAACTTAGTTTAGGATTTGGTGGTTCAGGTTCTGGTATAGTTATTGGAATATATCTTAAAATCTCGGGTTTTAAAACAAAAGCATAAGTATAAGAGTCAAAAAATAGTTCATTTTCTTCTAAAAAAGAATCAGGAGTTTGATAAATCATACAAATTAACTGACAACCACAAGAACGTACAAGAATACCACTTATATTTGAAGGTGAAGAACCATTATCAGGCATAGCAATTGTCATATTTTGTTTATTGTATTCAGTGAGTTCACTAATATCAGGTGAATATTGAATATTATAATAAGTTAAAGCTCTCATAAATAAAGAATTGCTTGTCATATTTACATATTCATAAAAGTTTTTTGATTTTAAAAATGTTGGATTATTCATATCAACTATAATAATTATTTTATTTAATAAATTCATCAAAGGTGTATTACCAAAGTTGGTTTTATTATTTTCGTAACTATATTCTTTTCCAAGTAACTTATCATTGAACTTTTCAAGTATTTTACTCATATTTTCATACATATTTATATTTGAACTTTTAAAACGTAAGTGTAAAATAATTGGATCTGTTGGATTAGGACAAGATCCAATATCAAAAGCACTAAAACTAATAATGTTTATTACATCATTAAATGGGATAGAATTAAATGTTTCTTTTACAAAATAGTTATCTGTAGTTGAAGAAGCAACAACAGGATCATCATCAATAGAAAAAATTTCTAAGTCTAAACCTCTAACACCTTGTTTTATTATATCTTTTAAAACACAAGTAGAAACAAAATCATTTGAGTAAGCACCACCATTACAACAATTATATGCTGATTTAATATAATAATCTTTAAATGTATAGTTACATAGCGGATCATCAGTTTTCAATGATCGTAAGTTATTATTTATCTTAGAATAAGATTTATCAAACACTTTACATTCATTTGATTGTAAGTTGCGTATATATACTAACCAATATAAAGAAAAAAATAACAAGATAAAAATAATTAAAACAGTAAAAATATAAGCAGTTAAATTATTATTCCAATTTTTTATGTTTTGAATGTTTTGAATAAAAGTATTCATTTAATTATATTATAATAATATTTAATTAAACAAGAAATATTAATATTTAAAATGAAATAATAATAATAAAATATATATAATTTAATATGCCTGGAGGTTTAATGAACTTAGTTTCAGAAGGTCAAGGAAATGTAATATTAAATGGAAATCCTACAAAAACCTTTTTCAAAACTACTTATGCTAAATATACAAATTTCGGTATTCAAAAATTTAGAATTGATTACGAAGGTTCTAAGTCACTTCGTCTTTCAGAAGAGTCAACTTTTGACTTTAAAATATTAAGATATGCTGACTTATTAATGGATACATATATTTCTGTAACACTTCCAGATATTTGGTCTCCAATTGTTCCTCCACCAAAAAATCCAGGTAAATGGGAACCTTATGAGTTCAAATGGATAGAAAATTTAGGTTTTAAAATGATTTCAAAACTTGTTATAACTTGTGGTAATCAAAAATTATTTCAATGTTCTGGTGATTATTTGTTAGCTTCAGCTGAAAGAGATATGGCTCTAGCTAAATTTACTCTTGTAAACTATATGACAGGAAATATACCTCAATATACTGATCCTGCTTCATACGGAATGAATAAAGGAAATTATCCTAATGCTTATTATTATGATAGTTCAACTACTCCTGAACCATCAATAAGAGGTAGAGTTATTTATATTCCATTAAATGTTTGGTTTGTTTTAAATTCAACTATGGCTTTTCCATTAGTTAGTTTACAATATAATGAATTACATATTTATGTCACATTTAGACCAATTAATCAACTATTTACAATTCGTGATGTTTATGATTCTGAAAATAATTATCCAAGAGTAGCTCCTGATTTCAATACATATTATATGCAAATGTATAGATTTTTACAACCACCACCTGATACAACATTAGGTATAAATTCATATACTGATAAAAGAAGTATATGGAATACAGATGTTAATTTAGTTTGTTCATATTGTTTTTTATCAAATGAAGAACAAAGAGTATTTGCTTTAAAAGAACAAAATTATTTAATCAAACAAGTTAATGAAACAATACATTATAATGTCACAGGTTCAAATAAAATAGATTTAAATTCTACATCAGGTATGGTTATTTCTTGGATGTTTTATTTTCAAAGAAGTGATGTTAATTTAAGAAATGAATGGAGTAATTATACTAATTTTCCTTATAGTTCTCCTCCTAATTTTATATCACCCGCACCTGTTGTTGGAAGTGAACCATTTTATTTCTTAGATAGTTCAACTACTTCAAGTATAGGACCTGGTATTAATACAAATAACACATTAACTAATCTTTTTATTACAAAAACTTATAGTATAGAAAATACAAAAGAGATATTAATTGATTTGTCTATTTTATTTGATGGTGAATATAGAGAAAATACACAACCTTCAGGTATTTATAATTATTTAGAAAAATATATTAAAACACCTAGTTTTATTGCTGGAAGTTTAGGATTATATTGTTATAATTTTAATTTAGAAACCGCCTCTATATCTCCAAATGGTGCTATTAATATAAGTCGTTTTAATAATATTCAATTTGAGTTTAATACTATCATTCCACCCCTTGACTTATTAGCTCAATCTATGGATATTTGTGATCCTTCAACAGGTCAAGTAATAGGAGTAAATAAACCTTATTGGAATATTTATCAATATAATTTCAATATTTATTTATTTGAAGAAAAATATAATATTCTTAAATTTTCTGGTGGTAATGCTGGACTTTTATGGGCATATTAATATTATAAATACGCATTACTTGCTAATGGACCTTCATCTAAGAAAAGTCCTGTTACTGTATCTCTTTTAGGATATTGAATAGTATATTTTTTATCTTCGGGTTTTGGATCCCATATGAATGATGAGTTATCTTTATTTATTTTTGTACCTAAGTTTGCTACTTCATTAAATAAAAATGGACCAAAATATATTGGAGGTGGTCCTACATTTTTATTTTTTATATCATAAAATTTTGCCTGACTTCCTATATCTGTTGTTATTTTTGAATATTGGGGAACTAAAAAACTATATTTTCCAGCATTATTATTTCCTCTTATATTTTTATTATTATTATTTTTTTCATACATTTTATTCGGTATATTACAACCATAACAATCTGTATCACTTGTACATTGTTCTCCTGTTATATAACATTTTGATTGACTTGAACACATATTGTTACAAGTATATGTTGTTGTTAGTGGTAAATCAACAGTATGTGAATACTTTGAATTATTGTTATTAAAATTTTCTTTTTTCACAACCAATAAATAATGAAAAAAACAAATACATAATAATAATAAAATTACATAACTTAAAATTGTATTTTTTCTAAGAAAAAACATATAAATTGTATTTTTTTTCATATAATATATATATTGATTTAATAAAGTATTCTAATTATATTTATTTATATTTATTTATAATAAGAATGGATCAAACTTACATAAACAGTAAAACATCAAGTCAAGAAAAAGAACCCAATTATACAACATTTTATTCACAAATATTTTATGTAATTTTAAGTATAATTATTTCAATAGTCATAGCTTCAATTTTTCTTTATATGACTAAGATTTCACAAACAAATATTATACCGATTATTATAAATATCTTATATACAGGTAAAGACAAAGATATAAATGAAGATACAAAAGAACATATAAACAAAGTAATAGATGTAAATATTGTAAAACAATATAGTGATTTTTTGGGAAAACTTGGATTTGGTTTTTTATCGTCTAAAAAACCTGATGTTTATACAACCAAAGTTTTATTTGATGAAAATATAGAAAACATAACTGAAAAATTAAAATTTTTATTGAATTTAAAAAAGAAAGTTTATGGAAAAAATATAACGCAACAAGAGTATAATAAATTAAAAGAAGAACAAAAAGAAAAACCAAAAAATGATGATAAAGATAAAAAAAATAATAGTCAAAATCAAGAAGAAAAACAACCAACTAATAGTGATAAAAACACCTTTATTTTTTGGTATATGTATAATATTATTTATCAAACTTTATCAACCAGTTTATGGGGAGTTAATAGTTTATTTAGTTTATTGGGAAACTACTTATCAGAAAGTATTATTTTAATTCTTTTTTCATTTTTTTCTGCAACATTTGTAATATTATTTTTTATTATTGTATTATTTTTAACAGTTTTTTATAGTATAGTTAACTTTTTAAAAATATATGATTCAAGAATACCTGGAATTAAACCAGACACCGAAAACAAAAAAAATACAAAAACAGAAGAAAATAAAGAAACAATGTTTAAATTTGATTTTAGTAATTTTTCAAAAATATTTACTTATCCAAACTTATTTTTATTATTTATGATTTTTTCAGGTATTTTTTTTATTATTGGAATTTCTATATTTAACTTTTTTTATATTATTTATATTTTTTTAAGTAATACTGGAACAATATTTACCAAAGATAAAACCCAAGATAACCCTCAAAAATTTAATTTTATTGATTTATGTAAATCAACTTTCAAATATAAAAGTCAAGTTATAATGTTATTATTTTCATATAAATTATACAATGATGTCATTACAAATCTTGGAGATACATATGTTTGGTCTTTTTTTATTGCTCTATTATTATTTTTAATATTTACAAATGTATTTAGTTCTTATACATATAATCCTGTTAATGATACAAATTTAACAAGTGGATTTTCTAATCAAGAAAAATTACCCGAATCAACTTTACCACAAAATCTCAAAACATCTGAAACAACTTCACCTGAAACAACTTCAACAGATACAACTCAAGAAAAAACATCTGATACAATTCAAGAAAATTTACCCAAAACACCTGAAACATCTGAAACACCTGAAACACCTGAAACAAATTTACCACAAACTAATGAAAGTTTATCCCAAAAAACTACGGGAGGAAAAGTATTAAAAACACAAGGAGGTAAAAATATAAAACATTTTGTAAAACATTTAAATTGTTATCAATAATAGTTATATATTTTTAGATATAAAAATTTTATCAAAATACCATTTATGTTTTGAAGCATCATTATATCCATTTTTATATAAATCATTAAAGTTTAAACTATTTTTTTTAACTAATGAAACCATAACTTTTAAATTTTTTAATATATTTTTTGTTTCACTTATTATATTTTCTTTGTTATTTTCTTTGTTATTTTCTTTATTATTTTTTATTGTATTAAATAAGTTAGGTGTAATATTTAAAACAGGTTTAGAAGTATTCAGATATGGATATGAACTAAAACCACCATCAAAATTATACATATTATAATATTTATTAGAAAAAAAACCTGAAGTAACAAATGGAATATGAGAACTTGCTATACAAGCATTAATAGCATCTTCTAAACTATTAAAATCAGTAAAAATATTTGTAAGAATTTTAAAATTTTTAATAGTTGTTATACCAACAAATAATTTATGTAAATCAAAATCACTGTCATTAAAGTTATTTAACAGTTTATATTTTAAACTATATTCAAGTTCAATAATTGAATCAACATTACTTATATTTTTACACATAATTTTATCAAATAAAATTTTCATATCATTTTTATAACAAAGAGATAATGAAATCCACGAACCAGCAGAAGCACCTGTAAAAATATAATTTGTTAAGTTATAATTATCTTTTATAAATGAAACAATACCAAACAAATAAAAACCATAAAATCCACCTGGTGATATAGTAATAATTTTTTTATCAATAATATTTGTATTATTAATTAAAAATAATTTTTCATTTTTATAAACTGTATTTTGTTTTATGTTTATTATTGTATTTAAAGGATTGTTAATTTTCATTAAATTTTTTGTAATAAATAAACAACTATTAATATTTATTAATAAATAAAATGTTAATAAATTAAAAAATAACATTTTTATATAATTTATTATTATTTTTTTAGATATTAATTTAAAAAATAGATTAATTAATTATTAATATGACAAATATTTTATCAAAAATAAAATCTTTATCTTTTGTTTCTATTTGTACTATTACATTTAATAGAAGACCATTTATTAAATACTTGAAAGAAAGTATAAAACAACAAACATATCAAGGTGATATTGAATGGATAATAATAGATGATGGAACAGATAAAATTGAAGATTTAGTACAAGACATTGATTTTGTTAAAGTAAGATATTTTAAATATGATAATAAAATGACTATAAGTAAAAAAAGAAATTTGTCAAACTCTTTATCACAAGGTGATATAATTATATACTTTGACGATGATGATTATTATCCTCCTGAAAGAATTGAACATGCTGTTACTAGTTTAAATAATAATCCTGATTATTTGATAGCAGGTTGTAATACAATGTATATTTATTTTAAGGATACTAAAAATATGTATAGTTTTGGACCTTATGGTAAATATCATTCAACAGCAGCTTCTTTTGCTTTTAAAAAAGAGTTATTAAATATGACTAACTTTAATGACCAAGATTGTTTATCAGAAGAAAAGTTTTTTTTAAAAAATTATACAATTCCATTAATTCAACTAAATCCTCTTAAAACTATTTTGGTTTTTCGTCATATTCATAATTCTTTTGATAAAAATGAATTATTAAATAAAAATGTAAATTCATTAAGTAAATTAACAACAGACATAAAAATTAATTCATTTATGAAAGATAAAGAATTGATAAAGTTTTATACAGAAGATTTAGATAACTTATTATTACCATACTGTCAAGGTGAAGTTTCTAATAAACCTGATATTGTTGAATCAATCAAAAAAACAAATAACCTAAGAAAAAAAATATCAGAAACACAAAATTATAAAAATGATAATGATAAAATAATTTATGATAAAAAATATGTTGATGATTTAAAAGAACATTATGAAAATATAATAAAAAATAAAAATATGTTGATTAACAATTTACTTTTAAAAATAAAAGAATTAAAATAACTTAAAACCTTGATAATATTATATTTTAATAATGGAAGAGTATGAAGATTTAATTAATTTAGTTTATGATGATGATGAAAATAAAAATAAAACTTCTCATAACATACGCGATAATTTGGTATCATATAAAAAAAATGTATTTTTTAATAATGAAAAAAGATATAAAAATGTTAAAATAGAGTTTTATACAACAAAACATAGAGGTTGTAACATAATAAATGCTTATACAGGAGAAAAAACAATTTATAAAGTAGGTTCAAAGTATGAAGATTTATTTTTTGTTGTTTCTAATCCAGTAAATAATTCTAAAATAATGAAAAATAATGAAACAAAACTATACTATGATAGTCCTGAAGTTTATGAAAGAAATCATTACATTGTTTTAAGTAATGAAGTTAAAAATAAATGGTATGAAAAATATAAAAAGTTTACAGAAAATAAAAATATATATATATAATATAATGTTTAAAACAAGTAGTAAAAATAAAAAAATGGTTATAAGTGAAAGTCCAAGTTCAAGAAAAACAAATAGTAAAAGTCCAAGTTCAAGAAAAACGAATAGTAGAACTCAAAGTTCAAGAAAAACGAATAGTAGAACTCAAAGTTCATCAAATTATCTGAAAAAAATACCTTTAAAAAATTTAAGATCACGAAGATTACAAAAAAATATAAAAACTCAAAAATCAAAGAGACAAAATGAAATAAATAAAAGACGAATAAAAAATGATATGTATAAATCCTTTAATAGAAGGAATAAAAAAAGAATTAACACTAAAAAAAATTTAAGCAGTTCAAAAAGTTTAGGAAGTCAAAACATTACAAGTAATAATGGTATTACAAATAACATAAATTTACAATCAGGAAAAGTTCATTATATTGTTGCTGTACATGGAAATACACGTGTCGATAAAAAAGTTATAATTCCAAAATATAATAATACACCTTTTTCAATAAAACTATATATACAAAAAGGTAATATTTTAGTTTATGAAGATATGGAAAAAGAAGCGGGAAATATATGTAATAATAGTGAAAAAGTATCAGTTTTTAAAGAAATATTAAAAAGTGGTGATGAGGTAGAAGATATGGATCTAGAAAATGATATACCAAATAAGTTTGGTGTATATGTTTGTCAAAATGACTCTATTATTAAATATATACCTTTAAATTTTGAAATAACTAATTTATTAGGTTTGATAAGTGTAATTTTTGACATAAATAATAAAGAAAATAATAGTCGTAGTTTTAAAATGTCATTATTAAGTTGTAGAGGTTATGAAACCAAAGAAAAGAAAGAACAACATTATGAATTTATAGAAAAAATTGATCCAAATGTAGAATTATCGACTTCATTAAAAGATATGAATTTATTTAAATCACTTAAAAAATGGAAATTTACAGAAGATCAATATTTTAAATTTAAACCTGTTGAATGCAGTATTGATAAATCAAAACAATATGGTTGTGCTTTACAAACACTTTTATTTTTAGGGGAAATAGAAGAAACAAAGGAACTTAAAGATGAAATATTTAATGTAAGTAAAAATAGAAAACCAACAGCACAAAGAATAATAACAATATTAAATAATAAATATAATAGTTTATATGATACTATGTTAGATGAAAACTATACATATAAAACATTCCCAGTATCATTAGGTGAAACCAGGCAAGGATATAGATATTTTATAAGTGACGGAATACGCCTTATTTGTAATAGTTTAAAAAATTATGAAGCAACTTTGATAAAATTAAATAGAGCTAAGAGTAATGTAAGTCATGTAGTTTGTTTATTAAAAAAGGATAATATTTGTAGATTTGTTGATCCCCAACAAGTTCTGGAATATCAAATAGAGGATTTTACAGATTTTGCAATGAGTATGAATGTTTCTTCATTCTCAGTTTTGTTTGAAAAAGATCCTGATTTTAAAAGATAAACATCTATAATGTAAAAAAATGTAAAAATAATAATATAATAATATAATATTATAATAATATAAAAAAATGAAACTATAATATTATAATATTAATAATATAAACTGATTGAAATAATGACAGAAACAATGACAGAAACAAATCAAAACTTAAGTGCTAAATATCAAATGAAAACGGATAAGCAACATATTCTGGATAATCCAGGAATGTATATTGGTTCAACCCAGAATACAGAATGTGATATGTGGATTTTAAGTAAAACAGAAACAGAAACAGAAAATGAAAGAAATTTTATAAATAAAAAAATAACATTTATTCCTGCTTTATTAAAATTATTTGATGAATGTATTATTAATTCAAGAGATCATGTTGTTAGAATGCTTCAAATGATTTCATTACCATCTTGTCATCAAGTAACTCATATTGAAGTTTCAATTGATGAAACAGGAATGATTACAATAATGAATGATGGTAATGGTATTGATATAGCAAAACATGAAGAACATAATATGTGGATTCCTGAAATGATATTTGCTCATTTAAGGTCATCAACAAATTATGATACAAATGAAAAAAAAATAACAGGTGGATTAAATGGGTTAGGAATAAAACTTGTTTTTATATGGTCTTTGTATGGTAAATTGGAAACTGTTGACCATACAAGAGGATTAAAATATACTCAAGAGTTTAAAAATAATTTAGATGAAAAATGTGTTCCTATAATTACTAAAACAAAAGTAAAACCTTATACCAAAATTATGTTTCGTCCTGATTATAAACGTTTTGGTATTAATGAATTAAGTGAAGATATGTTATCATTATTTAAAAAACGTGTTTATGATATAGGTGCTGTAACAAATAAAGTTGTTAAAGTAAAATATAATGGTTTAAATATTCCAATAAGAAATTTTAAAAGTTATATTGAAATGTATATACCTGATAAAAGTAAAATAATTTATGAAGAAGTAAATGATAGATGGGAATATGGAGTATCATTATGTTTAAATAATGAGTTTTCTCAAATATCATTTGTAAATGGAATTAATACATATAATGGAGGAAAGCATGTAGAATATATTTTAAATCAAATAACAAAAAAGTTGGTGGAATATATTGAAAAAAAGAAAAAAATAAAAGTAAATACTTCAAGTCTTAAAGAACAATTGATTCTTTTTATTAATTGTTCAATTGAAAATCCTTCATTTAATAGTCAAAATAAAGATTGTTTAACAACAAATGTTTCTAACTTTGGTTCAACATGTGTTGTTAGTGATAAAATAATTGAAAAAATAGCTAAAATGGGTATAATGGAAACAGCTTGTGCTTTAACAAATATAAAAGAAGAAAATAAAATAGCAAAAAAAACAGACGGAGTAAAAAGTCGTAGTGTTAGAGGAATACCCAAGTTAATTGATGCAAATTGGGCTGGAACAGAAAAAAGCGATAAATGTATGTTAATTTTATGTGAAGGAGATTCAGCAAAAGCAGGTGTTGTTTCTGGTTTAACAAGTAGTGATAAAGATTATATAGGAATATATCCTTTAAAAGGAAAATTATTAAATGTTAGAGGAGAAAACAATTCTAAAATAGCTGAAAACAAAGAAATAATTGATATAAAAAAAATATTAGGTCTTGAAAATGGAAAAAATTATGAAACAATAAATGATATAAATAAACATCTAAGATATAGTAAAATCTTAATCATTTGTGATCAAGATGTTGATGGAAGTCATATTAAAGGTTTAATTATTAATTTATTTCATAATAGTTGGTGTAGTTTATTAAATATACCTGGATTTATTAGTTTTATGAATACACCTATTTTAAAAGCAAAAAAAAATAATCAGGAATTATTATTTTATAATGAAGGAGAATATAATAAATGGAAAACAGAAACAAATACAAATAACTGGATTATTAAATATTATAAAGGTTTAGGAACAAGCACAGGAAAAGAATTTAAAGAATATTTTCAAAATAAAAAAATTGTTGGTTTTGAATATGTTGAAGGTTCAGATGATGTTATAGATATGGTTTTTAATAAAAAAAGAGCAAATAATAGAAAAGAATGGTTGTCTTCTTATGATAGAACTAATTTCTTAGATACAAGTGAACAATTAATTTCATATAAAGATTTTATTAATAAAGAATTAATACATTTTTCAAAATATGATTGTGATAGAAGTATACCTAATTTAATTGATGGGTTTAAAACAAGTCAAAGAAAAATTTTATATAGTGCTTTTAAAAGAAATCTAACAAGTGAAATTAAAGTAGCACAATTTAGTGGTTATGTTTCAGAACATAGTAATTATCATCATGGTGAAGCTTCTTTAAATGGAGCAATTATTGGAATGGCTCAAAACTTTATAGGAAGTAATAATATTAATTTATTAGTACCAAATGGACAATTTGGTTCAAGAATATGTGGAGGTTCAGATCATGCTTCTGAAAGATATATTTTTACATTGTTAAATAAAATAACAAAAAATATATTTAATCCATTAGATAATCATATTTTAGACTATTTAAATGATGATGGAACAATTGTTGAACCCATTTATTATATTCCAATTGTTCCTATGATATTAGTTAATGGTGCAAAAGGAATAGGTACTGGTTTTAGTACAGAGATTTTATGTTACAATCTTTTAGACATTATTAATTATTTAAAAAATAAACTTAATAACCAAGAAAACAATATTATATTTAATCCTTATTATGAAGGATTTACAGGTTTAATACAATCAATAGATGAAAATAATAAAAAATATATATTTAAAGGTGTTTATGAAATAATTGATAATGATACAATACGTGTTACAGAATTACCATTAGGATTTTGGATTAATGATTTTAAGGTTTTATTAGAAAGTTTATGTGATACATCAGGAAAAGATGGAAAAAAAATAATACCTTTAATAAAAGATTTTTGTGATAATTGTACTGATACTATTATAGATATTACAATAACTTTTCAAAAAAATAAACTTAAAGAATTATTAACTACAAAATGCGATTATGATTGTAATGGTTTGGAAAAATTATTAAAACTTTACAATACAAACACAATAACAAACATGCATTTATTTGATGCTAATGACAAATTAAAAAAATACGATAATGTTGAAAATATAATTGATGACTATTATGATGTGAGATTAGAAATGTATGAAAAACGTAAATCTTATATTATTTTTAATTTAGAAAAAGAGTTACTTATTTTAAATAATAAAGTTAAATATATTCAAGAAATACTTGATTCTACAATAGATTTAAGAAGAAAAAAAAATATTGAAATCTTTAAAGTTTTAGAAGAAAAAAATTATGATAAAATAAATGATGATTATAATTATTTAATAAAAATGCCAATGGATTCAGTTAATGATGAAAATGTTAATAAATTAAATAATGAATATTTAAAAAAAAGTTCAGAACTTGAAAATATTAAAAATACAACTATTTATCAAATGTGGTTAAATGAATTAGAAATGTTAGAAATTGAATATAATAACTATGTATTAGAAAGAAATACAAACAACTTAAAAAATAACCAAATTAAACAAAATATTAAAAAAAAAATAATAAAAAAAAAAGATAATAAAGTTGAAGATAGTTTAGAAAATATAAATGAAAAATGTCAAAATAATGTAAAAATATCTAATAATGTTATATCATTTAATAAAGATGAAACAAAAGAAAATAAAATAAAAGAAACCAAAATAATAAAAAAAAATATAAATCAAAAATCTAAAGATAAATTGGTAATATTGAATATTGAAGATGAAATAAAAGAAAACAAAATAAATGAAAACAAAATAAATGAAAATAAAATAAATGAAAATAAAATAATAAAAAAAAATATAAATCAAAAATCTAAAGATAAATTGGTAATATTGAATATTGAAGATGAAACTAAGAAAAAGAAAATAGTTAAAAAAATTGAGGATTCTTTAGAAAATGAAAATAGTTTAGAAAAAATAAATAAAGATTTAATAAAGAAAAAGAAAAAAGTTAAAAAAACTGAGGATTGTTTAGAAAAATAATTAAAACCACGGTTTTAATATAAGTTCTTTATCATTACTTTTAGCAAAAACAGGACGTTCTATTGGAACAACAAGTGTTGAAGCATCTCTTAAATATTGCATATATCCAATTGCTTCTGAATATATTTTATCAACACAATAAATAATAATAATTTTATTTAATTCTTGTACTTGTCCTTGTATATTATAAGATAAATTTTTACTATTTTGTAAAAAAATACTTCTCATAATCATTTTTAAATCATCACTTGATTGTTCACCAATAATATATTGTTTATTTGATTTATCATAAACACCTTTTCTAATAGCATTTTGAATAATTTGTATATTTTCTCTTGAAAAAAAAACTTTTGATAAAACAGTATCATTCCAAATACCTTGCGTAGCATTTAAATATGTAGAAGTTTGTTTTGCGGGTATTTTGTCATATAAACTAAAGACATTACAATTTTTAGGAGGATTAAAAATGTCAACTCTTCCATTATTATTTTTTTCCATTATATTAATAATAAAATAAAAAAATATTTAATTAATTTATAATGGCGACATTTAATATATTTTTAGATTTTGTATTTTTGTTAAAAATTATTGTGGGTATTGTTTTTTTAATACTAATTGTTAGTTTGTTTATGTTTGTTAGAACAATCAATTCTTCTTTTCAAAAATACTTAATTATTTTTGCTTTAGTTATTTTTATTATATGTTTGTTTATTTTTGGTGGTCTTATTCAAAATTTTACATCTAAAAATATTAAATGGCCTCCTGACTATACAGAATGTCCTGACTATTTTGATGTAGTAAGTTCAACAGATAAAGGTTCAGTTTGTAATAATCGTCATAAATTAGGGAACTCACAGTGTTATGGAGAAACTGACTTTACTGGTTATATATTTCAAGGATCATCAGGGATATGTAACAAATATAAGTGGGCAAATAATTGTAATGTTAGTTGGGATGGAATTACATATGGTGTTGATAATCCTTGTTCTTCTTAATATTTTTTGTTAACTAAGAAAATTACAAAATTAAGATTATAGAATTATAAAATTATATAAATATATAATATTATAAAATACATTATGGAGAAGTTACCAATTGAGATACAAAAATATATATTTTTGTATATAGACCATAATACATTAATATGGATAAATAAAGATTACTATAAAAAATATCATAAACTTTTATTAAAATCATCAAATATAATAAAAAATAAAAATCAATATTCATTTATAAGACATTTAATAAAAAAAGATTATGCTTTTGTTTTTGAAGAAAATTTATTAGAAAATTTCAATAAATGGATTTTAAAAAAAAAAATATATCATGGATATTTAATTTATGCTAATTATATTTATTTTTTATTAAACTATTGTATTGAAGAAAATTCACCTAAATGTAAAAATATATTAGTTGAAACTATGAAATCAAAAGGTTTATATAATAATATAAAAAATAAACAAATTTATAAAGTAATAAGATATAAATAATATTATAAGATATAAATAATATTATAAGTAAATAATATACAAATAAAAACAATATACAAAGTATGGATAAAATAAATTTAAATAAAATATGTAATAGAACAAAAGAAGAAAATGATATAATCAATTTTTTAAATAACTTTGATAGTTCTAATAATTCAAATAATTCAAATAATTCAAATAATTCAAATAATTCAAATAATTTAAATCAATTAAATAAAATTAATGATAAAAATAAAAAAGGGATATATATTTATGGTGAAACAGGTAGTGGTAAAACAACTTTTATTTTAAACATATTAAAAAACAATAACTATGATCCAATATATTATAATTCTTGTGATATTAAAAATAAAAATATTATTGAAACAATTACAAAATGTAACATGTCTGATAAAAGTATTTTAACTTTATTAAATAAAAAAATCATAAGACCTGTTGTTGTTATTGATGAAATTGATGGATTACTTCTTAGTGATAAAGGAATTATTAGTTCTCTTGTTAAGTTGATAAGACCTAAAAAAACAAAAAAACAACAAAAAGAAGACAAGTCTTTAAATCCAATAATATGTATTGGTAATTATAGTAATGATAAAAAAATTAAAGAAATTATGAAAGTTTGTTTTTGTGTTGAATTGAAAAAAATCACAAATGAACAAATAAATATAATTATTGACTTTGTTATCCCAAATCTTAATAGCAAACTAAAAATGAATATATTAAATTATACTGACAGCAATCTAAGAAAATTTGTAAACATATATGAAATATATAAACACGACAAAACAATTTTAAATGACAATAAATTATTTGATACTATATTAAATTATAAATCATATAACTATAATATAAATAATACAATAATAAAACTATTAAATAATAAATATAGTTTTTCAGAACATTTAAATTTAATGAATGAAACAGATAGAACTATTATAGGTTTAAATTTTCACGAAAATATAATTGATTATTTAGATAATAAAGAAAATAAAATAACTATTCCATTCTATATTGAATTTCTTGAAAACATATGTTTTGCTGATTATATTGATAGAATAACATTTCAAAAACAAATATGGGAATTTAATGAAATGTCATCTTTAATTAAAACATTAAAAAATAATAAATTATTTCATGAAAAAATAAAAAATAATTACATATATAATTCTTCTTCATATGTTAATAAAGAATTACTAAATAACAATGATGTTCGTTTTACTAAAGTTTTAACTAAATATTCTTCTGAATATAATAATTCAATTTTTATACAAAATTTATGTCGTCAGTTTATGATGGATAAAAAAGATTTATTTTCCTTTTTTTCTTTTTTAAAGTTAAAATATAACTCAGATATTAATGAAATATTTAAGTTATTTGAAAATTATGAAATAACAAAACTGGAAGTTAATCGTATGTTTAAGTATATTGACATATCAATTAAAGATGAAATCTTGAATGATGAAAACACATTTTTTTTTGATAATATAATTTATAATTAATTTTCATTTTATTTTTTTTATTTTTTTATTTTTTTTTAATTAATAATGATAATGTTAATTTCAATTTATTTAATATTTTACTCTTATAATGAGTTACTGTTCCATTATTTATGTTATTAAAATTAAAATATTTATTTATATTTTTTTCAATTAAATTTATTTTACGATTTTCAGAATAATTATCATCAATAAGTCTTTCTAATATAGAATAATATTTATTTTGTTCTGATATTTTTTCTCTTAACATTTTTTCTCTTAATATGTTTTCTCTTAATATGTTTTCTCTTAATATGTTTTCTCTTAATATGTTTTGTTTATTATTTTTAATTATATTATCAAATCTTTCAATATTATTATTTTCATAAATACAAAAATAAGATTTATTATAATGACGTAAATAAAGAAATAAAGGAATAAAAAAAAAATACATTTAATATTAATATAAGTTATATATTGTATTTATTTTTAAATAAAAACAAAACAATGTTATTATATATATGAATATACTCCCATATGATATTATAAAAAAAATATTTAGTTTTATAAATGAAGAAAAAAATTTATGGTTATTGGATGTTGTAATATCTAAAAATAAAAAAATGAATATTATAAATATATTAAACATTAAAAGTGATATTTTAAATATAATTTCAAATGGAATTGTTAATAAAAATAAATATATGAATAAAAAAAATAAAGAATATTTAAGATATAAAAATTATTTAGAACAAAATTATTTTTTAGTTGATTTTAAAAGTTTAATTTATGGATCATTTTATTTAAAAAATGTTATTGAAGTTGTTGAAACTTTAGATTTTTTAGAAGCATACAGTTATTTATCATAATATATTTATTATAAAGTTAATATAAAGTTAATATAAAGTTAATATAAAGTTAATATAAAAATATAATTTAATTTAAATTGTTCAATTTACTTGATATTGATTTGTGTAATTTGTATTTGTAGAAGGAGTAAATCCCTCTGAAACTGGAGTTTTTGATGAAGTTATATTCAAAAATACAAAGTTTTGATATGATTTTTTAACTAAGTTTGGGTTTTGATTACATTGTGTTTGATAATTATACCAAAAATTTCTTGTATTTCCTATTGAAGATGGAGTTCCTGCTTTCATAGGACCACTAAAAGTATGATTATCAATAGAGTTTATATAAGATTGAATACATCTAATTCTTTTTGGTCTTCCAGCCATATATAATATTTTTATTTTTATTTAATTAATAAAAATATTAAAAAATAATTTATGATATTTTTCTTGTTGGTATTTCACTTTCAACAATATAAATACTATTTTCAGTAATTATAATAAAGTTATTATTACTTTTATAAAATTTTTGTATTGGTGAAGTGTATTCATCTGCTGATTTAACTAATAATTTTTCACCAGTATCCTTAATACCAATTAAACATTTTTTTTCTAAACTACAAGTCCAATAATCTAACATAATAGCTTTATCTTCAACAATAGCAAGACGACAAGCATGTTGTAAAGTAGTATCATCAGGTAATTTATAGTTAGATTGGGTAGAAGTTGGAGAGTTATTTGTTTTACTTGACGTATAAGGTGTTAAACTTTTATTTTCTAAAGAAGCCATAATATATATTTCTATTTATAAAATCTTTAAATACTTATATTTGATTAAATATATAATTAGTTTTAAATAAAAGTTAAGTTTTTTTAACAAAAATAATTTTTTTTCTTATTTTTTTATTTTTATTTTTATTTTTAGTATTATTTGTATTTTCTTTTATAAATATTTTTGGTAATTCTTTTATTAACATATTTTTAATAAAAGTATATACTTTTCTTATAACTGGTTCTTGACATTTTCCTGAAATTAAAACACTTCCAGTCCTAAAAATCATAAATGATATAATTACATCATTTTCCGATTTTTTATTTTCTTTAATTGTCATATTATTTGTTTGATGTCCTGACATATCTTCTGAAATATAATTGTAATAAAACTTACACTGAAGACCAGGATAAGAACATGGATCATAAATACATTGTATATTATATTTATATTTCAATATATGGTATAAAGCTTCTTGATTTATAAAAAACCCACAAGTGAAATCTGAGTTTATTAATACTATTTCATTTTTCTTAGTATAATCTAAATTATCATTTATTAAAGGTCTTAATAATAATAAAATAAAATCTAATATTTCATCATAAACATTATCATCTTGTATTCCTGGTATTTCTATTTTACCTGTATTGAAAAACTTTGTATGAAATTCTTTAAAATTATCTTTTACTTTATATCGTATTATTAAAACTAAACAATTATAAAATGCTCCTTTTTCTTTACTACGAAAACTTAATATATCTTTTGTTGATAAACCTACTGAAACCTTACGTATATCTTTAAATTTAACTCTTCCTGTTGGATTTTTTATATTTTTAAGTATTTTTTCTTCATAATATTCAATATTTTTTAACCTAACTTGTAAATCTAATAATTCTTCTTCTGTTTTACAACTATATTTAATTTGTTTTTTAATTATACCATTTTTTGCTTCATTATATTGTATAATATTAATATTCCAAAATAACTCTTTCAAGTCTATTTCATTATTTAAATAAGCAATTTTTGATTTTGTTGATATATATAAATCACTCGTTTTATCATTTTTTATATCCTCTTCTAAAATAGAAGAACTAAATAAACTATTTAAATCATTTATTTTATCTTCTTCATTTTTTTCTCTTTCTTCTTCCTCATTTTCTTTTAATCCATAAAGCAAAGCATCTTCTTCTTCTTCATCACTTTCTGAATAAACAGATATAGCATTATTATTATTATCATCATTATTTGTTATATTATATAAAAACTCATCCCATTTATTATCTATTTCCATTTTTCTTTATTACATTTAATTACATTTATATATATTTAAATCATTTTTATTTATAATGACTTTTACAATATTATTCTATTTTTTATTTATCATTTTTAAAAATTCTACAAAACTTAATATAAAATAATTAATATTATAAACATATTTACATTCATTTATATGAATTGTATTATTAACAATATTTAAAAAATCACTATCAATTATATCTATTTCACAATTACTTTCACAATTACTTTCACAATTATTTTCAGAACTATTTTGATAGTAACTTGTTAATAAATAATTTATAAACTCATTTAATACTGACTTTTTATTAATATTTAAATTTAAACTTATTTTTTCTATATACATATTTATTTCAAGTAAACCCTTATTTATTTTTTTATTGTTATTATCATTTGTTATTTTTGATAACTCTATTATTTTTTTATATAATTCTTCAAATATTTTTTCATTTATAAAAACTTCATCAATATTTATTGTTTCATTTATTTTTGACTGAATAAAATTAATCATACTTCTTATATCATAAACAAACTTTTTTTGTATTAAACATAATGTTTCTATTTTCATATTTAAATTTTCACTCACATTTATTTTATTTAAAAATGTTATAATATCATTTTTATTTAACTGATTGAAACGAAGACATAAAAACTCATTTTTTAAACTTTCATCTATTTTTGATATGTAATTACATATTAAACAAAATCTTACATTTTTATAGTAATTTTGTAATAAATGTTTTAATGCTTGTTGAGCATTTTTTGTCATATAATCACATTCATCTAAAATCACAAATTTCATTCCATTCAAAAATAAACTATTTGATGATACAAAATTTAATATTTGTGTTCTTATTATATCAACACCTCTATCATCACTAGCATTTAAATGTATAATAAGTTCTTTATGTTCTTGTAAATGTTTAATTTGATATGCTTTAATTAAATTAATTATTGCTGTTGTTTTTCCACAACCTGGAAATCCATAAAAAATTAAATTTGGAAAATAAGATGTTTCTATTATGTTATTCAAAATAATTTTATTTATATCATCCAAAACTACATCATCAAAATTTGTTGGTCTATATTTTTCAACAAAAGGTATAAATTTATTTATACTCATTGATATTTTATTATATTCATATTCATTTATATTTTTATTATAATTATACAATAAAAATAAAAATGATTTATAATTATATTATTCACACATTTATCATATACTTATAATGAACAATAACAACAATTTAACAACTGGATTTTTGGAAATAATTTTTGGACCAATGAAAAGTGGAAAAACAACAAAACTTATTGAAATTTATAAACAATATAATTATTGTAATATTAAAGTATGTGTTATAAATCATATTTATGATATAAGATATAGTAACAATGAAGTTGTTAGTCATGATAATTTAAAAATACCCTGTATTATGGTAGATACAATTGAACAAGCATATAATGATAATAATTCTTTTCAAGATTTTCAGGTCATTTTAATAAATGAAGCACAATTTTTCCAAGACTTATATACCTATGTTTTAAAAATGTTAAATAATAATAAAATTATTTATATTTCTGGTCTTGATGGTGATTATAAAAAATCAAAAATAGGACAAATTATAGATTTAATCCCACACGCTAATAATGTAACGAAAATACATTCTTTATGTGGAATATGTAAAAATGGTAACAAAGCTATATTTTCAAAAAGAATAACCAACCAAACCGAACAAGTTGTTATTGGTGTTGATAATTATATACCTGTTTGTAGAAATTGTTATGATTTATAATATAGTTGCGTTATTAAAATAAATATTAAAAATATTAAAAATATAAAATAAATAAAAAATATATATTAAAACTATTTAAACTATTTTTTTTATTTATTCTATTAATGGAAATCAAAAAAAAAAGAGGTCCAAAAGGAAAAAAACATATTTCAATAAATACTAATTTAGTTAACGTTGAAAACATTAACGTTGAAAACATTAACATTGAAAACATTAACTGTGAAAGTAATAATAATGAAATTTCAAATGAAAATAAACAAAACTTAACAGAAGAAAAAATTTACAAAAAAAGAGGAAGAAAACCTAAAGGTAATAAAATTATTAACAATGAAGAAAATTTAACTGATATTGTTAACAACAATCAGTTAAACGATCCTTCAGTTTTTAATATTTCTAATAATTCTAATAATTCTAATAACACTAATATAAATAATAATTTGAATAATATGAATACAAATGATAATTTTACAAAACCAAATATAATTTTACATTTAAAATGTTTTATAAGTGATTTAAATAATATAGACAACACTAACATACCTTCTTATTATAATTTTTTAAAAGATAAAACATCTTATGAAGTAATAAATGACAACAACAACAACAACAACAACAACAATAACAATAATAATAACTATTATAACATAGTAAATAAACCAAAAAATAATGACGAATATTATGATTATGAAATAGATAATGATAAAGATAATAATAAAAAAAAAAGTGATTTACATAAAGAAATACATAAAAAATTAAAACAATTGGAGATGGAGTTACATTTAAATAATAATTTAGATAAAAAGTCTAATTGTTTTTGGTGTACATATGATTTTGATAATCCTGCTATTTATATTCCTAAATCATATATAAATAACAGCTATAATGTTTATGGTTGTTTTTGTAGTCCTGAATGTGGTTGTGCTTTTTTAATGAATGAAAATATTGATAACGCATGTAAATTTGAAAGATATTATTTAATGAATCATATATATAGTAAAATTTATGACTATAAAAAAAATATTAAACCAGCACCAAATCCTTTTTATACTTTAAATAAATTTTATGGTAACTTAACAATTCAAGAATATAGATCATTATTACAAAATGAACGTCTTTTCTTAGTTGTTGACAAACCTTTAACAAAAATAATGCCTGAACTTATTGAAGATAACGATGAATATATTTTAAATAAAAAGTTTATACCTTGTAATGTATCTTCTTCATATCAAGTTAAAAAAAAAATATCAAAAAAAAAGAATACATTAATAAATGAAAATTTTGGTATTAGCATAAATGAATAATTTTATACTTTTTTAACATTATCAACTTGTAAATATAACTTATTTCTTATTTGTTTATATATTTCTTGATTTAATGATTTTGAATTAATTTCATTTTTTTTATTTTCTTTTTTATCATTTATTCCATAATGGATTTTTAAAACATCCATTACATTATTATTGTTTTGTATTAGTAACTCTCTTATTTCATCACTATTTAAGTTTGTTTGTCTTAAAATTATTTCTATATTTTTTTCATATTCCATTACAATAGTATAAATATATAATTTTTTATATTTTTATATATTTATTTACAATTTATATATATATATATAGATTAATGATTAAAATATGTACTCCAGCAATTGTTTATTCAGTTATTGTTTCTACACAAATAATTATTGATACTTTAAAAGGATTTTATCAATATGCTTTTTTAAAATTTATTATAATGATTATAATAACATTATTAATTAACTTTCTTTGTCAAAGAGAATTAACAAGTGTTGCATGGGTTATTGTTTTAATTCCATACATTTATATTATTTTTTTAACATTTTTACTTATATATTTATTTGGATTTGATGTAATTTCAAAAAAACTAAATATTCAAACAAACACACCTGTTACAACGAATACATCTACTTCAAATAACATAACAACAAATACACCAAATATTAATTTTTTATTTCCTTCAAGTTTTTTTGGTAATACAGAATATGTTTCTGGATATAGTTTTTGGTAATTTTTTAATCATTTAAATAATAAACATTTTTGTTTTCTTTTTTTATTTCATTTAAAATAACTTCTATTGTTGTTTTTGTTGTTTTTTCAACATTTGAATACAAATATATTTTTTTAAATAACTTTCTACAATTTTTTGTTATTTCAATACATTTTTCTTGATTATTTTCACACCAATTTATTTTTTCTTGAATATCTGTAAAATCTTCATTAACTGGTATATAATGTACCCATTCTTTATATTCTTCAAAAAACCACTGTTTCCATACTGATTTTGTTTTAAAAATAACAGAATTAGAGTTTAATTTCCAAGCAGTTGCATCCCAAGTACCCGCATTACCATCTATATCCAAAATATATTTATATTCAATCATTTCCCTTATACTAATAAAATGTTCTGGAACATATAAATTATCATTAACTATTATTTTATCTTTTATACTTTTAAAGTATTCACGCTGATTTATTTGAATATCTTTTCTTAAAAAAAAATTATATTTTGAACCATAATTTTTTCCAGCATATACAAGTTTAGGTTTTTTATCACAAAAACGAATATTTAAATATATTGACCTATACTTATTATAGTTATTTAAACAAAAATAATATCTATCAGGAACTGCTATTATATATTCATTATTTATTTGAACATTTTGACCCAATACATATTTGTTTTTGTGTAACAAAGGATATTTATTATCTTCAAATTTTATTTCTTTTTCATTTATAAAATAATCATTTTCATTTTTAAAAATATGAGGACAATTTTTTACATAACTATACATATTTTCCATATATCCATCACGTGTAGATATTAAAAAATAAAATGGAGTTTTTTCATCATTAAAGTTTTTTAAATAAACATTTACTATATGTTCTATTGTTAAACCTATTTCATAAACTAAATTAAACCCACCAAAATGATGATGTTTATATACAATTTTATCTTTTATACCTACAGCAAAAATATAATGCGGTAAACTAATAATATCAGTATTAAATAAACGATTGAAATCTTTTACATTATCAATATAATTATAATTATTTATATAATAATAATCAATATTTTTTAATGTTTCATAACTTTTATTCCATTTTAATGAAGTTGAAGAACATTTTATTAAATAATCAATATTTTCTGGAAAAAATATTGTTGATATTTTTGTAGAAGAATTCTTACTATCACCAACATTATGTATAAATGAAAAGTTTGAATTTTCAAAATCTCTTATCAATACTTTAATATTTTCTTCCCAACCTTCATTTTCATTTATAGTATCCAATCTTTTTGTTAAAATTTTTATTTCTTTCAAACTAACATATTCTAATAAAAACTCAAATTGTTTACTTCCTTCGTAATAAATAATATCTACTTCCAAATTTTCTACTTGAAATTTTTCTGTTTCAAATTTTTCTGTTTCCATTAATTATTTTATATATTATTTTTTATATTTAAATACAATATATATAATTAATATATTTAGTTATGTTTTTATTTTTTTCTTTTACTTCTTTAATAATTGGAGGACTAACTACTTATTATTTTAAAAATATTATTTATAATATTTCACTACCTTATTTATATATTTTAACAGAAAAATTAATTTATTCATTATCATATATTCAAAAAAAATGTAATAACATAAATTATTTTATTAATTTATTTAACAACAATAAAATATCAATTTTATTTATTAAGTCAGGAGATATTATAAAAATTGAAAATATTTCAGACGTTGATATTTTTTATTCAAGTAAATATAAAGAAATAGAAAATAAAATTATTAATATTCAATATGACATTGTATTATTTAATTATTTTAATGATATATGTTTTAATTTAATTTTTAATGATTTCAATGAAACCAAAAATATAAATACAGAAAAAGTTAATTATGAGTTTTTAAATATTGAATTAATTATTAAAAATAATAAATATAATATAAATTTTAAAACAAATAACTATGACTTTTATTATATTAACAATGTTATTGATAAACATTTTATCAAATACTATAAAAAAAATTTTATAAAACAAACTAAAAAAAATAATAAAACTAAAAAAAATAAAAATAAAGAATCAATTTTTAACTTTAGTTTAAATATTATTGAAAATATTATTGAAAATATTGTAAATAATAAGTCAAATAATTATCTTTCTCAAGATTCTACACTTTATGATTCAAAAGAATATAATTATGAAGATTTATATAATAACTATCTTACTGATTTAAATTTAAACTTAGAAAATAATAATAATACAAATAATGAACATTGTGAACATTGTGAAGATTATGAAGATTATGAAAATTTTAAAGATTGTGAAGATTATGAAGATGTTACAATTTTTGATAAAGAAAAGGAAAATATCAATATCAATAAAATAGAAGAAAAAGAAGAAAAAGAAGAAGAAGAATATAATAATGATTATGATAACAAGAAAGATTATGATAGTTATATAAATAATAATGAGGATGGAGGTGATTATAAGAATAAAGATTATGACGCAGATGATGATGAGAATCAGAGTAATTACATGGACGAAGATGAAGAAGATGAAGAAGATGAAGAAGATGAAGAAGATGAAGACGTTGAAGAAGATGAAGAAGATGAATATAAAGAATATGAAGACGATGATGACTTTGAAGAATACGAATTACAAATTTTAGATAACAATGTTAATTTTATAAAAGTTAATGAAAAACAAAAAATAATATTTAATAAAAATGAATATATTATTTTATAATTGATATTAAAATAATTTAAATAATATATTTTAATATATTTAATGAACAATAGTAATAAAATAGAATGTAATAATAATAATATTGAAAAAAATATAAAAGACACATATAATTCATTAGAAAATAAATGGATTTTATGGTGTCATTTACCACACGATACTGACTGGAGTGAAAAAAGTTATAAAAAAATTTACAACTTTAAATATGTAGAAGATGTAATAACAATAATAAATATTATACCAGAAATAATAGTAAATAATTCTTGTCTTTTTATTATGAAAGAAAATATTTTTCCAATGTGGGAAGATAAAATGAATAGAGAAGGAGGTTGTTTTAGTTATAGAGTATCAAATAAATTTGTATATCAAACTTGGAAAGAATTAGTATATGTTTTAACAGGAAATTCAATTAGTGATAATGAAAAGTTTGTATTAAGTGTAAATGGAATATCAATATCCCCTAAAAAACATTTTTGTGTTATAAAAATATGGATGAAAAGTTGTGATTTTCAAAATCCACAAGTTATAACAAATCAAATAAAATCTTTAGTACCACAATCTGCTTTATTTAAAATTCATGTTCCTGAATTTTAATTACAAAATATCATTTAATAATTTTATTTGTTCTTCATTTAAATTAGATGGAAACTCAATATTAAATATTATTATTAAATTACCTTTATAATTATCTCTTTCTAAACCTAAGTTTGGAATAACTTTTGTATAATTTGGAGATATAATATTTCCACTATGATTATTTACCGTATATATTGTTTTATTAATATATTCTAGTTCAAAAGAAAAACCACATAAACTTTCTTTTAATGTTAATGTTTTATTATAGATAAAATTTAAACCATCACGAATAAATTTAGTATCATTAACAATATCTATCATTATTTTTATATCTCCTTTAATAATTTCATTAATACTATTTCCTTTATCTTTTAAAATTATCATCTCACCTTGATCTATACTTTTGGGTATGTTTATATATAATACTTCTTTTTCAAATATTTTTGTATCATTTTGTATTATCCATCTTTCTATTTCAACAGGAATAACACAACCTTCTAAAACTTGAACTATATTAATAGTTATTTTTTTTATTATAGGTACAGGTTTATTTATATTTATTGGAATGTTATTATGAAAAAAATGTATATTATGAGAATCATTATTCATCATATTAAAAATATTTGCTAATGATCCATTTAAAAAAGGATCATTAAATCCTTTTCTTCCAAAAAAATCTTTAAAAATATCTTCGTGTTCTTGAAAATTACCATGTTTATTTGAAAAAGAAAAATCATATTCTTTTTTTTTTGTTTCATCACTCAAAACAGAATATGCTTCATTTATTTTTTGTGTTGTTTCAATTGAACTCAAACTATTATTATTTTTATCTGGGTGATTATTTAATTGCAACTTTCTATATGCTTGTTTAATTTCTTCTTTTGATGAATTTTTGTTTACACCTAATATTTTATAATAATCTTCCATTATTATTTTATTATAAGATATACTTAAATATTATATTACGAATAATATTAATTATGAATTATACTTTATTAATTGACAAATATCAACCTCTATTTTTTAAAGATTTTGAAATTGATACTTCAACTATCAATTTTTTAAACTTACTAATTCAATCTAATAATTTATTATTACTATTCTTAGCTAATTCAGGTTCTGGGAAAACAACTCTTTTAAATGCTGTTTTAAGAGAATACTATAAAAATTATGATAACTATGAAAGTAATATTCTTAAAATAAATAATATCAAAGAATATGGAATTACTTACTATAGAACTGATTTTAAAACTTTTTGTCAAACATGTAGCAATATCAAAAATAAAAAAAAAACAATTGTATTAGATGACTTAGATACTATAAATGAACAAATTCAACAAGTTATTCGTAATTGTATTGATAAATATAAAAATAATGTTAATTTTATTTGTTCTTGTAATAACATACAAAAAGTTATTGAAAGTTTAAAAACAAGACTTCATATAATTAATATAGAACCATTAAGTAAAAATACTATTAAAAATATTTATTTAAAAATTATAAATAGTGAAAATATTGATATTGAAAATGAAGAAGTTGAAAATTTTATACTTAGTATATCAAATAATAATTCTAAAGTTTTGATTAATTATATTGAAAAATTTAAACTTTTAAATAAAAAAATAACATTAGAAATTGCAAAAAATATTTGTAGTCATATTAGTTTTTTTACATTAGAAGAATATATCACTTTTATAAAAAATTATGACCTTAAAAAAGCAATTGAAATGGTTTATAATATTTATGATAAAGGATATAGTACAATTGATATTCTTGATTCTCTTTTTACTTATGTAAAAGTATCTGTTATTTTAAATGATAATGAAAAATATATTTTTATTGAATATATTTGTAAATATATATCTATCTTTTATAATATTAATGAAAATATTATTGAATTAGTTTTATTCACTAATGATGTTATTCAAGAATTAAAAAAAATGATTTAAAAATCATTTAAAATATTATATATAATATCAAATATGGTTAAAACTTGTAATTTTGAAAATTGTAAAAAACAACCAATTTATAATTATGAAAATGAAAAACAAGCGGTTTATTGTTTTCAACATAAAAAAGAAAATATGATAAATGTTAGAAATAAAACTTGTATTTTTGAAAATTGTAAAACGATACCAATTTTTAATTATGAAAATGAAAAACAAGCGGTTTATTGTTCAGAACATAAAAAAGAAAATATGATTGATGTTAAACATAAAACTTGTATTTTTGAAAATTGTAAAAAACAACCAAATTTTAATTATGAAAATGAAAAACAAGCGGTTTATTGTTCTGAACATAAAAAAGAAAATATGATTGATGTTAAATCTAAAAAATGTAATTTTGAAAATTGTAAAAAACAACCAAATTTTAATTATGAAAATGAAAAACAAGCGGTTTATTGTTTTCAACATAAAAAAGAAAATATGATAAATGTTAAATCTAAAAAATGTATTTTTGAAAATTGTAAAAAACAACCAAGTTTTAATTATGAAAATGAAAAACAAGGTATTTATTGTTTTCAACATAAAAAAGAAAATATGATTGATGTTAAAAATAAAACTTGTATTTTTGAAAATTGTAAAATACTTCCAATATTTAATTATGAAAATGAAAAACAAGGTATTTATTGTTCAGAACATAAAAAAGAAAATATGATAAATGTTATATCTAAAACTTGTAATTTTGAAAATTGTAAAAAACAACCAATTTTTAATTATGAAAATGAAAAACAAGGTATTTATTGTTTTCAACATAAAAAAGAAAATATGATTGATGTTAAAAATAAAACTTGTAAAACTCATTTATGTTTTTTAAGAGTTGAAGATAAATATGAAGGATATTGTTTAAGATGTTATATGTTTGTTTTTCCTAACCAAACTGTATCAAGAAATTATAAAACAAAAGAACAATCTGTTTTAGAGTTTGTAAAAAATAACTTTGGATTAGATAAAACTATTATTGCTGATAAAAAAATAAAAGATGGTTGTTCTAAGAAACGACCTGATATTTTAATAGATTTAGGTTTTCAAGTTTTAATAATAGAAATAGATGAAAATCAACATAATAGTTATGATTGTAGTTGTGAAAACAAACGTGTAATGGAATTATCACAAGACATAGGACACAGACCAATAATATTTATTCGTTTTAATCCAGATAATTATAAAGATAAAAATAATAAATTAATAAAAAGTTGTTGGTGTTTAAATAATTCAGGAATTTGTGTTGTAAAAAAACAAAAAATAAATGAATGGAATAAAAGATTAGAAATTTTAAAACAAACAATAGAATATTGGTTAAATAATAAAACGGATAAAACAATAGAAATAATCCAATTATTTTATGATTTTTATTTTGGAGGACTTGATAATTGAATTACATTATCTTTTGGAGCTACCATAAGAGGTTTTGAACCCCATAAAGGAGGTTTTAATTCAGTCAACCACCATCCTGTTATTCCCCGTGATGATTTTTCATTTCCTGAAACATCATTATTAATTATAGTATCAAAACCTTCATTTTCGGGTACATTTGCTAATAAAATATGTTTAGATAATATACAATTTGCTTCTAATATTTGTATTTTACTAAGACGACAATAATATTCATATTTTCTTCTTACTAATATTTGTTTAACTGGGACTAAAATACCATAAGTTTCATCATTCAAATCTAAATACTGATCGCTCATTAAATCGTCTAATAAAATTGGTGTTCCATTACTATTTTTAACACCAATATATAAACCATCAACTAACTTTATTACATTTTTTTCAATTTTATCATTTAACCATCTATCAAAATTACCTAAAAATTTTGTTTGATCTGTAAAATCTTGTGAAATATTCAATTCCATAAAATGTATTAATTCTTTCATATAAGTATTATTTTTGCTACAACCCATAAAATCAATACTTGGATAAAATTTATGATATGTATTTGTAATATTATTATCATTTGTTTGACATACAAAAATGTTACTTATACTATTAATATTATTATCATACATATCAATTAAATCTCTAAAACATAAAAAAGATAACGGAACATTCATTCCACCATATTTGTCTAATAATTTAGCAATTCCTAATTGTCTTACATAATGTTTTATTGGAATAGGTAAAATTTCTATATTTATATCCCAAGAAGGGATTAATTTTTTAAATGAAGAATCATCAATAATACATATATTAAAAGATTTATCACAATGTAATATTATACTTTTTAATGTAAAATATAAAAATGGAATATTTAACTCACAACTACTACGACTTCCAAAAGAAATCCAATTTCTTGAATTATATTCATAATCTATATGAATAAACATCATTGGTTTCTTAGATAATGTAATACTATCTTCTTCAATTAAAAAATGTTTTCTAATTAAATAATATTCATCATTTTCTTTTATTAACATTTTATCTTCATATTTTTTATATAAATAAAAACACATTATTATTATTATAAATAATACAATTGAGTTGATAAATTTAATCATATCTTATATTAAGATGTTATATTTTTTTTATTAATATTATTTATTTTATATTACTTATTTCCTTTATATTGTCTTTTTTCTATTTCCATTTGTCTTGCTAACCCATATATTATTTGATTTTCTTCATCTTCTATTTTATTTAAAAAATCTTTATTATTTTTATTATTTTTACCATAAAATCTACCAACCCAATTTGTTTGGTCTTTATCTCTATATATTTTATATTCATTTAATGTATTAAACTTTAAAACATTGTCATAATCTTCATCTGTAACAGGTATTAATGTTTCTGTATGTGCCTGTTTTAAATCTTGATAAGTTAAAGAACTAAATAAATCAGAGTTATTATTTATAACTTCATCATCTATAAATGATGCTGAAGTATTAAAAAATAAATTATCAACTCCATTATATTTAACTAATGTTTTCATTTCTTTTTTTTTTATGTTTATTTTATCATCCCAAGATATATTATTATCAAATTCTATTTTATTATCATCTTCATAAGTATCTTTTAACCATTCACCATATCCTTGTTTTTCTTTAATATTATTTTTTTCAAACATTTCATTAAATGCTTTATTAAAGTTTTTATTTTCTTGTAAAAATATATTTTTGTCTAAAACATTTTTGATACTTTCATCAATATCTTTTGTATATTCTGTTTCTTCTATTTTTTGTAAGTTTTTATTTTTTATTAAATACAAAGAACATAATCTTTTATATGCTTTACAATAAAATAAAAAATATTCTGGAAGCAATTTAGATTTATCAGGATGCATTTTTAATACGATTTTTTTAGCTGTTTTTAAATCTTCTAAATCATAAATTGTTTTTAAATTAAAAAGTTCTAATAAATCATTCAGTTCATAATTATTTATATCTAAATCAACTATTATTTCTTTTTTTTTATCCATTATTATATTTTTTCTTTTTTATATATTATTTTTAACTAATAATGCTTGATATTTTCCACATTCTTTAAAAAAATTATCCAAACTTGATGGTTCTATTCCTGTAACCTGAAAATTAGGTGCAATTGTTTTATTTCCTTTTACATATGCTAAAATTGTTGGAACTCCATTAGTTATTCTTTTGAATTTTAGTAAAGAATATAAATCAAACGATTCATCTATATCAATATCACAACATACAACATTATCAGGAGAACTAAGAAAAAACGAATCAACAATTGGTTTAATTACTTTACAAGGTTTACACCAAGTAGCACCAAACTTTATAACAATTAAACCTGGATTAACTTCTAATAAATTAAAAAAATCATTTCTATTTTCAATACTTGTTATTATATCTTTTGATGCCATATACTTATTATATTTAATTTAATTTTATATTTATTACTTATTTTAATTAATACTAAAAATACTAAAAATACTAAAAATACTAAAAATACAATAAAATACTAAAAATACAATAAAATACAATAAAATACAATAAAAATATAAACGTTAAATAAACATTAACAAGATATATTAGTTTATTTATTTGAATTTTTGATAAACAACATATTTTTCTAATACTTCTATATCTATTTCTGGAAGTTTAGGAGAACATTCCCAAAAATATTTTTTAAAAGCCCATAAAAACTCAATATTATCATCATAAAAATCAGGATATGTTTTTATTATTTTTTCATATATTTCAGGATACATATTTTCCATATTTTTCTTAGGTAAAACATATATTAATTGAGTTATTGATGATACTACTTTATTATTATTTTTTTTTATAAAATCCGTCTCATTTAAAATAGGTATAAACTTAATAATATCTTGTAAAAGTGGAGAATAGTTATATTTATATTTCCATAAATAGTCTGGACATTCACAAGTATAATATTTAAAAATCCATTCAAGACCTTCTAAATAATTTATACATATTTGTTTTCTTCTTTCATTTGTTATTTCAATATCAAACAAACACTTATAATATCTATATTCCCAACCTTCTTTTAAAGGATTAATATAATTTTCAATATCTCTTTCATAATTAGGTATGTTTTCAAAAATTTCATACATTTTTTCAGATGTTTCGTTATTATATAACTTTTGATTATTATATCTTTTTTTTCTTAGATTTAATTCATTAATTATGTATTTTTCTTCATATTTTTGTAAAAAATTGAATAAGTCATATATATTTTTCCAAATTATTTTATTTTTTTTTATTAAATATTTATTATTATTTATTATTATTTCTTTATAAGCATTCAATATTTTATCAAACCCACCTGTTCTTATATTTAATGATATATGTCCTTGTATAAAATCATTTCCTAATAAAAAAGATAAAAATATATAATCTTTTATTCTGTTTAAATTATATTCTTCAATATCTTCTTCTAAAACAAAATCATTTTCTTTCTTTATTAATTCTAGTTCTTTTATTATACTTTTTGATAATTCATTTATATCTAATAAACAAAAATCAGAATTTTTATTTATATCATTTATAACTTCTTTAAAATGTGTTGTTTCTCTTAATAAACAAATATTTATATTATTTGTATTTTTTACAAAGTTTTTTAATTTTATGTTATTTAAAGATAATATAATAATATCTGAGTCAAGACCAAAAATAATATTTGAACTATTCAATAATATTGTTGTTTCAAAATTTTTACGTATATATTCAAATATTTTACTTTCACCTTCACCATATTCATCACTCCCTGAAAAAATAACTTTACTATTATTTTTTATAAAATAACTTTTTATTTTAAAAGTTAAATTGTTCATAAATAATGTTCCACAAGTTATATTTATTGTATCAAAAAATATATTGTATTCTTTGTTTTCATTATATTTTTCTTTTATTATTTTTTTTATACAATTTGAATACCAACTTTTATATCTACGACTTCTTTGTTGTTCCATTTTAGACAATGGTGGTATTCCATCAAAAGCAATATAAATTATATTTTTTGGTTTTATCAAATCAATATAAAATTGTATTTTTTCAATAACTTTACTAATAATATAATCTTCAATATTACATCCTTTATATTCAGTTATATTATGTACCACATCATATATAATTGAGTTTGAATCTAAAAAAAAATTATCTATTTGTTTATCATTTAAAAAACAAATATTTTTAATTATATTTTTATGATTTTTTATTATATAAGAAAAAAAATAAGGTATTCCCATTTTATAAAATATTATATAATTGTTTAAGTATAAACAATTATTTATAAAAAAAAATAATTTTAAAGTATAACATAATGAAAAATATTTTAACTTTATTATATGTGTTTTTATATGAGTTTTTTATATCAATTTTAAAATGTTTTCTTTTTATAAAAGAAAACATTACCTCAAAAAAGTTACTATAAGTGGATTTGAAAATGCAAAAACAAGTAGTTCTTTACACCTTTTCTCATTTAAAACACATATTATTAATAAAATTGAAAATAGTTTAAAATTATTTTCAATTATCATACAAAATGGAAAGTCCTATATTGAAAATGTTAAAATCTCAAAATCCAGATAAAGATTATCCATCTAACTCAGGGCAAAAATGGAGTGATGAAGAAGAAACATTATTATTAGAAGAGTTAAGTAAGAATATTGATATACAACTAATAGCACAATGTCATAAAAGAACTATTGGTGGTATAAATTCAAGACGTAGAGAAATCGCATACAAATTGTATAGCAATAATAATTCTATGGAAGACATAATATTGAAAACAAAATTAGATGAAGACCAAATAATAGAAACAATAAAAAAACGACAAAACAATCCTAAAAAATGTAAATCCGTAACAGAAATTAAAACGCCATTTTCAATAGAAAGTGAAATTGACGAAATGAAAAATGACATTAAAGAACTAAAAAATACAATAAAGGAATTAGTTGAAATGATGAAAGCAGTTTATGAATTTAAAGATGCATAAAATGGGCGTTTTAAATGAGAAAAGGTGTAAAAATCTTCAAAATAATATTATATTATATTTTATATAATATATAATGGATTTTTTGAAAATGTTAAGTAACTTTTTTATGTCAATTATTGATTTTTTTATTTCTATTTTTTCATCATTAAACAAAAAAGAAAATAAAGAAAGTTTTGATATGGATGTTCTTCGTCTTGGCGGTAAAAAAAAAAGGAGAAACAAAAAATAATTAAGTTAATATAAATATTAAAATAAATATAATATATAAAATGGATAACAATATTTCAACATTTCAATCATTAATTAAATTTTTTTCATTTTGTTCTCCAATAATAATACCAACAAGTATTTTTATATTTTCCTTGTATTCAGGAATAATAGCAAAAGGACTATTTTATTTATTTATAATTATTGTTATTATTATTGTTCGTGTTATATTTTTGTTACAAACTAATGTTTCAACAATTGCTGTTTGTAATGATTATCCAATTTTTAAAAATAAAAATATAACTCTTAGCACATATATTTTAACATTTACATTTTTTTATTTATGTTTTCCTATGTTTGTAAGTCAAAATATAAATATAAGTATTACTTCCTTTTTTATATTTTATATTATTTTTGATTTAATTGTAAAAATTATGCTTGTATGTTTTGATAAATTTGATTCTTTAAAAAACTTTCTTATTGGTGATTTTATAGCTGGAACTGCTTTTGGTATTTCTACATCTTGTATTTTATATTATTTTGGAGGACAAAATCTTTTATTTACAACTGATACTTCAAGTAATAAAGTATCTTGTTCAAGACCAACCCAACAAAAGTTTAAATGTTCTGTTTATAAAAATGGAGAAATTATTGGTTCAAATATTTCTTAGTTCATATATTTCTTATTTCATATATTTCTTATTTCATATATTTCTTATTTCATATATATTTATTGTTATCTGTATTTTCTTTTTTAGCTCCACTATATTTAATATATTCTTCTAAATTACACTTTCTTTTTTTTGCTGTTTTTTTATACTTTAAACATTTTTTTTCAACTTTTTTAAATTTTTTATATTTTTTACTATTTTTATTATTTAAAAATGATTTACTATTTAATACTAAGTTATTATTTTTTGTAACAAATACTCCATTTAAATTATTATATTCCTCACAAGGTTTATAATGTAGTTCTGGTAAATATAATGAACACATTACTTCATTTTTTTTCATTATATCTAAAAATTCTTTTACAGTATGTTTACCACTTTTTTTTGCTCCAACACCATCATAATATATATATTCAACCATTAATATATATATTATATAAAAAATATTTTACGAACTAATGAAAAAATTATAGTTATATTTTTGGAGTTTTTCTAAGAGTTTTTCCATATTTTATTATTGCTTTTTTTGATAGTTTTAATGCTTTACTATTTTTTTTACAACCCTTTTCTAAAATATAATTATCAACAACAGAAGCTTTAGAACCAGTTATAGAAGAAGCAAGACGTGCTAAACCCCAACTTTCCGCTGTTTGATTTGGTCTTGAACCAGACGAAAAATAAGCAGCACGTCCTTTGTTAACTATTTTTTCAAGAGCATTTTTACTACAGCCTGTTTTTTTAATTAATTCATTATTTTGTAATGAAATATTTTTTACATTATATATCTTTTTTGCATTAGTTATATGATTTGATTTTTTAGATTTAAATGATTTAACTTTTTTTCTTGTATAATAATTATTTTTTTTATATAATTTTTTTGATTTTAAAATTTCTTTTTTATATTTTATTTTATCTTTCTTAGTTAAACTTAAAGGTAAATATCTTATTGGTAGTTTCATTATATCTTACTAATATACAATAATATATAATAAATAATATTATATTGTAAAACTATTAATATTTGACATTAACCATTTTCTAAATTCTAATAAAAGTCTTTTTCGGTGAAATTCTTCATTAATTTGACTTAAATTTCCTTTTGTACTATAAAACTTTGCAAAATTATTATAATCATTTATTAAATTATGATTTTTATATAAATTAATGTCTTCAAATTTAAATAAAGGTTTATTTTTTCTTTTATTTACTTCATTATGAAAAATATAAAAAGTGTTTATTAACTTTTGTTTTGTATTTATATCATTTTCTTTAACTCTTTCAAAAAATATTTTACAATGATTACTACATTCATTACACGGTAAAATATAACATATTCGTTTTATATAATTATACATCATTTTTCCTATTTCATTAAAATTTTCCTCTTTCAGTTTGAACGTTAATGTGTGAAATAAAGTCCAAATTGGAGGACCCCAAATATTTGGTGAAACCATTTATTTAATATAATATTAAATAAAATAAAAACAAACTTAATTAATAAAACTTAATTAATAAAACTTAATTAATAAAATAAATTTACTTAAAAATAATAATTTTAACAATATAAATATGAACAAATACATTATTGAAGATAATATCAGTTTTTTTGAAGAATTAAAAAATACAAATACAAAAACTAATAATATTTTTGATAATGATAAGATATGTTTAATAACTAATGATTTGCTAGATACTGAAAACTGTGTTAAATTAGATTGTGGACATAACTTTAACTATTTACCAATATTAAATGAATTACTTAATCAAAAGTTTTTTTTATATAATAAATATGATTTAAAACATTTTAATTGTCCTTATTGTAGAGATAAATTTAATTTAATTCTTCCTTATAAAGAAAATATATTTAATATAATGATTTATGGAATTAATACTTTAAATAAAGAATATTATATTCATACAAATAACTTAAAATTAAATGTTATTGAAAAATGTCACAATTCTTCTTGTAATAAATTAGCAACTTGTTGTTTTTATAAAAAAAAATATTGTTTTACTCATCATTTACAAAAAAAAACAAAAATTATAAAACAAGAAGAAAAACAACAAGAAGAAAAGAAACAAGAAGAAAAACAACAAGAAGAAAAACAACAAGAAGACAAACAACAAGAAGAAAAACAACAAGAAGAAAAACAACAAGAAGAAAAACAACAAGAAGACAAACAACAAGAAGACAAACAACAAGAAGACAAACAAGAAGAAGAAAAACAACAAGAAGACAAACAAGAAGACAAACAAGAAGACAAACAAGAAGACAAACAACAAATAATAACACCAAATTTACAACAAAATACTTGTAAAGCAATATTAAAAACAGGAATAAATAAAGGAAATCAATGTAAAAATAAAGTATTAGAAAGTAATCATTTATTTTGTAAAAGACATAAAAATAATATAAATCTAAAATAACTTAAAAATGGAAGAAAATAATAATAAAATGGAAGAAAATAATAACAAAATAGAAGAAAGCAATACAGTTATAATTGAAAATATTAAAGAATGGTTAAAAATTGATACTGATGTAACAAAAATATCAAATGAACTAAGAGAAAAGAAAAAAAATAAAAAACAAATAACTGATAACTTAATTAAAATAATGAAACAAAATAATGTAGAATGTTTTAATATTAACGGGGGTTCTCTTTTATATAAAAATATTTTATCAAAGAAACCATTAAATAAAAAACTTTTATTAAATACTCTAACAACTTATTTTAAAGATAATAACACAAATATTGAAGAATTAGTAAAACATATAATGGAAAATCGTGAAGTTCAAGAAAAAGAAGTTATAAAAAGAAAAATAACATAATCTTTATTTTTTATTCATATTCGTTATAAAAAAATAAATATAATAATTTATTTTTTTAAATGTACCCATTAAAATCGAATATAAACTATTTTGTAAAAGAAAACAATAATACATCAAATAATACATCAAATAATACATCAAATAATAAAGAAAATAATACTAATAATAACAATTTTATTGAAGAATGTGGAGAATTTTTTCATTATTATAATAAAGATAATTATGATTTTTATTTTGAAAAAAGAAATAATGATAACTTAAAAGAAAATAATATTGATAATGATATTTTTGATAAAACAATTTTTAATAAAGATAATATTTTATATAGAGGATTAAATCATTTGAATAAAAATAAATTAAACATTGATAATATAAAAAATATAAAAGATATTTTTTTAGTTCCATATCATATTAGTAGTAATGAAAGTAATGCTTTTATACAAATTTTATTAAATAAAAATAAAACGAATGATGATATTTCTTTTTTAAAAATAAATAACTATGAAGATAAAGAAAAAATGTTAGAAAGTTATTGTTTTAACTATTTACTTAGTATAATTTTTGACATTATACAAATATATAAAAACTCATTTAGTTGTTATGAATATGATATTAATGATAATGATTATAATAGCGAAAATAATAATGATGAAGAAAAAATAAAAAAAAATAATAAATACAAAGGATATAAATTAATAAACAATAATTTATATTTGTTTTTTGATATTTCTGTTTTAAATATTGATAATTTTTGTGTTAATAAAAGTAATCCTTTTTGGTTTTGTAGTTATGATGAAATTATAAATAGTAAAAAAATATGTAATTTTAATATTAATAATGATGTTAATAATTTTTTTAATAACAATATTCATTTTTTAGAAATTGAAAATAAAAAAAATAATCAATTATATGAAATACCAATAATTGTATATACTGGTAATACTATTCAAAAAATAAAATTTCAAAATATTTTTGGAAATATAAAAACAGATCATTATTTTGGAGACTATTATTATTTTACAACTTACAATGAAGCAGTAAAAAACTCATTACAAAAATTAGATAATAATGAAGAAGTTTTAGGAGGAGGGATTTCAAAGTTTGCTTTATTTTTAAAAAAAATAAAATATGTTATAAATGACGATGACTATTTAAAAAATTGGGAAGATAAATATGATTCACTTTATGTATCTAATAAAAATTTTATGTTAAATAATATTCCTTGTTGGATTGTAAAAGATTATATTAATCAATATCCTTTAACTTATCATATTACAAGTTTAAAACTTGAAGATTTACAAAAATATAAAATGAATAATTTTATTGATTTTAATATTGTCTAATAATATAAATATTATGAAAATAACAAAAAATGTTATAACTATATTAGGATTTACTACTTTAATTATTTTTATTTTTACTAGAATATTTGATTTTTATGGAATACCATTACAATATTATGGTGTATATTTAGTTTTTTATGTATTTTTAGTTATATGTCTTTTTTTATTTGAAACAAGTTATCAAAGTAAAACATAACAAGTTAACATATAATAATAATAATAATAAAAAATGAATTAAATATATACCTATATTATTTATTTAAAAGATAGAAAATATGGAAAAACGAATTGAAAAAAAAATAAATTCATTTATGACAACTTATAAAGAAAATATAAAAAATAAAATTATAGAACTTGAATTAACAAATAATCAAGAATGTAATAACTTAATTCAATTTATATATGATCAAGAAAACTTAAAATTATCTAAAGAAGATTTTATGAAAAGAAAAAGATGTAAAAATGTTGTAAATATTTATGAAAGATGTTGTGCTAAACGTGCTAATGGTGATAATTGCTCAAGAAGAAAAAAAGAAAACAGTAATTACTGTGGAACTCATATTAAAGGAACTCCACATGGAATAATTGAAAAAGAAGATGAAATATTAAATACTGAAAAAATAGAAGTTTTTGCACAGGATATTAAAGGAATTATTTATTATATTGACAGTAAAAATAATGTTTATAAAACAGAAGACATATTAAAAAATCAAGAAAATCCAAAAGTTATTGCTAAATATATTTTTACAAATAATGAATATTCTATACCTGATTTTAACATTTAATAAAAAAAATGATTTGAATACTGAAAAAATATATAGTAGTAAAATAAAAAAACTATGGTCAATTTATTTATTTTATCAAATTCTCATACTGAAATCGCTGAGTTTATGTTTGATAAACACATTCCTAAAATAATACTTGAAGCAGTTCAATTATTATCTACTGCAAAACATATTTTAGATCCTACTGATGAAATAAATAATAAAAAAATATATAAATTAACTCATAAAAATCATCCTGTATCTAAATGGGTACGCAAATCACTTGAAAACTATATTTGGACTTTAGATTTAGTTGACGCTTTACATAAAGAATGGAATTATAGATTTAGTCATAATAAAACTCACAAGTCTTATTTAGTTGCTTTACATCTAAGAACTTGTATTCCTCCAATTGAAAAATTTGAATATAAAGGTTTAACAAGTTTTGTTACTGCTATGCCTGATAAATATAAAACAAATGATGCTATAAAATCATATCGTCAATATTATCAAAGTGAAAAAAAGAAATCTTTCGCAAGTTGGAAAAAAAGAAATGTTCCAAGTTGGTATGATTTAAACAATGATCTATTAATAGATATTCGTGATTATTTTTATAAATAAAAAACCAAAATATTATATATCAAAATATTATATATCGTAATTAAAAAACTTTCTTCTATATTTATGTATTTTATCATCTTTAATTTTTTTTGTTTTAAAAAAATTACCAGTTTTTGTTTCTTTTAACATATTAATTATAAAATATAAACTATAAACCCCACATTCAGTATTTTCATATTGATGTTCATTTGGATAATTTTGATCAAATGTAAAATATATAGGCGGTTTTAAATTATTTCCTTGTTTTATTATTGTATTCACTAACTCCATTATTTCATTTGGTATTTTATCTCCTCCTGAATCAAAATAAAATATTAATTTCTTAGTTATATTAATAAAAAGAGAAACCCAATGTGATCCACTTTTATAATGAGGATCTAAATTAAATATAATTCCAATTTTTGTTTTTTTGTTTTTTATTTTTTCATTTAGACTGAAATTACATAGTTTGTTACATACACAATTGTTTGAATTATACTTATATTTAAAATCAATTGAAGAAGGACCTATAAATTCAAAACATTTATATGCTTTTTCATATTTCATTAATACATTATTTATGTCTATGTTTGACAACCATTCTTTTGAATTTTTTTTCCAACTTTCAGGAATAGGAGGTAAAAAAGAAGAAAAAAGTTCATTTGATATTGATTTATCATTATTCAAAAAGTTCTGTCTTAACCAACAACTTTCTTTATCACAACTATTTGAAAAATTTTCTTTTAATTTTTTCCATATTAAATAAGGATCTTTCTCCAAAATTTTTTTATCAGGATAATATTTATTCCATAAGTTTTTTAATTTTATTATATTTGTATTTGAATAACAAGAAAAATTATTTTTATCATCTTTTGATAAATTAGGAGAACAATTTAATTTTTTATAGTTTTTATTGTTTTTATTGTTTTTAATAGTTTTATTATTTTTTTCCTTTTTTTTACCTTTTTTTTTTGTTTTTATATTCTTCATATTGCTATTGTTTTTCATATTACTATTGTTTTTCATACAATATGTTAATATATTAATTATTATTTATTTATTTTTTTCATTAAAAATCTACTCATTCAATAATTTCTTTCATTACTTCTTTTATATTATCATCAATATTTTTTTCATTTACTGTTTTTTTTTTTAATCCTTTTGTTTTAAGTATAGGATTTTTAATGTTTGCAATTCTTTTTATAGGCATTATAATCTGTGGTTCAATATTTTTTTTTACTATTACAAAATTATCTAAATTATATTTTTTTTTATTATTTTTTAAATTTAATTCATGTTTTAAAAAATTATTATCTTCACTTATAACATTTTTATTATCAATTATTTCTTCATTCTTTATAAAATCTTTGTTGTCAAAAATAATATCTTTATTTTTGAAATCAAAATCTTTATATTCTTCTTGTAAAATATCATTTTTATCTTTTATTTTAAAATGTTTAATTAAAACATTAATATATTGATTAAAATAAAACAAAACATCTTCTTTTATTTCATCATCATAAATATTATTTAACATTTCTTTTGTTATGTATAATATTCTTTTTTTATAAAATTTTTTATCTTTGTTATTTATTTCTTTTACTTCACAAGAAGAAGAAGAAGAAGAAGAAGAAGAAGATATTTTTTTTTTATTTTTATTTGATAAATTACTTATCAAATAATCAATTGAAATTTGTTTTATAATATTTTTTATATCTTCATCTTCTACATCTTCAATATCTTCAATATCTTCAATATCTTCAATATGTTCTATATCTTCCATATATTCAATATCTTCAATACCTTCAATACCTTCAATATTTTTTATATTTTCCATATATGTTTAACAATTATATTTTTTAATTACTTTTATTTTTTAATTGTACACGTGTATTATTATTAAATAATTGATTCCCTAAATTATCAATATTTGGATTAAATAAATTAAAATTATCTTTTCTATTTAAAATCTTATCATAATCTTCATTTTTACCTTCTTTAAAATTATAATAATATAAATCACTATTTGAGTTTGGGACATATACACTTTTACTTCCTTTTGATAATCCATAAATTTGATTTCTTAGTTCTGATTCAACATTTACATAATCACTCCATGAGGGAGGTTTTTTTGTTCCAGGATTAAAAACATTACTAATATTATACGAAGATTGTTGTTCCAAAACAACACAACTTTCTTTTCTTTTATTTAAAGTAGGAAATAATTCATATTTAGTGCTTACTGGATAAACACTTAAATATGGTTGTAATTGTGTTGATGGCACATTTCTTTTTGATATTTCATTGTTCATATAATTTGACATTTGAGAATTATTCATTAATTGATTGTTATTTAACATTATATTATTTATATATAAAAATATTTCATATTTTCAATTATGACTGATATTTTTTGTTTATTAAATAATGAAAATAATATTATTTTTAAAAATAAAGATATTATTAATTCTTTTAATCATGAATCTTTATTTGAATATAATTTTAAAAATTTGAAAGATTACTATAAATTACAAATTCTTATAAATAAAAACTACTTATCTATTGACGGTATTGAAATAATTTCTAATGGTATTATTTATAATTATTCTGAACTTTATACTTTATTAAATATAACTCCTACTACTAGTAATAGTTATGAAATTATAATTCATTTGTATAAAGTTTATGGTATTAAACAAACATTAAATATTATTGATGGTAGTTTTTCTTTTATTTTAATTGATAATAGAATATCAAACAAAGAAACAAACTGTAAAGTATATATTTGTAAAGACCCTTTTGGAACTATACCTATTTATTTTTTTAAAATACCTATAAATAATAATTATATTTATGCTATATCTTCTAATTTACAAATATTAAAAAAATTATATAGTTATTCAAATGATTATTCAAATAACTATTTAACTGAATATAATACTTTCAAATCTTCATCATATTCTTATTTTATTTTAGAAATTAAAGCTTTATCTTATTGGGAATTAAAAAAACAAAATAAAATTTATTATATACCTAATAATCTTAATTTACAAACAATAAATGAAGATTTTTTTAATAAAACTATTCATTATTTAAATCAATCAATTATAAAAAAATATTCATATACAAAAACATTTAATAATGCTTTTCTTTTAACTTCTGATATTACAAATATATTTTTAGCTTACTACTTTATTCAAAATAAAATAAATATTACTTTTTTTATTATAGGTATAGAAAATAGCAATAATTTTATATATATTAAAAAAGTAGCTGATTTTTTAAATATAAAGTATGTTGAAATTAAAATATCAACTTCTTATTTCAATGAAACATATAGTTATATTGAAAATAATCTTTTAAATACTCTACTTAATGGTTTTAATTCTACAAATTATAATAAAAATTTTTCAAATTTACTTAATGAAGAAAAACAAGAAAAAGTCTTTCTTTATTTATTTTCTAAACATTTAAAAGATAATACAAATATCAATTTTATTTATTCTTGTTTTGGTGGGAATGAAATTTTTGCTATATCAAAAAATGAAAAAATTATTGATGAAAATATTTTTTTATACGATAAAAATATTCGTAGTCGTCTTAAAAATATTTCAAAATCATTTGATTACATTTATTTTTTTAATTGTATGAACAATAATAATATAAATATTATTTTTCCTTTCTTAGATAAAAACTTTATTAATTTTTATCTTTCAACATATTTAATATTAAAAAATAATGAAGAACTATTCTTATTTTTTGAAAAAACAAAAATAAATAAAGACAATAAAAAAATGTTATCTTTTTTAGATTATAATACTTTTTTAACATTTAACTTATTAAGTTATTTTCCATTTGACATACCAAAATAAAATATAAAATTATATTATATGAACAAAGTTAAAAATAATAATTTTTATTATTATTATTATTACTATAATTTTCTTTTTTTTAACACACTAATTTATTTTAATTGGTTATTTATTATTTTAACTTTACTAGGTATTAGTTTTATTAATTCTTATTATACAGGTATCTTATCTTTTATTATTCGTACATATGTTTGTATATTTTTAATAATTAGATTTAATCCAATTATTAACTTTGTACCAAATCATAGTTTTTCAAAATTAGATAAAAAAGTAGCTTTCACTGCTGGTTTAACTATTATACTTTCTGATTCTTACTTAATTGATTTTGTAAAAGAGTTTATTAAAAATATTTATTTTAATATAAAAAATATATTTATTAAAAATTTATAAATAAATACAAAAATTTTAATTATAAAATCATTATATTAAATCATTATGATATTTTTCCCAATCAAGTGGACTTTTTTTTGTACCTCCATTATAAATAACCGCAAATTTTTTTTCTAATAAAATATTACTAATATCTTCATTATTTTCAGTATAAACATTTGCTAAAATACGTCCATATTTATCAACACTTGTGTTTTTTAAATATACCATTTTATCCATTATTATAGAACTCAAAAAATCTTTAGCTAATTTAGCTATTTTCTTTTCATTTTCATTCTTAGATTTAATCTCAGGAGTATCAATATTCAACAATCTTATATGAAACCTATATATAATATTACTTTCTTTTAGTTCGTTATTATAAGGAAATTTTGTAGCAATACATATAGTATCACCATCATATACTTTAATCACTTTACCTGAACTCACTAATGGTATAAATTCAATTGTATTTTTCCAACTTGCTTCTTCTAATGAGTATGTTTTTTCCATTAAATAATATTATTTTATATCTCTAATATTATTTTATATCTCTAATATTATTGTAAAATTAGAGATATAATTATTTTTTTTGTAAATATTCCATTGCTTTCAATATTATATTTTCTTGATTAGATAATTTTTTAAAAAGATAAATATGATTAAAAACAATTGTAAAACTTCTATTTGTAATATTTTTCATTAAAAGATTTATATTTTCATTAGCAACTATTATATCTATTAAAAATCCTCCTTTATATAAATATTTTTCTTCAACTTTAAACCATCTTAGATAATTTCCTATTTTCAATTTATCAATTGTATCAATAAAAATATAATTTTTCAATTGATTCTTAAATTTTAATATTTCACAATCATTCACATTTATTATTTTATATAATTTTATTTTTGATTTTTCTATTATATCATAAGTTAAATTAATAATATCATCATTATTACTATTTTCTAATGCTTTATTTAACAGTTCAGTATCAATACTCATTATATTATTTATTATATTATTTATAGAATAACTTATTAAATAACTATTTTTATAAACATTTAATAAATGTCAAAAAACAATAAACATATTATTAAAAAATATAAAAAAACAATTGTTAATTTTATTATTAATTTATTAAGAAAACTTAATTTACCTGATTATTTTTTAGCTAAGTGTATTCGCACTTTTCATTTTGTAGCCCCTTACTATTTAATGAATTTTATGTACTATTCTAAGAGTGTTATAACTACAATTTTTATCTTATTTTTACCTATTTTTATATTTTTTATGTTTATTATTTTTGATGGTTGTTTATTGGCTTCAATTGAATATGAAATTGATAAAAAAAACTTTGCTTGTATTGATCCATACTTATATTTTTTTAACATTGAAATAACAAATGAAAATGGAAAATTTTATTCTATTATTTCAAATATACAAATATTTATAGTTATTATACTTATTTTTTCATACCGTTTTTTATTTACTAATTTATTTTTTGATGAATATAACTAAAAACTTGAACCAAAACTACCTCCAAGTACAGAGTTAGCAGGTTGTATTTCAAAACTTTCATTTATCATTCCTGGAGTATTTGCGTCTATTAAAGGTGTTGGATTATTTTGAAACATTGAGTTATAATCTGGATACTTTTGCTGTTGTTGTGATTGTTGTGATAAATTTTGAGGATTAGTTGGTAAACTATCTATTAAACTTGTTTTATTATTATTTCCTAAATTATTTTGATTTTGAGTTAAAATCATATTTGAAGAACTACCATTATTTTGAGATATTGGTTGAGAAACTTTTATAGATGATTTTTGTTTATCATTTGTTTTTGTTTCTCCATCCCATAAATCTTGAAATCTTGTTATTAATATATTTACTTTTTCAGAAAAACTTGTATGATTTGCTGTTGTTGTAAATATCATTGGTATAACACCTGTAAAAAATGTAAATGTAGGATAGTCTTTTCCTGATATTGTTGGAATATTAACTATAACATGCTTTATTATAAAAAATCCATAAAATGTAACTAAGATTTGTATTAATAACTCAAATAAAATTTCAAGTGATGACTTATTAATATCTGGAACTGGTACAAATTTATTTACATAATTTGAATATATTACAGATGGAACTATTGCTAATATAATATATTGAGTTAAGTTTAATAGTTCTGTTTTTAAATCATCATTAAAAGTAAATATTTTATTAAATATTGTATTTTTTTTTGAATCTAACATACTATTTTCCAATGTGTCCATATAACTTATTAAAAGAAATTAAAAACTTTATTTTATAATGTTTTATTGTTATTATTTTTATTTTTAAATTTTCTTTTTATGTTATATTTTTTATTATATTTATTTTAAAGTATTTAAAAACATATAATATTTTGTATTATATATTATGAACAGAAATATAGTACAAAGACGTAATAATCAAAATAATGTTAGACAACAATCTTCTTTACCTCCACAAATGGCTACTCAATTACAACCTCAACAACAAACACAAATCAGACAAAATAATAACTTACGAAGTAATAACACAAAAGTTTTACCTCCTCAATTTAATCAACAACAGTCTTATCCAAATCAAACACCTAATTATTCAAATGATAATACTCAAATACAAGATCAAAATGTTAACTTTGTTCAAGCTTCAAAAATGAGTGTTCAAAATGCCATAACATTAATTACATTACGTCTTGGACGTATTGAAACATTATTACAAAAATTTGAAGCTAATAATATTTTTGAAAAATTATTAGATTTCGACAATAATGAAAATATAGAAAATATTGAAAATAACCAAAATGATTTAATTATTAGTAATATACTACTTAAACTTGATACGTTAGAAAATAAACTTGATACGTTAGAAAATAAACTTGATAAAGAAAATACAGATTTATCAAGTAAAATTGTTACATTACAAACTACTTTTGATAAAGAAAATACAGATTTATCAACTAAAATTGTTACATTACAAACTATTTTTGATAAAGAAAATACAGATTTATCAACTAAAATTGTTACATTACAAACTACTTTTGATAAAGAAAATACAGATTTATCAACTAAAATTGTTACATTACAAACTATTTTTGATAAAGAAAATACAGATTTATCAACTAAAATTGTTACATTACAAACTATTTTTGATAAAGAAAATACAGATTTATCTAATAAGATGACTTCCATTACCGAAAATAACACAAATATTCAAACATGTTTAACTAATTTAAACAATGATTTACTTAATGTTAAAAATGAACTTTCTCTTGTTACAAACAATAGTATTATATTGACTCAAGAAGTTCAAGAAGTTCAAGAAGTTGAAGAAGTTGAAGAAGTTAAAGAAGATAAAGAAGTTGAAGAAGTTAAAGAAGATAAAGAAGATATTGAAAACACAGAAAAAGTTGTTGATGAAGAAAAAAAAACATTAGATTTTAGTAATATTTTATAAAAAAAATGAAATAATATAAATATATTTTAATTTATATCATTATAAACAAAATGAAATTGTCTTTAACTGAAAATAAAAAAATTATCAACTTTTTGTCATTATGTAATTTATTAAAAAAATCAAATTCTGTTATTAAAATGGTTTTTACTTCAAATCATTTATATATTCAAGGAATGGATAAATGTAATATTTGTCTTCATGAAATTAAAATATTTTCAAATTGGTTTAACTTATATTCTTTAAATACTTCAAATAAAGATGAAGTTATTAATGTTGATATAATGAAATTGTCTCTTATTCTATCATTATATAAAGAAGGAAATGAACTTATTTTATCTTATGATGATAATGAAGAAAATACTGAAGAAGAACTTGTCATAACTTTTGGTAATGATGAAACTAACAAACAATTTGTTATTCCTTTAATCAATTTAGAGAGCGATTTTATGTCAATTCCTGAATCTATTTACGAAGTTCAAATAACTTTACAATCTAAGAAAATATTTGATTTAACTAACCAATTGTTATTATTTGGTGATAATTTAAATATTGAATGTTTTGATGAAAAAATTTGTTTCAATACAACTGGTGATAATGGTAAAATGACATCTTATATTAATTATGATGATATGTTTGGGTTTGATATAAATATTGAAAATAATCTTGTTGCTACATATAGTTTAAGTATTTTAAATAAACTATGCTTAACAAGTAATTTATCTGAATATGTATCTATTTATGTTAGTGATAAGTTACCTATGAAAATTAAATATGAATTAGAATTATCTTATGAAAATAATAATGAAAAAAGTTATGTTGAATTTTATTTAGCACCAAAAATAAATGATTAATTATTTTTCATTAGTATAATTTTTAATTTTATTTAATATTGTAATTATATGTTTAAAATTATTAATGCTTTATTTATTTTTTCATTAGTTCTATTTTTATATATCCATATTCGTTTTCAACTTAAAAAATCAAATGATTTAGAAATATATGAAATTGATACTATTTATAAAGATAAAATTGAAGAAGTATGTGATTTAAGACAACCTGTTATTTTTAATGTTAATGATATATGTCCAAAGTTAATAGAACAAACTAATAAAGATTATCTTACTCAAAATTATTCTGTTTTTAATATTAATATTAGAAATATTAAAGATATTGATAATAAAGATAATGACTTATATTTACCTTTATCTCTTAGTATGAGTAATAAACTATTTGATGAAGATAAAAATGCAACATATATAACTGAAAATAACAATGATTTTTTACAAGAAACAGGAACAAATAAACAAATACAATATAATGATCAAATATTTCGTCCTCCTCTTGTTTCTAACTATAACTATGATATTATTTTTTCATCTAATAACGCAAGTACTTTATTTAAATATGATTTAAATTATAGAAATTATTTTATTGTAACACAAGGACAAGTTAATGTTAAACTAACTCCACCAAAAAGTAGTAAATATCTTCATTCTATTTACGACTATGAAAACTTTGAATTTTTTAGTCCTATTAATCCTTGGGAAGTTCAAAATAATTTTTTACAGGATTTTGAAAAAATTAAATGTCTTGAAGTAACATTAGAAAAAGGATTTTGTATTCATATTCCTCCTTATTGGTTTTATTCTTTTAAATTTAATGATACTTCAAGTAGTATTTTATCTTTAAAATATAGAACATATATGAACAATCTCACTATTTCTCCTGAAATATTTTTATGTGTTTTACAAAATCAAAATATAGTTAGAAATTATGTTAAAAAAATAAATAAACCATCAAACAATCAAACAAATAATCCAACAAATAATCAAACAAATAATGAAATAAATAATGAAACAAATAATGAAACAAATAATCAAACAAATAATGAAATAAATAATCAAACAAATAAATAAAATAATAAAAATATATTAAAAATATATTTTATAGTTTTATATAATTATGGATAGAGTAACTCAATTAGCAAATATTCAAGATAAAGCATTAGAACTATTTAAAAAAAAAAATAATGATTATGGTAATTCTTTTGAAACTTATGGACTAATTGGTATATTAGTAAGATTGCAAGATAAAATTAATCGATGTTTAACAATTGCTGACAACTGTATTAGAGTTACCGATGAAACTTTATTAGACACATTATTGGATTTACACAATTATGCAGCTATGGGTATTATGTTTCTTGTTGACAATAAAGAAGATGATAAAAATAAAAAAGATAAATAAAATATATTTAAATAGAAAATTATATATTGTATATAATGTTTCTTTATAAAGTTATTATTAAAAATAAAAATTATGAAGAATGGGATATTTATAATATAAATGACAATTTTATTGTTAATGATAAAGAATTATTAACAATAACTGAACCTTTAAAAAATAAATTATTTTCAAATGATACTTTTATTATAAAAGATAATAAAGTTGAAGTAGTTAATTCAGAAATTAAATCGAATATAAATATTCCTTGTGTACTTATACTTTTTCAAAATAAAACATATGGAAAATATAAAAATAAATTACTTTACAAGTGTATTCCTAATAATAAAGAACTACCTATTTTCTTAGTTCCTTATGAAATTAAAAATATTTCATTCAACAAATATTTTTTTAATCTTTTTGTTACAATAAAATATACATCTTGGACTGATAAACATCCTATTGGAACAATTACAAACAATCTTGGAAATGTTGATATTCTTTCTAACTTTTATGAATATCAACTATATTGTAAGTCATTAAATATATCTATTCAAAGTTTTAATAACATAACATCTAAGAAAATTAGAGATTTTTCTTCTAACTATAATATTCTTTTTCATAAAATATTCAATACATATCCAAATATTCAAAACAGAAATAATGATGAATGGAAGATTTTTTCAATTGACCCAATGAATAGTCAAGATTTTGATGATGCTTTCAGTATCAAAATATTAGATAATAGTAAATATTTACTTAGTATTTATATTGCTAATGTTCCTCTTTTATTAGAAACACTTGATTTATGGGAGTTTTTTTCTAATAGAATATCTAGTATTTATTTACCTGAAAATATTAAAAAACCAATGTTGCCTAATATTTTATCTAACTTTTTATGTTCTTTACAAAGTAATGTTAAACGTTTAGCATTTGTTATGGATATAACTATTGATGAAAAATATATTATTGAAAATATTTCTTATTCTTCTTCAATTATTAATGTTTCTAAAAACTTTTATTATGATGAACCAAGTTTATTTGAAGATAAACATTATAAACTTCTTTTTAAAATCGTTAATCATTTAAATATAACAAATAATTTTTCTGTTGATATTCAAAATAGCCATCATTTAGTTGAATATTTAATGATTTTTTTTAATTATAATTGTTCCAAAACTATGCTTTCTTTTAATGAAGGTATTTTTAAAGTTTTCTTAGATAATACATTTTATAAAGACAATAAAATAAAAGAAAAATTAATAAATAATAATAATATAACTGATTTTATAAATATTTTCAACTCTTCTTCTTCTTACATAAATATTCAAGAAATTAATAAAGAAAATAAAGAAAATAAAGAAAATAAAGAAAATAAAGATTTTTCATTTAATTTAAAACACCCTTTTTTAAATTTAAACTCTTATATTCATATTACAAGTCCTATAAGAAGAATTGTTGATTTATTAAATATTATTAACATTCAAAAAAATCTTAATATTGTTCAATTTTCACAAAAAACAATTGACTTTTACAATTACTGGATTAACCATTTAGATTTTATTAATTCTTCAATGAAAAATATAAAAAAAATACAAAATGACTGTTCTTTACTTAATTTATGTTTTAATACTCCAAATATTTACAATAAAATATTTTTAGGTTATTCTTTCAATAAAAAAGAATACAACAAAAATATTTTGAAAAATCAAACAAATCAAACAAATCAAACAAATCAAACAAATATATTTAAATATAGTGTTTATATACCAGAATTAAAATTATTCTCAAGTATCATTACTGAATTAAATCTTAATGACTTTGAACTAAGAAATTATAAGTTATTTATTTTTAAAAATGAAGATAATTTTAAAAACAAAATAAGATTACAAATTTATTAGTTTTCTTCTCTTCATTGTCATTAAAGTTTATACATATAATGACTGATTTGAAACAATAAACTTTAAAGTTATTTCTGGAACTTGTTTTAAAATATGTATTTGTTCCACATTACCCAAATATTCATACACTTTTTCAAATTCCATAATAATGTTATTTACCTTTAACAATCCTTTTATAAAATCACCTAAGAAAACTTCTTTCTCTTTTTGTATTTTTTGTAAAAATAATTTACATTCACCTATATTTGTTATTTCACACCAAGTCATAAAATAATCAATCATATCATATTGTATTTTATAGTCTATACCTGTATTAACTATTTTTTTTGATTCCAATTGAATCAAGTTATCAATATCTTTATCAATTATTCTTATAAAATTTTCTATTTTTGTATTTTTTGAATATGGTATTAAATTTTTTATTCCATCTGGTATAATAATATTTGTATAACAAGATAAAATACCAACAAGTTCTAATGCTGTAAAGTTAATCAATAAATTGTTTTCAATATAATTAGCAAAAATAACTGATGGTATTTCTTTTATCATACATGAAATAAACCCTTTCTTAGATAGTTGATATATATTATCATAAAAATAAATAAACTCTTTCTCTTTTAGAATATTAACTATTTTATCAATATTTGTTTTAAAATAATTATTTATATGATTATAATCATCATTTAAACTTTCTAATTCATTTATTTTATTGTTATAATTTGTAACAAAATCCAATTCATAATTTATTATTTTATAGTTGTTATCAATATTTTCTATTTGTTTTTCTATTTCTTTTTTTTTTTTATTAATTACTGTTGATTTATCTTTTCTTAGTTTTAAATATAATTGAAGTATATCTAATGGAACTTTAAAATTATTTATTGTTGTTTTTAATTTTTCTAAATCTTCATTTATATTTTTAATTAAATCATCAATAATATTTATTTGATTTGTAATATCTGTGTTAATCATTCCCTTTTTAACAAAATCTAAGAAATCATATTTTTCGATAAAAATTAAATGAAGTATTAAACTATAAGATATTTTAAATTTAGATACAAGTTTTTCAGGAGTTCCTGTCATCATCATACGATAATCTTGTGTTTCCAAATTTTTAAATAAATTTGTTAGTTGAAAAACATTTCCAATAGTATCAATTCCTCTTCTTCCTGCTCTTCCAGCCATTTGTGTATATTCATGTGGATGTAACATTCTTAAACCATTACCATCAAACTTACAAACATCAGTAAAAATAACTGTTTTAGTAGGCATGTTAATTCCAACAGAAAAAGTTTCTGTTGCTATTAATAACTTAACATAACCTTTTGAAAAACATAACTCAACCATTTCTCTTAAAATTGGTGAAATACCAGCATGATGAATAGCAATTCCTTTTTCTAATAATGAAACAATTTTAATATATTCAGGTAGTTCAAGATATTCAATATAATTTGGTAATTTACGAATAATTTGTTCACATTCTCTTTTTATAATGTAAGGTATTTTACTGTCAAATTCTAATAAATTAGTAGTTATTTCAGATGCTGTAATTTCTACATTTTTTCTTGAAAAGATAAAACAAATAGCAGGAAGCATATTATTTTCAACTAAATAATGTAAAAGTTGATTTAAAGCAAATGATCTTTTAACAATTATATTTTTTTTTTCAAATATCTTTAAAGATTTTTTAACATTATCAAAATTATTTTCTAAAAATTTTTCTTTAGAATTTTTTAACTCAATAGGTTTATTTATTATTTTTTTCAGTTCATCTTCTAAAACTTTGTCTTTTAATATTTTAAATAAACGATTATTACAAGTTATAAAAGAATAATGTGTTAAAGGAACTATACGATGATTTGTACCTGATAAATATACTATTTTATCATCATTTTCATATCTATTTTCTATCCATTTAGCAAAAATATCTGGTTTATCAATTGTTGCTGAAAGCATAATTAATTGTACATTTTGTGGAGACATAATAATACTTTCTTCCCATATTTTACCTCTATCTTTATCATTTATATAATGAATTTCATCAAAAATAATACAACTTAAATCATCATCTATATTTATATCAAAATTATTTAAACAAGAATAACTATTCTTTTTTAAATCTATTTCTTCTTTTTTATTTATTTCAAAGTTAAGTTGAGTTTTTTTAAACTTATTTTCATATAACTTATTTAATAAAATTTCAGTTGTCATTATTAAAACTTGTGCTTCGGGATTAATTTTTATATCTCCTGTAATAATTCCAAAACTTATATTAGGATATTTTTTTGTAAATTCATAAAACTTTTGATTACTAAGACATTTAATTGGAGAAGTATAAATAACTTTTTTATTTTTTTTTGTAAAATATTCAATCGCAAACTCAGCAGGTAATGTTTTTCCTGAACCTGTATGTGCTGTTACAAGAATATGATTTTTTGTAACAATACTTTCTATAGCATATTTTTGAAAATCACTAAGAACAAAAGAATAATTATTAAAATATTCTCCATACATTTCTTCTTTTTCTTTTGGATAAATAGTATTACAACAATTTTTTACCATATTAATAAAATAAGTCTTATATCTTTATATATTTTACATTTGAACATATAATAAAAATAATATAATCATAATAAATAATACATAATAAATAATACATAATAATAATAATAATAAATGAATAATTCTTTTATTTGTAAAAATAAATTTCAAATATTACAAAAAATAGGTAATGGAAACTTTGGAGATATTTATCTTGGAAAACAAACTATAAGTGATCAACTTGTATGTATAAAAAAACAAAATAAAACAAATAATATTAACATTCTTAAAAATGAAGCAATTATTTATAACTATTTAAAAAATAATAATGGTTTTCCATCATTAAAATATTATGAAACAAATGATAATGAAACATATTTAATGATTACTTTATTAAATAAAAACTTACAAGAAATTAAAAATATTTATAAAACTTTATCACTTAATTCTGTATTAAAAATAGGTATTCAAATCATTAATATTATAAAAACACTTCACAATATATATATTATTCATCGTGATATTAAACCTCAAAACTTTATGATTGGATTTAATGAAAAACAAAAAATTATTCATTTAATTGATTTTGGATTTTCTAAAAAATATATTGATATTGAAAATGGAAAACATATTGAACTAAGAAAAAATAAAGAATCAATTATTGGAACTCTTAATTTTGTAAGTAGTCATATTATTAATGGTAATGAACCATCAAGAAGAGATGATATTATATCTATTATTTATGTTTTAATTTACTTATACATTGATGACTACATTTGGAATGATATAAATACAAAATATATAAATGATAAACTATTTCAACTACAAATACTTTATGAAAAGTTAATTCTTCCTGAAGTTTTTATTAAATTATTAAAATATTCTTATGAAATTAATTTTGATGAAGAACCAAATTATGATTTATTAATTCTTATATTACAAGATAATAAAGTTATGGAAACAGAAAATTTTGAATGGATTAATTAATTATTATACTTAAAAAATAATATAAAGATATATCCACAAATATTTATTATATTTAATGGAAGAAATTAATAACACAGCAATAAATCCAACTGAAATTGAAATTGGAAAAAATTATATTGGAAGATGTAAGTGGTTTAATTCTAAAAATGGATATGGTTTTATTTCATTCAAAAATGATAAAGATAATATTAATGATATTTTTATTCATCATAATTCAATCAAAGTTAATAACGAACAATATAAATATCTTGTTATTGGAGAATATGTTAACTTTAAAATTATTGAAAATGATAACATAAATAACAATTATAAATATTACGCAAATGAAGTTTGTGGTATTGATGATGGAAAACTAATGTGTGAAACAAGAAAAGAAATTAAAGACGCAAGAATTAAATTCAAATCAAATAATTCTTCATCTTTACCTACTTTAGTAAGTGATGGTGTTGAAGAACAAAAACAAGAACAAAAACAAGAACAAAAACAAGAACAAGAATGGAAGGTTTCTTCTAAAAAGAATAGAAATAAAAATATAACTAAAAATATAAATAAAAATACAAGTAAGAAATAAAATATAAATCTACATAAAAAATAATTTGTATTATTTAAATATATGGATTATTTAAATAATAATGAAAATAAACTAAATAAGTTAAAAGAAGTAAATAAAAAATTAGGATTAGAAAATATTGAAAATAATTATAAACATTCTAATATCATATTTGTTTATAGTGTTCCAAAAGTAGGTTCAACATCATTAGTTTCTTCTCTAAAATTATTTGTTTTTTTTGGTTTTGTAATTATTCACATTCATTCTGAAATTATGTTAGAATGTTTTTCAAAAGTAAAAGATATTAGTGTTGTTGAATTAATAAATTATAATGGAATTTTTTTAAAAAGAAATGTTTTTGTTATTGACATTTATCGTTCTCCAATAGAACATAAAATTTCTACTTTTTTTGAAAATATTTCAAGTTTTCATTTTAATACTACTGATGAACTATTAAATAACTATGATTTGACAAGAATTATAAAAAGATTTAACTTAATATTTCCTTATATAGCAGTTGGTGATATTTTTATTGATAAATATAATATTAATGAAAAGTTCCCTTTTGATTATGAAAAAAAATATATTTATTTTAATTTAAATGGTATAAAATATATAAAATTAAGATTAGATAATGTTCATGAATGGAGAAAAATATTAAATAAATTATTAGGTATTGATATAGTTATAATTAAAGATTATTCTTCTTCAAATAAACCAATAAAAAATATTTATAATCAGTTTATTAAAAATTATAAAATTCCAAATAACTTTTTATCACTTATTAATTCTTGTAAATACTTAAACTACTATTATTCTAGTGATGAAATATTAAAATACTTAAATACTTGGAGATTAAAATCTTCAAATGAAAATTTTAATTATATGAATGAAAACGAATTTTTATTATATAATGAAATATCATTAGAAAATCAATCAAATACTTTTATTGACACTACACATTATATATATAATGGTTGTGTTTGTAAAGCTTGTTTATTTAAAAGACAAAGTATCATTAAAAAATTATTAAATAATGAAGATATTAGTAAAGAAATTGAAGAAAAAATTATTCATGAAAATGAAAACAATAAACTTGCAAATAATAAAAATAATGAAATTAAAAATAAAATCAGTTTATTACTTTTAAAAAAAAATACAAAAATAAAAGAAATAAAAACAATCAAATAATTATTTCTTTTTTTTCTTAGATTTTATTTTTTCTTAGATTTTCTTTTTTCTTAGATTTTCTTTTTTCTTAGATTTTCTTTTTTTCTAAGATATTTTATATTTTCTTTTTTTCTTAGATTTTCTTTTTTTCTTAGATTTTCTTTTTTCTTAGATTTTCTTTTTTCTAAGATTTTCTTTTTTTCTAATATTTTCTTTTTTTATAAGATTTTCTTTTTTTCTAATATTTTCTTTTTTTCTAAGATATTTTGTATTTTCCCATAGTTCATTTAATTTTGAATTATTTTTTTCATCTAACATTAATCCATTTTTATCACAAGCAATTAATAATTTTTTATGTAATGAATAAGCAATTGTTAAAGGCATTGATAAACCACCTACAAACATCAAACAAGAATTTATTGACATACATAAATCTTCAAATGATTTTGGTTTATATAAATCTATATTTATTCCTGTTGTTTTTACAAAATAATTATAGTCTTCATATTCTGAAGATATAAAAACAAGTTTTTCTTTATATGTATTATATAATTCTTCATAATCCAATTCACTTTTAAATCTTATTTTCTTTGTATTTATTAAAACTGTATCCTTAAATTTTTCTCTATATTCTTCATTTTCAGCTAAATATAACCATTTATTTTTACCCCATTCAACATTATAAACTCTACTAAATATTTCTTTCAAATTACCATTAACCATATTATTACGCCAAACACTTAAATCATAATCATAATTTTCATTTTTATGTATTTTATAATCATAAATATAAGGCTGTGATTTTATTATATCATATGTATCTTTATATGTTCCTATTATTTTATTTGAAAATGAGTCACCTGTATATCCAATGTATAATATACCTTTTCTTCCTGATTTTATATAATTCTCATTAATTACTGAAAGTTGGTTTATAAAATCACCAAGTCTTCCACCCGATGTATATTTTATTGGTTCTATTGGTTCTATTGGTTCTATTGGTTCTATTGGTTCTATTGGTTCTATTGGTTTTATTTCTTCCATTATATTTATTTATATTTATTTTTTTAAAAATGTATTAAAATAAACTATATTATTTATTTATGAGTAATATTATTTATTTACCTGTTTCATTAGGTGAAGCTCTTGATAAACTTTCTATTCTTTCTTTAAAACTTGAAAAAATTAAAGACAAACGTATTGAAGATGTAAAAAAAGAACACGATATACTTTTTAATTATTTAAAAGATTATATTAATATATATACTTTTTTATATGATGAACTTAAAAAAATAAATCTTGAAATATGGAACTATATGGATTTATTAAGAGATGGTAATTTAAATGACGACGAATATTTTTTTTTTAATAAAAAAACCATTATTCAAAACGATGTAAGGTTCAGAATTAAAAATAAAATAAATTTAATATCTAATTCAGAAATTAAAGAACAAAAAGCATATAATATTACAAAAAAAACAATTAATTTAACTAATGACTATTATGTTGAAACTGAATTTTTTAATGAAAACAAACCAACTTCTCTTTTATATGAAATTATTGATGATAGTTTAAACTATGATGAAATTACTATTTTATGTAATTCAAATAATATTAAGTTTATTAAAAAATATTTTTCATATGATAAAACTATTATTATTTATTAGAATATATTTTATTTTTTACAACAACAAAAGTTAACCATAAAATATTTCTTTTAATATTTTATTTATATTAATTACTGGTTTCCAACCTATACTTTTTAATTTATCTGCTTTTCCACTTATATTTGTATCTACTACATCATAACCAATTTTTTCATTACTTATTTCAATAACACAGATATTTGTTGTTTTATCGTAGTAAAATAGTTTGTCATCTATTATTTTTTCATACAAATATATATTTTCTAATGAATATAAATATTCAACTAATTCAAATACTTTATAACTATTTTCATTACAAATTAAATAATTATCTGGTTTATCACAATTTACTATTTTTTCTATTGCTGAAGCTACATCGCTTGCATGAATTATATTTCTATAAGAACCTAAACTTCCCAATTTTAGTACATCCTTTGTTTTTTTCCATATTTTTATATGATCTGATACTTTATTTAAAAGAAATGATTTTTTTTTATATTTTGATTCAGTTGTAAATAAAATACCATTTGAAAAAGGTAAATTATAATTTTCTCTATAAAAATCAACCATATTATGAGCCATTATTTTTGCTATTGAATATGGATGTAAATGATATTTATGTGTGTCATTATCTTCAATATTATATACTTCATGTCCTTTATACATTTCACTACTTGAAGCATTAAAAAGTACAGTTTTCATTTTTGTTTCATAAATAATATCACACAAATTAACACAGGACATACCATTTATTTCTAATGTTTTTATTGGATTATTAAAAGCTTCACTTGAATTTGATATACTAGCAAGATGAATAATTATATCAGGTTTTAATATATCTAAGACAAAATATAAAATTTTATATTCTGACATATCAAAATAGTATTTTAATATATTTTTTTCATATTTTTCATTCAAATGTCCTATTCCATATAAACTATATTTTTCTTTATCTAATTTAAACAATTCTTTCACATAATGTGATATATGTCCATCACAACCTGTTATTAATACTTTCTTAGAATAACTTACAATATCAAGTACTGGTAATGGAAAAATTAATTGACCTCCATTTTTTATAAACTCACTCTCACGATCTATTATTTCTTCTTTAAAATGATACGGCAATACCAATAAATAATTTGGAGGATCTTTTCTCATTGTTTCTTCACTTATTATTTCTATACCTGTATTTGTCATTTTTCCGACTTTATCTAAATTACGCTCTACAGCATACTTTATTATACTTTCATCTATATTTGCATATTGTAATAAACAATTTCCTTTTGTTGATGCTCCATAAATATATGTATTCATACCATTACTATTAATTGTATCTAACAAATTATTCAACTTGTTAACTTCACAATCACATCTTAACAAAAAATTTTCATAAGTTTCTTTTTTATTTAATCCAAAGTCTTCTTCTTCTTTTAATATTTTGTTTATTAAATCAACACATTCTGTATATTCAAAACTATTTTTTTTTGAAAGATATACACGAAAACTTCCTCCGTTACAATCATTAAACATAACATTTATAATTTTAAAATCTGTTTTATCAGCAATAAACTTAATTTGTTTTAATGAATAGTATTCTAAATGTTCATGACAAATTGTATCAATACTATTTCTTTTTAACATTGACAATAAATAACTTTGCTCACATGTCCATATTCCATCATCATCTAATATTTCATATATATCTTTTGCAAATTGAACTGGATCAGGTAAATCGTAAAACATAGATATTGAAGAAACTATTTTACATTTTTTTATATTTTTTCCATAATTTTTATTAAAATTATCTTTTGTAAAATAATCAGGAATTAAAAAAGCACGATTATAATATTTTTTAAATTGTAATCCTGTCGGATCAATTCCAACCAAGTTTTTATTTTCTTTTGGATAAAAATTTAACATTGTTGAATCGTTACTTCCAATATCCAAAATAATATCTTCATGAGTTAGTTCAACTACTATACTTTGTATTTCTTTATTATAATCTTTTAAATGATTTTTCATTGTGTTATTTATTCCAGATCTATATCCATATTCATTCTCATATAATTCTTTTGATAATGTTGTTTGAACCATTTGCAATAAATGACATTCTTCACATAAACATAAATCAACTTCAAGTTTTGGAACACTCCAATCTCCATACAAAGCAAATCTTGATGTTATATACTGTTCTCCTAAACTTATTACATTTGATAATTTTATTGATTTACATATTCTGCATTGATTTATATTTTTTGATAAATTATCCATTAATATAATATATATTTATTTTTTAATTATAACTATTATATATTTAAAGACATATAACTATTATAGTTTAATATATATTATGTATAAATTCAACAGTTTATTATTTTTTTTATCTTCTTATTCAACTACAAAAAATAAGATAATTTCATATTCTTTTTCAAATTCATTTTCATCTTTAAAAAATATAATTCCAAAAACTAAAAATCAAGAATTATTCGATGAGTATTTAAATAATAATAAATACAAAATTGTAATATGTTCTGGTCCAGCAGGTTCTGGTAAAACAATACTATCTTGTAACCACGCTGTTAATTTCTTAGATGAATATTCAAATATCATTTTAACAAAACCATTAGTAAGTGTAGATAATGAAGATTTAGGGTTTTTGCCTGGAAATCTTGAAAAAAAAATGACTGTTTGGGCAGAAAATTATATTCAAATATTATCCTCTTTAACTTCTACGAGTAAAATACAACAACTTATCAAAAAAGGTTCAGTTCAAATAAAACCTATGTCTTATATGCGTGGAAAAACATTTGACGATTCTTTAATTATTGCTGATGAAATGCAAAACTCATCTCCTATCCAAATGAAAATGCTAATGACACGTTTAGGTTTGAATAGTAAAATGATTATATTAGGAGATAATGAACAAAAAGATAATATTAAAATTTCAGGATTAGAAGATTTTTTAAATAAATATAACTCTTACTATCAAGATTTTAAACAAGATAACAATGACTTAATTAAAATTATAAACATGAATGATGATGATGTATTAAGAAGTCCTCTTGTTAAACAAATAATAAACATTTATAAATATAAAAAAACAATACCATCATTTAAAAGTCAAGATATTTCAATTTTCACAAAAAAAGATTTAGAAACATATCAAAAAAACAGTCCATTATAATTTTAAAATATATTTATTTTTTTTTCATATTTATTATTATTATAAACAAACCAACATTTATTAATATATTTTATTATTTTCATCTAAGAAACTAAGAAAAAATAAAATATCTTTATTTATCTTCAATAAAAATAAATAAAGATAAAAATTATCAAGAAATTATAAAAAAATATTTATGTAATATATTAAAAATGACAAAAAATGAAGAAAAAATTAAAAGAATAAAACGTTCTGGAGCATTAATTACTAATTTTGGTAACTCTCCATATAGCGATTTATGGTATGTTGATACAAAAAATAAAATATGCATTACATTTACACCCAGAGGAGGTTGTTCAAAATCATTCCAACAATATTTAGATTTATTAGACAGTAATTTGTTGAAAGATGGACTTGATACTAATAAATTTATACATATCTATAGAGTTAATATTTTTGATAAAAATGTTTCAACAGTACCAATTGTTAACTTAATAAAAAATCAATACAAATTTATAAAATTTATAATGAACCCATATATTCGTGCTGTTAGTATTTTTAGAGTAAATAAATCGGGTAATTTATCATTTAGAAATTTTATGAAACAAATGGTATTTTTTACAAGACGTATGTTTTCAAGTTTTAATGTAAGTGATAAATATCATTGTCATCAACAATATATAAAAGGAGAAGAGAACATTATAACAAAATATATTCGTATAAATGAAGATGAAAAATATAATATAAAATTGAAAAATGGACAAAATTATGAATTGAATTTAAATAATTATACTTCTGTTCATGAAGGTAAAAAAACTCTTAACACAGAGTTTTGTGGTGATATTCCTAGATGTCAAGTCAATCAAAACTTACCATTATCATACAAATATTTCTATGACGAAGAAATTAAAAATTTAGTCTATTTTTTTTATAAAGATGATTTTGTAAAATATAATTTTAACTTTGATTTTTAACTTTATTTCATTTTAAAATTTAATTTTTGTATGAATAAGATTAATAAAAAAAATGAAATAAATCTTAAATATATATATAGTTTGTAAAATACTAAACTGCTTAAATAAAGAATACGCTACGCTTTACGCACTAAAAATGAATATTGAAATAAACGAAATTAACGGAAATAAAACTTCTTTATTTAATACTATGCAAATATATTCAAATTTTACAATAGGATTGGAAATAAAATACTTTAATAAAAGAAGAATATTACAAATTATTGACGATTTTTCAGAAGATTTATCAACTCTTGATAATTTCAAAGATAATGTAATGGATGCGTTAACAAGATATGGACGATTAGTTGATTTTTATAATTTTAAAAATGAATTAATAAAACATACAAATGAATTAACTGAGATTTATCAATATATTGATGAAAAAATAAAAATAAATGAAAACGAAATACGTTATTACCTGAAATAAATCAAATATAACGGTTTGTCAGTGATATATAAAAAGATGAATATTGAATATATATAAAAAGATGAATATTGAATATATATAAAAAGATGAATATTGAATATATATAAATAAAAATAAATAAAAATAAATAAAAAAAATGAAAAAAATGTTTAACATAAATTCTTGTAAAAATAAAAAAAACAACGTAAAGGAAAATGAACAAACCATTTCAACATTTAGAAACTGACACTTCCAAAATATTTGATATCTATTCAAGAAGTATGAAAATGAATGAACAAAATAAAGATATTATTATACAAACGATTGACGAATTTTCAACCTACATTGAGAAATTACAAGAATTAAAATACATTATCAATGATGCAATATTAAGACATCAAAAATTAAGTGATTTTTATAAAATTAAAAGAGATTTACAAAAATGTATTCAAGACTTAAATGATATTAATGAATATATCGACATAAAAATTGAACAAGTTCTGGATGAAAACTTTTATCTTCTCAAATAACTTGCTCACAACACTTTACTGATTTTATGATTTTATTATTTTATGATTTTGTATAAACTTTTAAATATTGTTAACGTAAATAAACGAAATAAAAAAAGAACAAGCAAACCAAAATTGCTTTTTTTTTATCATTAACTTCAAAAATGTTTTGTCTAAGATAATCTTGTCAATTTATCCGATTATCATCATTACGCTTTGCTTTAGAGAATAAAAAAAATACAAAGATTTAAATATAAAGTCTGTTTCTTTGTATTTTTTCGTTATTTTTTTTTAAAAATTGTGAAGCAAAGCGAATTATTATTATTATTAATTTTACAGTGAAAAGCAAAACGAAATTGTTTTTATAAAATGAGGTTTAAGTGAAGGTTTAAAAATCATCATCCCAAATGTTTTCCAAAAGTTTGATATTTGTTTGTACGATTTTTTCTTCATTTTTTTTTGCTTTTGTTTTCTCCGAAAAGCAAAGGGTATTTTTTTCATTTGTAAGATTTGTAAGATTTGTAAGAATAGGAATGGAAACAGGATTTGGAATTGGTTGAATAGATTTAAAATATTCAAAGACAGGAATAAATAATTGTTCATAAGTGTATGTATCAGTTTTAATAACAATAAATTGATTATTCATTAATTTAAACATAACACATTTAATAATATTATTAAGTATTTGTTTTTTATTTATAAGAGAAGGATAATCTTTTGAGATGAGACTGAGATTAAAATATTTGTTGTTTTCTCTCTCATATTTGACCTGTTCTTGTTTTAATTTGTAAGGAGCATTATTAAAATCTAATGCCTTTTTCATTAATTTTTCATTATGAGCATAAGAATCCATTAAACCTTCCAAACAAGTGTTTTTGTCACCAGCAACTCTGTCATTGGAAACAAAAGTAATAGTCTTTAAATTATAAGTGATTTTTGATGGAGTATAAACAAAAGATGAAAAGGAAACATTTTGTAAAATGTTATTTATTGTTTCCATCTGTTGTAAGTTTAAATCATTTGTGTTGATGGAGTTCTTGTTTGAGGTTGAGATAACAAAATGTGTTTCAATCATTTTTAACTTTGGTTTGAATATACGTTGTCTTTTATTTGTGTTTTGAGTAATAAAAATAAAATAATTTCATTTTTTTTTATTTAAGATATAAAAGTTAAAGAACTAAAAAAGTTCCTTAACAATTACTCAGTTTATTTAAATAAAAAAAATGAAATAAAAATGAAATAAAATAATGAAAATAATAAAGAAAGAACCAAACAATCTAAGAAAAAGAATAACAAATGAGTTTAAGCATGATTTTTGAAAAAATGCCAATAAATATTGTGTTTAAAATAATGGAATACAACTACTTGGAAACACCTGGTTTTAAAGCAATCAAAAATAAAATTCAAACATTCAAAAAAGAACAAGGAGAAGAAGACGATTTGCTTAATGGAGTAAAAGAAGAAATATTTGTATTGGATCAAGAATATATTTCAGTTCCAAAAATCACATTCAAGGAATGGTATTTTTTTGAAAATTTTCTTGAATATATCAAAAACAAAAGTGAAAATTTTGATTTACGTTATTTTGATTTAAACAATGAAACAAGAGAAGAATCATTTTCAAATTATGATTATGATGATTATGAAAATGATTTTTAATCTATTTATGATAATTTATGATATTTTTGTTTTGATTGTTATTCATGCTTTATGCTTTTTGTAATTTAAATATGATTTATTTTTTTTTCACAAAATCACAATAAATATTAACTCATTTATGCTTTATTAACTCATTTATGCTTTATTAACTCATTTATGCTTTATTAACTCATTTCTACTTTATTAACTCATTTCTGCTTTATTCTCTTATTTCTTGAATTATAAGTCATCATATATTTTTTCATATATTCTTTTTTTGCTTGTTTTTTGTCTTCTTCAGTGAAATATTTTAATGGTCTTCCACGTGGAAACTTAACTATTGGTTTAAAATTATCACTTATAATATAGAGTTCATTTAAAATTTCCAAATATTCATTTAAAAATTTTTCTTCTAAAAATAAAACATCAAACATTGTTCATCCACAATTATGATTACATTTTTTCTTTATGTAATTTCTTGATTATAACTAAGAAATTATCTCATAAGGTTTTGCTTCACGGAGTAAAAAAAATACGAAACAATGATTTAAAATTAAACTTTCATTTTTCGTATTTTTTTTTATTTTTTTTAATTCTTTATTTTTTATACTCATTATTTTTTAAAATTGTAAAACAAAGCAAAACAAAGCAAAGCAAAGCATGATTATCAACAAAAACTTGAAAAGGTAAAACATCTTGTGAAGGTTACGCATCTGTATGTGGGTTCCTGATCCATGAGGTGAATATAAAAGAACTTGTTGAAACGGGAGAAGATGATAAATCATCCTGTGAAAAATCTTGGGAAGAAGGTAATAAAACATCTGGTGAAGGTAAAACTTCTGGTGAAGGTGATGAAACATCCTGTGAAAAATCTTGGGAAGAAGGTAATAAAACATCTGGTGAAAATAATGAAACATCCTGTGAAAAATCTTGGGAAGAAGGTAATAAAACATCTGGTGAAGGTAAAAGTTCTGGTGAAGGTGATGAAACATTTCTCGAACAATTATTTTTTTTATTTTTTCTTTCAGCACGTAAGCGGTATGTTTTGATTTCTTTTGTTGGATTGCGACATTCAGGACAAGTTTTTGCCCCTTTTGAGAACCAGTTTTCAAAACATTTTGTTCCATACTCGTGATTACAAGGTAAAGTACAAACATCAATGTATTGATGGTGTTCTAAACATATCGCACAATGTGTTTCCATTGTTGAATAAAGTGCTTTTTTTGATTTTACACGTGAAATTTTTTTCAATTTTCTTTCTTCTTGTTCTTTGATCAGTTCACTTAATAAATTATTGTATTGAGTTGTAACAAACACCATCCTAGAATTTGTATTGTTTGTTTCTGTCACCAAATGTCTTAAAATGCTGCTCAATCTCCGGTTTTCAAAATACAATTGTTGCAATCGAGGAGAATTATCAAAAATATTTTGGATTTGTGTCTCTCTTGGTGTGTTTCTCTCTCTTGGTGTGTTTCTCACAGTTACAAATGGTGCAACAATGCTTCTTTCAATTTCATTTGGTTGAACTTCATTTGTTCTTTCAAAACGCACTCTTATATCTGGTGGTGTTAAAATTGATGGAACCACAATCTCTTGATTCATTTCCTCATTTAAGTTCAATAATTCAGTATTTTCAAACATTTTTGTTATTGGTTTCACTTGTTTTTATTTGTGTCTCTTTTTAAAATATCCGAAAAATATTTCATTTTTTTTTATTCAATATGAAAAACTTGATGCTTTGCTTAACGAAGTTAAAGAAAAAAAACAAAAAAAGGATTTTGTTTTTAAAATTACAAAATACAAAATACAAAATACAAAATACAAAATACAAAATACAAAATACAAAATACAAAACACAAATAAGTTTTAAAAGCAGTTATTTCAATAAATATCCTCCAAACTCAAAAATACTTGGATTTGCTGATAAATATACCCAATTTATTTTATCTGGTTTTGCTTCTAACAAATCTATCGCATTTGGATTAAAAGATAAATAATACCATTCTATTTTTTCTGGGTTTGCTTTTAACAAATCTATCGCATTTTCATTTTTTGATAAATATTTCCAATCTATTTTTTCTTGGTTCGCTTCTAACAAATCAATAGCATTTGGATTTTCTGATAAACAACACCAATTGATTTTGTAAGGATTTGCTTCCAACAAATCAATTGCATTTTCATTTTTTGATAAATAATGAAAATTTATTTTTTCAGGATTTGCTTCCAATAAATCAATTGCATTTTCATTTGCCGACAAATATTTCCAATTTATTTTTTCAGGGTTTGCTTCCAACAAATTAATTGCATTTTTATTTGCTGATAAATTACTCCAATTTATTTTATCTGGTTTTGCTTCCAAAATATGTATCGCATTTGGATTAAAAGATAAATAATACCAATTTATTTTTTTAGGGTTTGATTCCAACAATTCAATTGCTCCTGGATTTCCCGATAAATATTCCCAATTTATTTTTTTAGGATTTGCTTCCAACAAATCAATTGCATTTTTATTTGCTGATAAAGAACTCCAATTCAATTTTTCAACATTGATCCAACTTTTAAGTTCCATATTTATTATTCGCAGTTTGTTTTAAAGTTTGTTTTTATTTGTAATTCTTTGTTGAAGTAAAAAAATATTTCATTTTTTTTATTCAAAATGAAAAACTTGACGCTTTGCTTAACGAAGTAAAAGAAAAAAAACAAAAAAAGGATTTTGTTTTTAAAATTACAAAACACAAAATACAAAATACAAAATACAAAATACAAAATATAAAAACACAAATAAGTTTTAAAGCAGTTATTCAATAAACATTCTCCAAACTCAAAAATAATTGGATTTTGTGAAAAACTTCACCAACTTTTTTTTTCTTTGAGCATTTTCAGAAAACGAACCCAATTTTTTTGATTTATTTTGTTGGATTGTGACATTCAGGACAAGTTTTTTCCCCTTTTGAGAACCAGTTTTCAAAACATTTTGTTCCATACTCGTGATTACCAGGTAAAGTACAAACATCAATGTAGTTGTGTTTTTCTGAACATGTTTCACAATTTTTTTCCATTGTTGAATAAACTTGTTTTATTGCTTTAACATATGAAATTTTGTTCAATTTTACTTCGTCATTTTCTTCAAGCACTTGTCTTAATAAATTATTAATTTTTGTTGAAACAAACATCATCCTATTTTGTGTTTTCTTTTCTTCTTTCATCAATTCTCTCAAACTTATTCTCAATGTATGGTTTTCTGAATAAAATTGATTCAATTGAGAAGAAGATTCATAAATGTTTTTTTCGTTTTGTTTCTCTCTTCTGTTTCTCACATTCACAAATGGAGCAATGTTTCTTTGTTGTCTTAATAATTTATTTATTTCAGTTAAAACAAAGTTCATCCTATTACGTGTGTTGTTTTCTTCTCTCATCAATTCTCTCAAACTTCTACTCAATGCCTGGTTTTCTGAATAAAATTGACGCAATTGAGATGAAATTTCAATTGATGGCATCCCAATATCTTTATTCATTTCCTGATTTAACTTCAATAATTCAGTATTTTCAAACATTTTCGTTATTGGTTTTCACTTGTTGTTTTTCAGTTGTTTTTATTTGTGTTTCTTTTTTAAATCTGAAAAAAAAAATCATTTTTTTTATTCAAAACGTAACTTGACGCTTTGCTCAACGAAGTAAAATAAAAAAAACAAAAAAAGGATTTTTTTTTTTTAAATTACAAAATACAAAATACAAAACACAAAATACAAAATACAAAATATAAAAGCACAAATGAGTTCATTATTTTTTTTGTTTTTTAATGAGCAAATTCCAGAGATTTTTAAAGCAGTTATTTCAACAAATAATTTCCTCCAAACTCAAAAATACTTGGATTTAAGGATAAATCGAAGTAAATACATTTATTTGGGTTTGCCTCCAAAATATGAATTGCTTCTGGATTTGAAGACAAATAACTCCAATTTATTTTGTCAGGGTTTGCTTCCAACAACTGAATTGCTTCTGGATTGCCTGATAAATAAGTCCAATTTATTTTGTCAGGGTTTGCTTCCAAAATATGAATTGCTGATGGATTTCTTGATAAATTTTCCCAATTTATTTTGTCAGGGTTTGCTTCCAACAATTCAATTGCTCCTGGATTTCTCGATAAATTTTCCCAATTTATTTTGTCAGGGTTTGCTTTCAACAATTCAATAGCTTCTGGATTGCTTGACAAATGTTTCCAATTTATTTTGTCAGGGTTTGCTTCCAAAAGATGAATCGCATTTGGATTCAAGGACAAACAACTCCATACTATTTTTCCCTTGTTTGGTCTGTCTTCCAAAAGATGAATCGCTTCTGGATTTGAAGATAAATTATTCCAACATATATTGTAAGGGTTTGCTTCCAACAATTGAATCGCATTTTTATTTTTTGACAAAACTCTCCAATCAATTTTTTTTTTGTTTCGTCTAGTTTTCAAAATATGAATCGCTTCTGGATTTGAAGACAAATATCTCCAATTTATTTTGTCAGGATTTGCTTCCAACAAATCAATTGCGTTTGGATTTTTTGAAAGATACGTCCAATCCAATTTTTCAACATTGATCCAACTTTTAAGTTCCATTTTCATTTTTCACAATTTGTTTTTATTTGTCTTTCTTTTTTAAATCTGAAAAAAAATTTCATTTTTTTTTATTCAAAACGTAACTTGACGCTTTGCTCAACGAAGTTAAAGAACAAGAATATCTTGTTCAACAAAATAGTTCAAACAGTATAACTCATTTCTTCTTAGAAAAACTTGTTGTAACAAAATAGTTCAAACAAAATAGTTGTAACAAAATAGTTATAACAAAATAGTTATAACAAAATAGTTCAAACAAAATAGTTCAAACAAAATAGTTATGACTATTTTTATAACTCATTTCTTCTTAGAAAAACTTGTTGTAACAAAATAGTTCAAACAAAATACTTCAAACAAAATAGTTCAAACAAAATAGTTATGACTATTTTTATAACTCATTTCTTCTTAGAAAAACTTGTTGTAACAAAATAGTTCAAACAAAATACTTCAAACAAAATAGTTCAAACAAAATAGTTATGACTATTTTTATAACTCATTTCTTCTAAGAAAAAGTTGTTGTAACAAAATAGTTCAAACAAAATAGTTCAAACAAAATAGTTATGACTATTTTTATAACTCATTTCTTCTAAGAAAAACTTGTTGTAACAAAATAGTTCAAACAAAATAGTTGAAACAAAATAGTTATGACTATTTTTATAACTCATTTCTTCTAAGAAAAACTTGTTGTAACAAAATAGTTCAAACAAAATAGTTCAAACAAAATAGTTATGACTATTTTTATAACTCATTTCTTCTTAGAAAAAGTTGTTGTAACAAAATAGTTCAAACAAAATAGTTGAAACAAAATAGTTATGACTATTTTTATAACTCATTTCTTCTAAGAAAAACTTGTTGTAACAAAATAATTCAAACAAAATAGTTTAAACAAAATAGTTATGACTATTTTTATAACTCATTTCTTCTAAGAAAAACTTGTTGTAACAAAATAGTTCAAACAAAATAGTTATGACTATTTTTATAACTCATTTCTTCTTAGAAAAACTTGTTGTAACAAAATAGTTCAAACAAAATAGTTGTAACAAAATAGTTATAACAAAATAGTTGTAACAAAATAGTTGTAACAAAATAGTTCAAACAAAATAGTTCAAACAAAATAGTTCAAACAAAATAGTTCTAACAAAATAGTTCAAACAGTATAACTCATTTCTTCTTAGAAAAACTTGAACTGAAAAAAAACTTGTCAAAAAATACGAAAAAAACTTGCCGAAAATAATTATTTTTAGTTCTTTGAAATTTCCATATTAAATAAAAAAAAATGAAATTCTTTTTCAGATTTAAAAAAGAAACACAAATAAAAACAACTGAAAACTAAGAACTAAAATGAACTCAACAACAAACTCGGTCGCAAACTCAACAGCAAACTCCTCTTTAATCGCTTCAGTTCATGAAACGATGATTGTTTCTTTGGAACAGTCATTCCGAACTGTCGCAAAAAACGCAATAATTCAGGTTTGCGAAATGTACAACTTGAATATTGACGAAGTTTTTGAAAAAATTGGGTTTGAAGAAGAAGTGATGAAATTAAAAGTGATTCCACAAAACGAAAAAAATAAAGAAAAAAAAACAATGAAAGAAAACAAAGAAAAAAAAGAAAAAAAAGAAAAAAAAGAAAAACCACTTTGTTTATTTCCATTCAACGGAGAAATTGACAATGAAACTTGTCAGGGTCTTTGTATCGCAAAAGGATTGTATTTACAATGTAAAAAATCAAAGGTGAATGAAACAAACTTTTGTGTTGCATGTTTAAAACAAGTAGAAGAAAACGACAACAATGAACCCAACGCTGGAACAATTCAATCCCGTTTGAGTGTTCCTTTGATGGAATATATTGACCCAAAAAACAGAAGTGTTGTTCATTACACAAAATATTTGAAGAAAATGAAATTAACAGAACAAGACGCAAAAGATGAAGCTGCGAAGTTCAACATTATAATTGACGAAGTCAATTTTGAGACTATTGAGACTATTGAAACAAAAAAAGGACGTCCAAAGAAAGAAAACTCAATCACAAGTGAAGAAAACAAAGAAATCAAAAATCGGGGACGACCAAAAAAAGAAATAAAAAAAACAGAAGAAGAAGTGAATGATTTGTTCGCAAATCTGGTGAATGAAGACAGCAATAGCAGCATTTCAACAAAGGATGGAATTTTTGACAACAGTGAAGATGAAAAATCACAAAAAGAAGAAGAAAAGGAAGCGGAAAAAGCAAAAAAAGAAGCAGAAAAGAAAGCGGAAAAACAAAGAAAACAAGAAGAAAAGGAAGCGGAAAAAGCAAAAAAAGAAGCGGAAAAGGAAGCGGAAAAAGCAAAAAAAGAAGCGGAAAAGGAAGCGGAAAAACAAAGAAAACAAGAAGAAAAGGAAGCGGAAAAACAAAGAAAACAAGAAGAAAAGGAAGCTGAAAAAGCAAAAAAAGAAGCGGAAAAAGCAAAAAAAGAAGCGGAAAAGGAAGCGGAAAAAGCAAAAAAAGAATTGAAGGAAAAGGAAGAAAAAAAAGAAGCGGAAAAGGAAGCGGAAAAACAAAGAAAACAAGAAGAAAAGGAAGCGAAAAAGGAAGCGGAAAAAGCAAAAAAAGAAGCGGAAAAGGAAGCGGAAAAAGCAAAAAAAGAATTGAAGGAAAAGAAAGCGGAAAAAGCAAAAAAAGAATTGAAGGAAAAGAAAGCGGAAAAAGCTGAAGAAACAGAAAACAGTAATGTTAAAATAATAAACCTGAAAAGTTTCACATACAACGGTGAAAAATATGGTAGAGACGCAAACAACAAAGTTTATGACTTAAAAACACGAAAAATAATTGGAACATGGAATATTGAAAGAAAGAAAATTGAACTAAGTGCCATTGAAGAGGATGAAGAAGATGAAGAAGAGGAAGAGGAAGAAGGTGAAGAAGAAGAAGAAGAAGAAGCTGAAGATGAAGAAGAGGAAGAAGCAGAAGATGAAAAAAATGTTGACGTTGAATGCGAAGAAGAAGAATATGATGATTAAAATTGAGAAAAATTTAAAAAAAAATAACTGAATTGTTTGAATTGTATAAATTGAAAAATTAACCTGTGAAAAATTGTGTTTTATGAATAACTTTTAAGTTAAAAAAAAATATTTGCTTGATAAATAAAAAAAATGAAAAAATGAAAACGACAATTTATTTTTGAATCGTCGTACATTTTTTTAATTCAATTTTTATAATGTGTTTAACCTTCAATATTCTTTTTTTTGTCAAAACACAAGTCAAATCACAATTATATTTATTAATCTCTCTTAAAAAAAATGATTATATTTTCAAAGAGAAATAAGATAATACTTAAACAAAAATTGAAACATAAATCTTGAAAAGAAATGAACGAAAACTTTCAAAATGATGTGAATGAAAATAAAGCAAGCGAAAACATTGTGAATGAAAATGAAACAAGTGTTGAAAATAATGTTGTTTTAACATCATTCAAAAAAAGATACTTTGATTTTATTGAAAAAGCAAAAATTGATTTTAAACAATATCAATTTGATGGTGTTTTGTTTATGTTGGAAAGTGAAAAAAAAAATAAAGGTGGTTTTCTTTTTGATGAAATGGGACTTGGAAAAACTATTTCAATAATTATGCTTTTATACCTCAACTTTCACAAAAAAACATTAATTGTTCTTCCACCTGTTCTTATTCAACAATGGTTTGACACTATTTTTGAAAAAACAGGACACAAAAGCACAATTTTTCACGGAAAACAAAAAAAAAATATCACTCAAAATGACTTGGAACAATCAAATATTGTTTTAACATCATATTCACATCTTTCATCACCATTAATTCAACAAACAAAATGGAATCGTGTTATTTTTGATGAAGCTCATAACCTAAGAAACCCAAAAACAGAAAGATTTAAACACTCAAAATCTTTGACATTTGAAATGTCGTGGTTTTTAACTGGAACACCATTCCAAAATAAAAAACTTGATATACTATCCCTCATAAATATAGGGAAGTTTGATATTTATAAATCGTCATCTTTTATTTTGAAACGAACAAAAGAACAAGTTAATATTGATTTACCAAAACTCAATGTTATTGTTGAAAATATTAAATGGGAAAATGAAAAAGAAAAAACTTTGGCAAAAGACATTCATTCAGGTTCTTTACTGACAACACAAGGAAAAGGAAGACAATTAGAAAAAATAACAAGATCAAGACAAGTTTGTATTTTACCAACACTATTAGATTTACACCTTGAAAAATGTAAAAAAATACACAATAATAACATATCAAATCCTGAAACTTGTGATGATATTATTATTAAAAAAGATTATGATTATGGTGTAAAGTGTTCAACAAAAATTACTCATATTATTGATTCTGTGAGTAAAAATATTAATAATGGAAATAAAAAATTAATATTTTGTTATTTTTCAAAAGAAATTGACTTTATCAGTGATGAACTCACAAAAATACATAAAGATAAAAAAATAGCAATTTATGATGGAAGACATAAAAAAGATGTATTAACTCAGGAATGTGATATTTTAATCATTCAAATATTATCAGGAAGTGATGGTCTCAATTTACAACAATTTAATGAGATTTATTTTACAAGCATTCACTGGAATCCTTTTGTTGAACTTCAAGCCATAGCCAGATGTCATCGTATTGGACAGAAAAAACAAGTTTTTGTTTATAAATTTATTATGAATGACTTTAATAAAAATAATGAAAACAGAAATGACAAAGACAAAGACAAAGAAGAAATTGATATGGATGTTAAGTCAATTGAAAATCAAATTATTGAAACACAAGAAAAAAAAATAACTGATAATAATGAACTTTTAACTGAACTAAGAATTACTTGATGGAGTTATATAACACAAATATCAGACAAAACAAACTCATTTCTGCTTTATTCACTCATTTCTGCTTTATTCACTCATTTCTGCTTTATTCACTCATTTCTGCTTTATTCACTCATTTCTGCTTTATTCACTCATTTCTGCTTTATTCACTCATTTCTGCTTTATATATTTTGTAATTTTAACAACCAAGTTATTTTTTTTATTTTTTTACAAAGATATGTATACAGTTGTAAATAACTGTTTTTATTACAATTCACTGGTATATTGTGATAGATAGTACTGGTTGATGATGGTTGATGAAGAAAACAAATACAAAAATAACTTGGGATTTTTTATAATTTTACAAAGTGCTGTTATTTTTTTAATTTAAAAAATAAAATGAAACATAAAAAGATAAAATATAATTATAACAAAATACAAATAACCAAAAATGAAACTTCTTAGTTGGATAAATATAGATAATTTAAATTGGCGTCCTCTTTCAAAAAATCAAAATGCAATTCAGTTATTGGAAGCAAATCTGGATAAAGTTGATTGGTGTCAATTATCATCAAATCCAAGTGCGATACGTCTTTTGAAAGAAAACGAAGAAAAAATAGATTGGATGGAATTATCTTTAAATCCAAAAGCGATAGATCTTTTGAAAGAAAACAAAGAAAAAATATGTTGGTACAATTTATCACGAAATCCAAATGTTATTGATGCTATTGAGTTATTGGAAGCAAATCTGGATAAAATAAGTTGGTCTAACTTATCAAAAAATCAAAACGCTATTCATATTTTGGAAGCAAACCCTGAAAAAATAAACTGGAATTATTTATCTTTAAATCCAAATGCTATTCATATTTTGGAAGCAAATATGGATAAAATAAACTGGAATTATTTATCTTTAAATCCAAGTGCTATCCATATTTTGGAAAAAAACAAAAATAAAATAAATTGGTTTAACTTATCTTTCAATCAAAATGCTATTCATATTTTGGAAGCCAATCAAGAAAGAATAGATTGGTTTAACTTATCCCAAAATCCAAGTGCTATTCATCTTTTGCTAGAAAATCCTGATGAAATAAAATGGCATCATTTATCGCAAAATCCGAAAGCTATTTATATTTTGGAAGCCAATCAAGAAAGAATAGATTGGTTTAATTTTTCAAAAAATCCAAACATTTTTGAGTTATTGGAAGCAAAACTGGATAAAATAAACTGGCATTATTTATCAAATAATCCAAGTGCTATTTATCTTTTGAAAAAAAAACAAAATAAAATAAGTTGGTTTAACTTAACGAAAAATCCGAATGCTATTCATCTTTTGGAAGCCAATCAAGAAAGAAAAGATTTGTTTAATTTTTCAAAAAATCCAAATATTTTTGAGTTTGGAGGATGTTTGTTAAAATAAACTTTTTGGAGAACGAGAGCAAATAATTAAAAATATATTCAAAAAAAACAAAATACGAAAAATATTTTATTAAATCATATTTATGCTTTTTATATTTTGTTTTGTATTTTGTAATTTTAATAACCAACTTATTTTTTTTATCCTTTTAAACAATATTATTAAAATTGTTAAAAAGAATGGTGTCAAAACACTGAAAATGTTGAAATAAATAAAAAAATATGGAATTGAAAAAAGTATAAACTTAAATTATTTTGTTGTTAATATATTAAAGTTGATGATTTTTTTATAAAATAATAATAATAATAATTCAATAATAATTCAATAATAATTTAATAATAATTCAATAATAATTCAATAATAATTACAATAATTTTTTTAAATTTAATAAGTTCATTATATGATAACGATATATATCACATTTAGGTTTTATAATTAAATTCCATGTATCAGAATCCAATGATTTAAAATTTTTATTACACATATTACTTCTTAAATTTATATTTGAATCATAAACCCAAATATATTTACGTATATCATCTTCATTTAATTCAACATTTGGATTGTTGTTTTTAATTCTCAATAAAACTTTTTCAATCATTTTTGGAAAACAATGAAAATCTATTGCACAACTTAAAATATCCAGTTCATTCTCATATGTTTGATATTTACTTATTACAATCTCATCATTACAAATAATAACTTTTCCATTTATTATTTGATTAATTAATGTATTAATTAATATTTTTTCTCCATTAAATCCTCCAAACTGAAGTCTTAAATATAAAGCAATACAATTAACATTATTAAATAAATCACTAACTTTATAATCATCCATAAAATCATTATTATCTATATTTTCATAAAATAAATCTATGTTACATAATAATTTTACATATGAAAATATAAAATTAACGTCAAAATTTGTTAATTTATAATTTTTTGATAATGCTATATAATACCAAACAATAATACAATAATATTTATTTATACAAACATCTTCAATTGAAATGATAGTAAGACGACGAAGTAAATCTATTAAATTTCCCGAAATAATCATTTCCATTGTAGATTTTAAAGCAATATTTTCTAATTTACGTCGAATCGATTTTTGTAAATTTGATTTTATTAATGAAACACTTATTTTTTCATTACTTATTTGTGAAAAAGTTAAATCATCATTATCATCAACGCAAACAATTCCAATAATAATTTTTTCACGTGTTTCAGTGATTTTTTTATAATTATGAACATCTGGAGAAGTCTCTGATGTAATAATTTTTATTTCTAATGGATAATATGTATAATATAACGATGGTGATTCAATTTGTCTAAATGTTATGTTAAATCTTGGTGAATTAAACATTTTAATTGATTTAATACAATGTTGATATTTTTCTTGACAACCTATTTTCATTATAAATAAATCACCATCATGTAAATCAAATGTTAGAACTTCCTTAGTTGTTTTATCTCTTAAACAAAAACGCCTAATTCCTCCAATATTAACTGAATAAATATTACTTTTTAATGCTTCTTTATCACTATGCCAAGATATATTTGAAGTGCTGTCATTATAATAATGAACAAGACCATAATCAATATTATATAAGTTACTATAATTAGTTAAAATTGTATTTCGTATTTCACTTGTAGTAAAAGTCCAGTCAATTAATGGTAAATTATATATTTCAAATGTTTTTTTAATATTGTCATCTAAACATACACAACTTTTTCTTGATGAATTTATTTCTAAATAAGGATTTGTTTCATTGAATAATTTTTTAAATTTATTTTTTTCAATAAAAGAACGATGTAACTCATAATATTCAGTAATAATAGGATCTACTTTTTTTTGTTTAAAATAATCAGTTATCATTTTATTATGTAAGTTAATTAATAATAATAATAATTAAATAACGAAGTATAAAAATAAATCATTTTTTTATTATAATAAAAAATTGATAAATTACAAGTTGCTGGTAAAAAAACCTGCTTTACTTTAAGGAGTAAAAAAATAAAGAAAACAAAGAAAACAAAGAAAACAAAGAAAACAAAGAAAACAAAGAAAACAAAGAAAATATTAAATATTCCAAAGTATTTTCCAAACAGGACTAATAGAATTATCACCATCTTTATTTAAAGTAAAAGGACAATTATACATAGAATTATCATCTAAAACAGAACAAGGATTACATATTCCATTAACAAACTTAAAACCTGGTATTGTTTTTTCAATATCTTTGTTTTCAATTTTTTTGTTTGTATTTAAACCACATTCATCATTAATTCTTTGTTGTTCCATATAAGATTTTCCATTTTGACCAATTTTACAAACAGCAATATTTTGTGGGTTTTCAAATTCATTTAAAAAAAGAGGTGTATAATTATTGAAAGATAATATTGAAGAGGTTTTTTCGGTTGAAGGTAAAATACTTCCATTTAATATAAATTTTCCTTCTTTAGTATTGAAACCTAATTTTTTTAATATAACACTTTCAGGATAAATGGATTGATTATTTTTCAAAGAAAAATAAGGTTCTGTTTTAATAACATTATTATGAGAGACATAATCTAAGAAAATTTTTTTTGTCTTTTCATTCCAAGGATATTCATTATATTTTAATAAATGTTCAATTTCTTTTTGTGTTGCTTGTTGTTGTATTTTATTTATATTAAAACGATATGAAGGGTTATAACTTTTAATATAAGTTTCATAATTACATTTTGTTTGATTTGACCAAATAAACCCTTCTTTTGATTTATTTATTAAAAAAATTAAATATGTTGTTATTCCAAATAATATAAATATTAATAATAATAATAATAATAATTTTTTATTATTTAAACCTTTTATCATTTATAATATATAATTATTTTATTATTATATATTATTTAGTGGTTATTTAGTAGTTATTTTATTAAGATCATTTTGAGATGTATGACTAGTAAATATTATATGATAAAATCTATAAAGAATAATAAAAATAATACTTATTAACAAAGAAATAAATGGATAATATCTATAAGTAATTAAAATAATTAATATAAGTATTATAAAACCTAAATAACTTGTAAAAAATAATGCTAATAAATTAGGTATAAAAAATAATATAAACCATAAAAAAATAAATAAAAATAATATAATAAGATAATTTTTTTGTAAAAGAGAAAGTAATTTTTTAATGTAAATATTATTTTTTAATTTCTTAATTATTTTCTTAGAATAAAAAGAAGATAATAAAGTTTTTTTTTTTGATTTCATCATATATTTTATCTATATATAATATTTATTTTTAAGAGAATAATATTTATTGATTACAACTGCTCAACTTCTTCAAGTTCTTGAATTTCTTGAAGTTCTTCAAGTTGTTCAAGTTGTTCAACTTCTTCAAGTTGTTGAAGTTGTTGAAGTTGTTCTTCAAAATCAAATTTATTAATTTTTTTTAAATAAGAATAAGAACAATCATAAAAATTATTAGTTTCGTCTTCATCTTGATATTCGTTTAAAATATTTTCAACATTTGTAATTTCTACATCATCAACAAAACTAATAGAACTAACATCATCTAATTTTAAATATTCAATTCCTATTCCTGAAGAACCAAAACCATTAAATCCACGTTCTGTAGTTTCACTAAAAAATTCTTCTTTATCAACTACAAAAATATAAATAGGACAAAGAGAAGGACTACAAATTTGAACAAGTCTTGTATATTTTTCAATAGTATATGGTTCATTACCAATTTTATCAAAAACAGCCATAATATTATTTCTATAACCAGAGTCAATAATACCAACACTATTAGCAAGACGTAAAGGAGTTTTATAAATACTTGATCTTGAATATAAATAATAACCAGTATTATATTTTTTCCATGAATCGGTAATTATTTCTGCTGAACATTTAACTTTCAAATCAACTTTAATATGATTTTCTTTATTTTCTTTATCATATTCAATGTTTTCAGGACAATATAAGTCAAATCCAGCATCAATAAAATTATTTTTTAAAATGTTCCTGTTATGTTTTTCAATTGTTTTAATATAATTTTCTTTTAATTCATTGTCTTCACTATCAATGTAAATATTTAATAACATTATTTTATCATAACATTTCATAAGAAGATTAATTATTTCACTATTATCCACATTAGTATCCATATTAGTATTTATATTTTATAATTATAATAATGTCTTTATATCTTTATTAACTTTGTATTATTAACTTTGTATTATTAACTTTGTACTATTAACTTTGTATTATTAACTTTGTATTATTAACTTTGTATTATTAACTTTGTATTATTTTATTTTTTTTCACAAAAGTCATTGGATAAATATTTCCAAGAATTGGTTATTTCTCTTGTCAATAAAGGTATATCAAGATCATTAACACTATTATTATTTAAATCAAAATTATTATTATTATAATTGTTACTACTTTGATGTAAAAATATATTCGAATGATTATTATCAAAATTAATTAAATGATTAATAAAACAATTTTCAATAAAGTTGTTATTATAAATATATTGATTTCCTTGTGAACATTGTCTTGATAAAGAAAACATTTTATTATATTTTTTATTATTAAAGTTTATTATAATAACATATAAATCATCACATAAAGTCATCATTAAATAATTATTATTTAAGTTATTGTTTTCCATATAATTTTTCATATATTTTAAAAATTCAACTAATTCAACTAATTCATTTTTATTATTATAGTCAGTAATAGTATTAAAAATTAAAGTTTGAACTTTTTGTCTAAAAATATAAATAGTTAGATCATCTTTTATTTTTTTATCAAATATGTTAGGTTTTATAATTTTACAAGTTTTTTTATTTGTGTTTACAATTGTTCCATTTAAAACTATTTTAATTTTAGATATATCGTATGTTTGTAAATGAAATACTTTTTTAAAGCAAGAAGAAATAGAATGGATATATAATTTACTGCTCCATTTATTTTTTTCATAGTTATATATTTTTCCATTAATTATTTTTAATGTTATATTTTTTATTTTTTTATAAACAATATTTGATAATATTTCACTACAAACAAAACTAACATTATTTATTTTTTCAATAAATCTATATTCACCATTTTGTTCAGACAATTTTTTTAACATATAAAAATCATGATTAATTCCATAACCTATGAAAATATTTGTAAAACCTGAAAGATATGTTTTTAATATTGATATATCTTTTTCACCTTTATTTGTTTCACCATCTGTTAATAATATAAAGAATAGTTCAACTTTTTTATTTTTTTTTAAATAAATATTTTTAATATCATTTAATTTTTTTTTACTGTTAACAATAGGTAATTCAATATTTGTTGAGCCTTCAGCTATAACATTATCTAAAATATTATTAATAAAATCAATGTTCGATGTATTTGGTTCTATATAATCTATAATTTCACATATTCTATCATTAAAAGTATCAATAGATATTGATAATGGAAAGTTATTATCAACAATAACCTTAACTATTTTTTTTAATGTTGTTATTAAAATGAATAACTTAGTATTATTTTTATTAAATAAAAGGTCATTAATGTCTTTATCATCTTCACTTACAGTTAAATCCATTGAACCAGAGTTGTCAATTGAAATATGTATATGAGAATTATGTATAACATTATTTTCTTCAATATCAAGATTTAATATTCCAAAACAAGAAGAGTTATATATTTTATCAAATTCAATATTTTTATCAAGTTCAATGTTTTCTTTATGAAAAATAGTTGTTGCTTTAATCATTTTCTTATTATATTCTTATTATATTCTTGAATAACTTTAATTTATTTTATTTTCATTTCATTTTTATTTTTATTTTCATTTTCATTTTTATTTTTATTGATTTTTATTTTTATTGATTTTTATTTTTATTGATTTTTATTTTTATTGATTTTTATTTATTAATTGAATTATTACTTAAAAAAATATAAGTATTCATATTATAATTATGAGTTCTGATAATGAAGTAAAAAGTCCATTTTCAACACAACAAGATGAACTTTTACCATCAAATAAACCAGTTGAAATAACAAATATTGAAATTAAAGACCAAAATACAGGATTAAATGTTTTAATTCATTATATTACATTAGCACAAAAAAGAGGTGTTTTTTCTATTCAAGAAAGTGCTCATATATGGAATTGTATTGAAATATTTATTTCAAAACAAAAAAGTGTTAAATCATAAAAATTATAATTTTTTCAATGTTTTATTATATTTTTTTTTAAGTTTTAAAGTTTTGTTTAAAGTTTTGTTTAAAGTTTTGTTTAAAGTTTTGTTTGAAGAATAAATAAAATGTTTAATTTCTTTTTCTTTTTGAATTATTTTTAATGCTGAATATTTAAAAAATTTACGAAGTTCATTTTTGCGATTTTTCAAATCTTGTATAGAAAACCATTCAATTTTATCTTTTTCAAATATTTTACTTGTTTTTAAAATATGTTTGGGTAAATATTCTTGAAGTATTTTTTGGTTATTATTAAAATAATAATTAACATTATCATCATAGTCAATAGGTAAAAAATATATTCTATATGTTTTATTATTATTTATATTATCAATAAAGTAGTATCCATATTTATCAAACATTTTTTTAATATCATGTTTATTTCCAAAAAATCCAATTGTTTCTTCACTTGCTTCTCTTGAAACATTTTCAATAATATTTTCTCCATCATTACCTCCACCAAAGTCGCAATATTTTCCTGAACCATTAATACAATATTTATTTTCACGACCTAACAAAAAATATAAACTATTATTTTTCTTAGATAATGCCGTAAAAATAATACCTCCACCAATTATTTTATCTTTTTTTAATATATTTTTTTCTTTTTTTTCTTTTTTTTCCATATATTTTAGGAATATTTTTTATTCGTTAATGTATATTTATAAATATAACAATACAATTTATAAATATACGGATGAATAATAGTGATATAACATTAGTAGTAGTTGTTTTTTTAGCATTAATAACTGGTGGAGGATATTTATATTTAAATCAAAATAATCATAATAATAATAAAACATTAAAAAATAAAAAAGGAAGAAAAAGTCTTATGTATGATGATTTAATGGAAAATGTAAAACATGATAATAATTATGGAAATGAAAATAGTGATGATGAAGATAGTGATTCAGAAACAGATACTGATAGTGATGAATCTCAAATTGATGTTGGTGATTTAGAAGATAAAAAACCACCAAAAAGAAAATACACAAAAAGAAATAAAAAATAATATAAATATCAAAAAATAATATAAAACAATTAATATTATTTTAAACATGTCTCAATTAAAAGTTGCTATTTTTTATACTGGAGAAATGAGAACTATTAATAAATGTTTTGAGTATTTTAAAAAGAATGTTTTAATAAATGAAAATGTACATGTTTTTGCAACATTACAAACTCACCCTTATACTGAAAAATATAACCAATCAGTATTAGAAAAAAATTTAAATGTTCATTTGAAATCTTTGAAATGGTTTAGAAATGATGAGGATGAAGAATATACTTCTATAAGAGATAAGTTAATTAATGAAGGTTATTTTTTATATGAAAAAAAAATTTATTATTTTCCTGAACAACTAAAAGATTATTTAAAAAATTCAGGATCAATTGCTGAAACTTATCAATATTATTTATCTTATTTAGAAATGAAAAAATATGAAAGTATACATAATTTTAATTATGATTATATTATTCGTATAAGAAGTGATATTATTATTACTAAAAAAATAGATTTTTCTTTCTTAGATTTATCTAATGAAGATATTTTAAAAAGATTAGTTAATATTCGTCATTTAATTTTTAAAAGTGATATAATGTCAATTGAATGTTTAAAATACTTTATGATTTCTTTAATAGATGAAAATAGAGTTAATGCTGATCTTAATGATACAACTTGTTTTTTAAATAATAATGAATTAGAAAAAATAAATAATATTGAACAGTTACAAAGTTATATAAAATATGGAAAATACATTTTAACTATTAGAAAAAATCTATTTTTTATTATTAAAAGAAATTTATTTGAACCAATACATGATTTAGCTTTAAAATATTGTAAAATGAATGATAATATTAATGGAGTTTTTGATGAATATTTTTGGAATGGTGAAACTCAATTCCAACGCATTTTGTTTTATAACAATATAACACAATTTAATAGTTGTGCTTTCTTAGAAGACGAATCTTTATATAAATATGATAGTAGAAATTATTTTATAACAGAGACAGAAAGAGAAACAGAAAGAGAAACAGAAAGAGAAAGAGAAACAGAAACAGAAACAGAAAGAGAAACAGAAAGAGAAACAGACAAAGAACAAAATATAAAAAAAGAAATTCTTAATGAAAAAAATAATATATTTTTATTTATTTGTCGTTTATAATTTATTTGTCGTTTATAATTTATTTGTCGTTTATAATTTATTTGTTGTTTATAATTTATTTGTTGTTTATAATTTATTTGTCGTTTATAATTTATTTGTTGTTTATAATTTATATTATTTTGAAATATTAGAAAGAAATAAAACAATTTCTTGATAATTCATTTTTTTACATTTTTTTAATTCTGTTGATAATAACATAAGACTATTTTTATTTTTTAACAATATTTCTTTTGATTTTTTATAAGCCATATCAATTAAATTCATAATTTCATTATCTATAATTTCTTTTGTTTTATCTGAGTTTAATGAATAAATTACTTTATTTCCAAAACCATATTGAGTAATCATTTTTTCAGCTAATTTAAAAGTTTCATAAAAATCATTTGATGCTCCTGTTGTAACTGATACATTATAAACTATTTCTTCTGCTATTCTTCCTCCTAATAAAATCATTAAATGTTCAAATAGTTCTTCATTTTTAAAAATACTTGATATTGATTTTTCAAAAATCGTATAACCAGGAGAATTGGGTGAGTTTAAATTTAATACAACTTTTTTTATTTTTGGATGTTTTAAACTGAATAAACCAACTAATACATGTCCAATTTCATGTACACATATTTGTTCTACAATATTATCACTTAATTCATGTTGTGTTGATTGCCATCCTGCTACCATTCTATCATACATTAAATCAATATCATCACCTGACATTTTTGTTTTATTATTTCTAAGAGCATTTAACATAGCTTCATTTAATAAATTTTCTATTTCAGCACCTGATAATCCTTCAGTTATAGTTACTATATCATCTTGAGAAATATTTACATAAGGTTTTCCATTAATATGTATTTTTATTATTTCTTTTCTTGTTTTACTATCAGGTAATCCCATATATATTTTTTTATCTATTCTTCCAGGTCGTATTAATGCGGGGTCTAATAAATCTATTCTATTTGTTGCACCAATTAAAAATATTCCTTTATTTCTTTTAAATCCATCCAATCCAATTAATAGTTCATTTAATGTACTATCTTTTTCAGAAGAAGATATTTCACCATCATTTGAACGTTTTCTTCCTAAAGCATCAATTTCATCTATGAAAATAATACAAGGTGTGTTTTTAATTGCTAACCCAAATAATTCTCTTACTTTTGAAGCACCAACTCCAACATATTTATCTTGAAACTCAGATCCACTAACTGATATAAATGGAATATTTGTTTCACCTGAAAATCCACGTGTTATTAATGTTTTTCCATTTCCTGGTGGTCCTTCTAAAATTAGACCTTTTGGTGTTCTTACATTATATTGATTATATTTCTTATAATTTACCATAGTATCAACTATTTGCATCAATTCATTTTTTACTTCATCATATCCGCCAATATTTTTAAAAGTAAAATCATAATTTTTTACTACTTCAAAATGTAATGACTTTAATGTTTTCTTTTTTTGTTTTGGTAAAAAAAAATTAAAATTACCATTTTTTTCTTCTTTATCATTATCGTCATCATCATCATTTTTTTCTTCTGTATCATTACCATTATCAAGATCATTTTTTTCTTCTGTATCATTACCATTATCAAGATCATTTTTTTCTCCTGTTTCTTCTGTATCATTACCATTATCAATATCATTTTTTTCTTGTGTATCATCATTATCACCATAATCTTCTATATCATCATCATTACTATTTTTTATTTTTCTGTTCATAAGATTGTATCTTTCAAACCGCTTAATTGCTTCTTTTTTAATTTTTTCTTCTTCATAATAATCTTTTATAATCAAATTTTTATTTTTTTTATAATAACTATTATAATTTTTTTTTTTTGGTATTTCTTCATTCTTTTTATCATTTTCATTATTTTTATCACTTTCATTCTTTTTATCACTTTCATTCTTTTTATCACTTTCATTCTTTTTATCACTTTCATTATTTTTATCATTTTCATTATTTTTATCATTTTCATTATTTTTATCATCTTCAACAATCTTTTTATCATCTTCAACAATTTTTATTTTTTTCTTAATAAAATCAGCAGCATCTTCACCATTCATAAAGTTTTCATCATAATCATAGTCATAGTCATAACTTAATACATATTTATTTATATTATTTTTAAATATTCTATTTTTATTGAAACATTCAACATTTATAAAATAAAATAAAAAAAATAAATTATTCTTCATTAAAAATAAATATAAAATAATCTTTATGTTTTAAATTAATAATTCAATAATTCAATATTCTTTCATCAATATTATCTATAAAACAACTATTTATTATAAACCAATATAATTTTGTGTTATAAATAGAAGTAAGTTCTTCAATATATTTTTTTACTCCGTAAAGAGTATCGTCATTTTTTTGTATTAATTTTATATTTTTTCTTAGATAAATAAATATTATTATTGCTCCAATGTTATAATATATATTTTTATAAGATATATTTGATGGTAATTCTTTTATTTTATCAAGTTCGGGAGATATAAACATATTTTTAGTTACTGGATAATTAATGTTTATTGTTTGTATTATTTTGCTTTCTTTTTCATAAGATTTTTCAGTTTTTATTGTTGTACAGTTTTCAATGTTTGAAATTACACATATTTCATCATTTATTATTAAAATGTCATCTAAATCTAATTTTATAAAAGTTAAATTATTTTTTTCTAAGAACTTTATTTGTTTTATTAAATCAATAGTTATTTTTTCAATTTCTTCATATGTATATTTTTTTAATATATTTATATTACAGGTATTAACATTATTATTTTTTGAAAAAGAAGAAGAGAAAATATTTAATCCATTTGTATTATTTTTGATTGAACTAAGAAATATTCTTAGTTTATTTTTTTCTTCGTCAAAAAAATTATATTTATTTTTTAATTCGTGATTATTTATAACATTAAACATAATAATACTTATAATAATACTTATAATAATACTTATAATAATACTTATAATAATATTTATAAAATATCATTAAATATAAGTATTATTAATAATATTAATATCATTTTCATAAAATTTGTATGGATTCATTATTTTTTCAATAAAAGGATTTATATTAGTTACTTTTACATATTTATCTTCTTCATTAATAAAGAAAGATAAAATATAATGATTATTAAAAAACAAAAAGGAAAAAAAATTATTTTTTATTATTTCAGCATTTTTAATTTCTTGCTCAAACATTTGGTCTATAATTGAAAAAGCAGATTGTAAAAGTAATAATTCGTTAATTAATTTTTTTTTTAAATTAAATAATTTATTAATTTGAATATATACATTTTTTTGTATTACCTTTTTATTATTATTCGCATTTAAAAATCTTATATCATTTTTTACATTTTTTAAAAAAGTTAATATTTTATATCTATAATCTTCTATTTTTTTTATTACAGAAAAAATGTTTGTGTTATATATAACTGGATATATTCTTCTTATTTGATTTGGTATAATAAACTGATTTGTGTTTTTTATTTCAGCTATTTTTTTTTCTATTTCTGATAATTTTTCTAACATATTATTTTCAATAATTTCTTTTTTATTTTTTATATTTTCAATATTTGTGTCATATATATTTTCATTATTTATATCATCACAAAATAATAATATTGAACCTGATGTAAATTCAATTGAACTTTGTAATTTGTCATATTGTATTGCTGATATTTTATGTGCTTCTGAAGCAGCATCATATTTTAAATAACTTATTAATGCTAACAATAAAGATATTATACCATTAATAATTACAACAACAATATAATAATTTGGATTACTTTTTTGTTCTAAAATTGTTGTTATTATTGAAACTGATGTTGATAATATAATTGCTGGTATCATTAACATATTTAATCTTTTTTCACAATAATCTTTTGACTCCATATAAATTAATTTTTGTCCTTTTAAATAAGATGCTAAAATATCTAATGATGCTGAATATTTATGATTTATAGTTGTATATGTTGTATCAATAACATTTTTTACATCCAAAAATGTTAGTTTTTTATATTCTAATTTATTATTTTCATTACTTCCTGGTAAATATTGATACATTAAATTGTTTTGTGAAATTGTATTTTTTGAATTTATTATAGAAGGTATATCAAAATTAATATTATTATTACTATTATTATTATTACTATTATTATTATTATTATTATTATTATTATTATTATTATCATTACTATAATTTTTTTCTATTGTACTTGAAATCATTATATTATTTTCTGTTTCATAACTTTCTTTTGTAGTATTTGTATTTTTTTCTTCACTATAAGAATCAGATATTTCACTATTAAATCCTAATATATCATTTTTATTATCTTCATTTAATTCTATTTGACTTAAATCTTCATTTAATTCTATTTGATTTAAATCTTCATTTAATTCTATTTGATTCAAATCTTCATTTAATTCTATTTGACTTAATTCTCTTTGACTTAATACTTTTTGACTTAATCCTCTTTTATTACTAATATTTTTTAGTTTATCAATATCTATAAATATATTGTCTTCTGTTTGATTTACTTTTTTTATTATTGAACCAATATTATTATTTTCTTTTGTTTCTTGTATCATTGTAATATATAAAAACAAAGTAAAATAAAATAAGTAAGTTAAAATAAAATAAGTAAGTTAAAATAAAATAAAATTATATAATATATGACAGAAATAATAAATAATAATAATAAATCTAAATCTTGTTTTGGTTCTTTAATTGAACCAACAAATTCAAGTAACTATTTATTAAATAAAAAATCAAAAGTATTATATAATAACGCACTTACAAAAAAAATAAAAAACAATAACTATTTATCTTATCAAGACCATAATCTTTTAAAAAATGGCTGTAAACTATTAAAACCTAATACTATTTTACCTTTTAATAAAGGAAATCTTCAAATTAATCTTATTACTAAAATGGACTTAAAATGTGTTTCTACTTTATCATCTTCTATTATATATACAAAATATATTGACAGTAGTGTGCTTCCTACTTCTCCAACAACAACACTTCCAATGATTGGATATTTTAATAATGTAAGTAATTTTCCTTTTTGGTATTTTTATAATATTGATCCAAAAGGATCACTTTTTGGAGTTAATAATTGTTCTGTAAATAATTTTTTAAAATATATGGTACTAAATAAAAAAAATACAAATTATACAAAATATTCGGAAACATCTTTGATTGAAAATTGTGTTGATTGATTGATTTGTTTGATTTGTTAAATATTGTTATATGCTGAATACAAATCTAATGATAATGAATAATCCATATTATTCAAGTTAATTACTTTACCATATTCATCTAATAACTGTATTTTTAATTTTGTAATATTTACTGCTCCAAAATAATTTCTTCTATTAGCATTTAATCTGGTTGAAATACTACTTTGATAATTAAAATTTCCTCCTTCACAAGAAATACGAGCTAAAATATTTTTATTTAACAAAGATTTATTAAAGGCTGAAAAATATGTATCTGCTTTATTATTACAAAATTCATCTACTGATAAAAAAACATATCTTCTACCTATAAAATCCATTATTCCTTCTGATACATAACAACTATTATTTTCATATACTCCTTCACGAAATCCAAAAACCCAACCTAATTTTAGTGGTAATGGTGTTGAATAGTCAGGATTTCCGTTAATATCTGCTTGAAAATCAAGTGTAAAATTAAATGGATCTGAAACTAATGTTGAATTTAATGATACTACCATTTTTCCAGAACCACTTGATGTTCCTGTTTCAGTTAAAGATAAATTAAATACCAAATAACTAAATGGTGCTTCTAAACTTAAAACAAAAGCATTCAAATAAAGTAAAGCATCTTGACTTGTATAGTTTCCTGAAGGAATAGTTAATACTTTTATTACATCATTAATAATAACTGAAAAAAAATTATTACCATCTGTAATTTTTTGATTATAAAATGATTGTGGAAACTCTATTGATGTTAATTGCATAGTCATTACATTTGGAAACTTTATTGGTAAATCTATTGAAAAGTTAGTGCTTTGAGATAAATAATAATTTTCTCTAAATCTTGTATCTATTGTTAGATTTTGAACATATGTTCTAATTTCTAACGGATTAATTGCTCCTCTATAATATTCACTTGGTTTTGAAAGAGTATATGGTTCTGATTTTTTTTCAATTAAAAAAGTACTTCCAGCATCTATTACATCATTTTGTTTTAATTCAACATCTTGATTTGAATATTTTTTAAATAAATCTTGAATTGCGTTTTCTAATTTATTTGTTTTAACTAAAGGTAAAGGTAAAATATAAGTTAGCAATTTATCTTTTGCTTTATCTAAGAAAATGTAAATTTCATTTTTTGTTTTTTCATTTATAGTTATATCTTCAACTATACCATTTTTTATTATATTTTTCTTATTCTCTATTAACTTTATATCATATTCATTTTCTTTTAACTCAAAAAAATCTTCAAGTTCATTTTTTTCATAATGATTAATATTATAATCAAACATTAATTATTATATATATCTCTTTTTATTTTTTTGGAAAAAACATCGAATTAGCATTCTTTTTTATTAAAAAAAAAAAAATGAAATGCTTTTTAACTTATAAATACATATCATAAAACTAATACAATCAAACTTAACAATGTCAAACTTTAATTCAACTCAAAATACTTCACTTCTTTTGTCATCAAGTAATCAACTACATACTGATGATTTAAAAAATATATCTTTATTTATTCCCCGTGTATTTAATAACATTGGAGAAGATAAAATTATTGATATTTTTGAAAAAAAAATGGCTTACGGAAAAATTAATCATATTGATTTTGTAAATGTTGATACTAAAAACTATAAGCGTGTTTATATACATTTTGATTATTGGTTTCCAACAAAAAACTCTATTGATATTCAAAAAAAGTTACTTGTTAATAATGAAGAATCAGTAAAAGTTTATTATGATAAACTATGGTATTGGTTAGTTGTTATAAATAAAACTGTATCTCAAAAATCAAATATACTTATTACTTATGAAGATTTATGTAATATGAAAGAAATACAATCAATTATTGATTCAGAAAATATTCAACCTGATGACAATATGTCTTATGACAATTTGTTTTGTAAATATGATGAATGTGATGATTTGCTTTACAAAGTAGAAGAATATGAAGAATATGAAGAATATGAAGAATATGAAGAATATAATTGTGATATTGAAAATGATTACAAAAAAATGGATGACTTGATTGATAATTATTTTGTAAATGATAATGAAATAGAATATGTCAACAGAGATTATGTTGATTTAATTGAAAATAAAAATATGATTTTAATTAATGATTATAATATTTTATATAATAACTATAATATTTTATATCATAATTATATCCATTCTTTAAACCTAAACTTATTTTTACAAAATACAATTAACTTTAATCAAAACTTTATTTTAGAGAACCAACATCAAGAAGACGCTACGCTTTACGGAGTAAAAGAAGATCAAGAAGATCAAGAAGACGCTACGCTTTACGGAGTAAAAGAAGAATAAAAAGAATAAATAATTTATAATATCTGAATACTGTTTGTGTTTTATTTGCTTTTTAATTTATGTAATTTATGTAATTTTAACAATATATTTTTTTTACAATATTTTTTTTTATAATGATATTTTTTTTACAATATTTTTTTTTTATAATGATATTTTTTTTACAATATTTTTTTTTACAATATTTTTTTTTATAATGATATTTTTTTTTACAATATATTTTTTTTACAATATTTTTTTTTATAATGATATTTTTTAAGTATATAGTAGTATATATTTATAATCTCCTTTTTTGAGCCCTTGAACCTGCTGAAGTTGTTCCAACATTACCATAGTTACTATGTGGTTTATAAATAAAGTTTTTTGAATAAGTAAAACATAATGTATTAGAACAGTTATTATACATTTTTCCATAAGGTAAAACTATTGTATTATATAAACTTGAATAATTGTTAGCACCACCTAAGATTGAAGTCGTAAAAGGACTTGACATTAAACTATAAAATAATGAAATATTTTATTTTTTTATAATTATTTTTTATTTTGAAAAGTAAAGCATATTTATTCTTACTATTTATTCTTACTATTTATTATTCTATTTTTATATATTAAATGTCTTCTTTGTTTGAATATTGTAGTCCCCCAATTAATCCAAATCATATTATAAAAAGTTGTAACAAAAATGATAATTTAAAATATTCAAAAAATCCTCCAAATATTTATCAACAACAAAAAATTATTCAAAATACGGTTCGTGTTGCTTCATCAAATTATACTATGAATTTAGGAGCTCTTAGTGTGTATCAATCCCCTAACTTATTATATGGTGTTAATTGGAAACAAATGTCTGATAGAAGAATACCTCATGAACAAAATGTTATTGTTCCTTCAACAAAAAGTACAAAACATTCTTACACTGCAAACCGCCCTTGTTCTCAAAGTCCAGGTGGAAAAGGAGTTGATATAAAACATAACTCCTATAATAGATATTTAGCAAGACTTAAAGGAAAATCTGTTTTAAGACGAGGTATTATTCCTCCTATTTTACCTGTTATACCATTTAATCCTGCTTTACCTGTATATGGTGGTAAAACCTTTAAAACAAATATTGTTAGTGGATATAACTGTCCTCCTTGTTCTATTGATAATGGAGATAAAAATATTTATAAAAGTTATGAAAATAATGTATTTGAAAATAAACCATATCAATTTCATGTTGGAGATATTGTTTTAGTTCATGATGTAACTTCAAATAAGTTTGTTAAAGGGATTGTATTAAAAGTATTAAATTATAGTAATTATCTAATAAAATTATATTCAAATGGTATTACAGAAGTTTTTAATATAGATTCACTATATATTCCAAATAGATGTTCAAATTATTTAAATACATATTGTTCGAATAATACAAATAACTATACTTTATCCAGTATAATTGACAAAAATTTAAATGGTGTTTATGAACGTTATATAGTTGATGGAAGTATTACTTTATGATTTTTTTTAAATAAGATGATAAAAAAATAATATTTTTATATGTTATGTCTAAAAAAATATTTATGAATTTAAATAATTCACTATCTAATATAAATATAATTAAAAATCAAAATCAAAATCAAAATCAAGTTATTCGATCTAACATAAATAAAAAAAAAAATTATAATAGTTTTAGAAGTAATATGATTTCAAGATTAAATGGTGCTGTAAAATGTGGAAGCTGTGGTGGTTAATAAAAAAAAATAATAAAATTGTAAACTATAGTAAACTATAGTAAACTATAGTAAACTATAGTAAACTATATAACTAAGAAAATAAGTAAGAATGATAATAAAAAATAAAAATGAATAATATTAACTTATATAAATATGTTAATAAATCATTTTAATATGGATTTATCAAATAACAAATATGTCTGTAAATCTTGTAATACAAAATGTTCAACAAAAAATTTATATGATAAACACATTATTTTATGTAAAATTAAATTTTCAACAAAAAAAGAAAAAAAAACGCTTTGTGAAGAAGAAGAAGTAAAACCTTCATATGAAGAATTAATTTTAATAGTTCAACAACTAACCATAGAACATTCGAACATAAAAGAACAATTAAAAGAAATTCAAAATAAATTAAATACTATACAAACAAATAATATTCAAAATAAAACAAATAATAATGAAAATGAAACAAATTATAATAAAAAAAATAATATTACAAATTCAATAAATATTACAAAAAAATTAAATAATGTTGAACTAATTGATTGGTTAAACTATAATTTAAAACCAAATATTTCTTTTGAAAATTGGAAATCTTTAAGTTTTGACTATATTGATGAAGATAATTTTAAAAATATTAATAGTACAAATAATATTATTGATTTTATTTTAACTCAAATTACAAAAATGTATAAAAATAATATTCTTATTCCGATTTATGGTTTTAATTTTAAACCCAACTCAATATATATTTATTCATCATCTTCATCTTCATCTTCATCTTCATCATCTTGGGTTATATTTGAAGATAATGAAATATCAAAACTTCTTAATTTGTATATAGCCCATATTTCAAAAATTGTTTCTATATGGTATTCTAAAAATGAAAAACAAATTAATACAAATGAACATCTTGATAATATTTATAAAAATATAAACAATAAATTATTTAAGTTTGATTATAATAGTTCAGTAAATATAAAACAATTTAAAAAAACATTAATAAACATTCTTGAAAATAACAGTTTATAAAATAAAATGTTTTTAATATAAAATAAAATGTTAGAAATATTTTCTTATTGGATTTTTATATGGTTTATATTATATTATATTAATTTTATAAAATATAATCCATTATTTATATTATTATGTAGTTATATTTTTACAATTTTTGAATTATTATATTTATCAATAACAAAAATATCAAACTATAATTTTATAAAATTTTTTATAATAAATATTTTAATAAAAATTTTACCAATTTTATTAATTATAAAATTTCCGATTAAAATTAATTTAATAGATATATACATTAGTATTTTTTTATTTATAGTCTATTATTTATTTATTATTATTATTTACAAAAAATCACCTTATTATTATTATGTAAGTATGATAGATACATATATTGAAGATAATAATGAATATAAATCATATATTAGTATAATGTATGATTATATTTATAACTATCTAGTGACATATAAAAACAAGTTCATACAAAAGTTCATGTTTGTAAAAATGTAAACAATAAATATAAAGAAAATTAAAATACAATATTATATTTATTTATAAAATTATTATATGTCATTATTGGGATATTATATTTTATTCCATCTTTTACTTTAACACTTAAATTATTATCTTTTAAACATTCATCATTTTTAACTATAATTAAATAAGTTGATTTTTCACTTACTTTACTTCCTTCTTTACAACCAACATTTTTTAATATTTTTGATAAATGAACATCTCTAAATCCTGTTAACAATATTGTTTTATTTTGTAAACTTTTTAATTCATTATTTTGAATATTACTAGTATTATTAGTATGATTAGTATCAATTTTTTCATTGATGATTTTGAGATTTTGAAATTGATGAATGTTTATTTTTTTTAAAAACTCCAAAAAATCAGGTATATAATTTACAAATAGGTCTGTTGTTTTTGTTGAAAATCCTTTAATTTTTAATATTTTTTCTTTCTTTTTTTCTTGACTTTCTTCTTCAAACAAAATATTAGGATATTCTTCCATAATTAATTCAATTTTTTTTATTGAAATACCTCTTCCAAAAATATTTGATGATGACATTAATTCTATTAATGAAACATTTTTTAAACGCTCTTGTATATTATTGTATATTTTATTTGATAACTTTTCTTTAAAACCTGATATTTCTATAAAATCTTCAATCTTCATATTTATTATTTTGTATATTGTATCATATTTATTTTTTATTAAATTATTAACTATTCCTGTACTTAATCCTTCAACTTTTAATCCTTTAAAGAATAATGTTATGTTTTTTTCTATTACATTTAAATTATCTTCTTTGTTTTCAAGTATTATATCTACATTTGTTTCATTCCATTTATAACTCATAATATTTTTATCAGGCATTAAAGGAGTATCCGAACAAGTTACAACTTCTGTTATATGTGGTATAACATCACCACTTCTTACAATTTTTAATATTGTCCCTTTTCCAATTTTATTTTTATAAATATAAGAACCATTAAAACCTGTTGTATAATTTATTTCAACTCCATTTAATATTATTGGTTCTATTTGTATTTGAGGTTTTAAATATCCATCTTTGGATGGATTCCATATTACATCAACTACTTTTGCTTCCATTACTTGTTCTTCCACTAACATTTTAAAAGCAAAACTATGTTTAGGATTTTCATTTGTTCTTTTATATATTTTATTATCTGTAACAACTAATCCATCTATTTCATAAGGCAGTTCTTTTTTTAATTTTATTAATGTTTCTGTTAATTTTTCTAATGATATTACATTTATTTCTTTATTTAGAACACAATAATTAGATACTTTTTCTAATAATATTTCATATTGTTTTGAAGGTTTCATTTCAGGTTCAATTATTTCATAACATATAAAATGTATATCATTTATTTTATTATTAAGTTGTTTTGAATTTATTATTCCAGATATTAAATTTCTTATATTTGAAAAATTATCTTTATATTTTTCTTCAAATACATTTTTAAACATAATAAACTCTCCACGAATTACTATATTTTCTTCCATTTTTGGTATTTTTAAATATGGTATTAAATGTGTTATATTTTGTCCATAATATCCATCACCTCTTGTCATCAAATATTCCTTTCCATTTTTTGAAATATATAAACCCGAAACTCCATCTATCTTAGGTGTTATTATATATGATCCATTATATTTTGAAATCCAATTATTAAAAACATTATTTTGAAAAGATTTAATTTTATCTAATGAACCCATAAAATAAGGTAGTTTAACTTTATTTTTACTTGTTATTTTTGCTCCTATTTGTTTTAAAATATTATTATTTGGATATTTTTTTTCTATATAATCTTTTATCATATCATATTCTTCATCTTTTAATAAAGAAATATTAAGATTGTAATAACTATTATTTAACATAGTAATTATATTTGTTAGTTCTTTTTCTTTCAAAGTTTCTAAAAAAGTTAATCCTATTTTTTTAATATCATCAATTTGTTTATTTATTTTATTCATTGTTTTACTCATTATTTTACTCATTATTTTAATGTTTATGTTTATTTTTTATATAATTTTATATCATTTTTCATTGTTACTTTAAATTAAAATTATAATTTTTAGGAAGTATATTTCTACTTATATTTATATTTTCAGTAGGCATTACTAATTTCTTAGATTTTGTATTTAATAAATGAACTTTTCTATTATGATTTAAAATTGCCTGTTCTAAAACCATTTTATGATATTCTTCTTTTGTTCTTGGTATTAATATTATTGGACTATTATTATTATTATTATTATTATTATTATTATTATTATTATTATTATTATTATAGATTTCTTCTTGTTTTATATTTTTTCCTTGTCTTTGTCCTTGTCCTTGTCCTTGTGCTTGTCCTTGTCCTTGTCCTTGTCCTTGTCTTTGTCTTTGTCCTTGTCTTTGTCCTTGTCCTTGTCCTTGTGTTTGTCCTTGTCTTTGTTCTTGTGTTTGATTCATAATATGTCTATTTATTTTTGATAATATATCTTCATAAGATATATTATTTTGTGTATTAAATTGTTTTCTTAGATTATTTCTCTCGTCATTTGTTATTTGTATACTATTTGTTTTATCATAATTTTCAGGATAAATAAAATTATCTCTGTTTATATCTCCTTCATTTATTGTATAACTTATATTATTCATATATATATGTATTTTAATAATTATTTTTTATATATTATACTTAAATTATAGATATACTATATAATGGAAGAAACTAAATCTATTTTAACAGAAAAATTAGATGATATTTTAACTCAAAATCCTAATCCTGATTTATTAGAAGAAAGATTAAAAAAAAACTATTCAAATTCACCTCAAGTTGAACCTTTTACAAAATCTTATAGTTCTCTTTCATCTTTTCAAAATAATCAAAATAATCAAAATAATCAAAATAATCAAAATAATCAAAATAATCAAAATAATCAAAATGTTGATAATAATATTTTAACTCAAAATCCTAATGCTAATTCTAATCCTAATCCTAATCCTAATCCTGATTTATTAGAAGAAAGATTAAAAACAAACTATTCTAAGTCATCTTCAGTTGAACCTTTTACAAAATCTTATAGTTCTCCTTCATCTTTTGAAAATAATGAAAATATTGATTATGAGTTTTTGAATAATGATAAAATTAAAAAAGTTTGTTATGTTGAAATTAAAAATCCCAATAATAATTATAAGAATAATATGAATAATAATATTCGAAAAATTGATGAACCTTTTTCACAACAACCTAATAACATGAATAATAATTTTTGTCCTTATTGTGGTCATCAAACACATTTAAATAACATGAATAATAATTTTTGTCCTTATTGTGGTCATCAAACACATTTAAATAACATGAATAACAATTTTTGTCCTTATTGTGGTCATCAAAACAATTTAAATAACAGTTGTAATCATACATGTAACAATAGTTGTAAACATCATAAAAAAAATAAACATAATTGTTCTTCTTCAAGTTCTTCTTCAAGTTCTTCTTCAAGTGATAGTGATAGTGACGATGATAGTGATGATTATTATGACAGAGATAAAAAAAATAATATTGAATTATTTGTTACAAAAAAAGAGTTTATAAATCCTATGAGGTCTACAAATACAATAAATCCTCTTAGTTCAAATATGCTTGAAACAAATGATTATCCGTTAAGTAATTTAGAACCAACAAACAATTTTTTAAAATCAAGTTTTTCAACTATTTCTCCAACTATAACTAAATCTATTGATAAAAATAACATAAAATCTTCCAAATCTAAGATAATTTCTTCAAAATTAGAAAATATTATGAATACCCAAAATATTCCAATTTCTTTAAAAGTAAAAAAAATAACTAGTCTTTTAAAATCATCATCAAAAAAATTAAAATCACAACCATCAACTAATAAGTTAAAATCATTAACTAGAAAACTTAAATCATCAAATAAAACTAAATCATCAAATAAAACTAAATCATCAAATAAAACTAAATCATCAAATAAACCTAAATCATTAAATAAACCTAAATCATTAAATAAACCTAAATCATTAAATAAACCTAAATCATCAAATAAAACTAAATCATCAAATAAAACTAAATCATCAAATAAACCTAAATCACAATCAATTTTTAGTTAATTAACATTTGTTATATTTTTTGTTATATTTTTTGTTATATTATTTAGTATTTAAAATTACTAAATAATAAAAAAGGTGCTTTTGGGACTTGAACCCAAATGGTGTGCTTCAAAGGCACAAATGCTAACCAATTACATCAAAGCACCATTATCTCTTTTAAAAAGAGTTGCTCATACTGGGAATTGAACCCAGATCTCTGATTTATAAGAACAGTGCCATAACCTTTAAACTATACGAGCAAAAAATATAATTAATATTACTAATTATATATAAAGTATATATAATCTTTTTAAATTGTTTTTAACAAAATATTTTTAAAAAAAAATGAAAAAAAAACTAATAATAATAATAATAGTATATATACAATTCAATTATCATAATGAATACTAAATATTTTTATCATTTTGGAATTTTTATTTTTAAATATGAATCTTTGAATAATATTTTTAAAAAAAAAAATAATAAAGAAAATCACGATTTAGTTAACGAAATAAAAGAAGTAAAAGAAGTAAAAAATAATAATATAATAATATTTGACAATAATGATGAAAATAATGAATATGGACAATATATTTTAATTGACTTATAGTTTAAAAAAAAAATGATTTTTAATAATATTTAATAATTAAATTAATAAACAAATAAACAAATAATATGAACATTAATACTAAACAAGTAACTTTTAAAAATATTAAAAATATTATAATTCCAAATGAAATTATAAATATAATTCTTTCATATAGAGTTATAAATCCTGTAAGTATAATTTTTAAAAATGAATATATTAATTCTTATAACAAAAAATATATAAAAGTTATTAAAGAAATTAATATTGATTTAACATATGGTTCAAACAGAGCAAACTATTTTATTCCTGTTGAAATGAATATAATTGACGATTTGGCAAATAATCATTTTCAAAATAACAATACAAATAGTGAAACATATACTGATAGTGAAACATATACTGATAGTGAAACATATACAGAACCTGACATTTCACTTATTGAAACAAATAATACAGAATTATTATATAATACAACAAATGAAAATAATGTATCTAATGAATCTAATGATTCTAATGAATATTATGATGATTATGAAAATACAGAAGAACATTGGGCTTTATCAGATAGAAATGACACAATTCAACTTCAAGCTATAAATTGTTATGTTTGTGGTGAATATAGATTTACACATAATATAACTATTCCTAATAGAATTTTATGTAGATGTGATATTTTCTGATATAATCCTGATATTTCAAAAATTAAATATAATAATAAAACAAATAAACCAAATAAACCAAATAAACCAAATAAAAAAAATAAACCAAATAAACCAAATAAACCAAATAAAAAAAATAAACCAAATAAAAAAAATAAACCAAATAAAAAAAATAAAATACATAACATTTGTTGAAAAGACAAATATAAAAAAAATATTATTTATTATTTATACTTTACTTGTATTTATTTTTTTAAAATCAAAATAACTTAATTTATTATTCTGTATTTCATTTTTATTAATTAAATCATTTTGTATTTTAATTTTATTATCATTTAGAAAATTACAAGAAGAAGGATATGAAATATAATTAAAAGATTTAAAATATTCACTATTAATTTCATTTAAGTTTAAAGTATTATCTGTTATATTGTTTGTAATGTTATTTGTTATATTATTTGTTATATTATTTGTTATATTATTTGTTATGATATTTGTTATGTTATCTGATATATTATCTGATATATTATTTGTTATGTTATTTTTTATATTATCTATTGTATCAAAATTATTAAAAGCATTTATTTTTAATAATTCTGTTTTTATTTCTTTTACTCCATAAAAAAAACTGTCTTGTTTATTTTCTTCATTATTTTCTATATTTTCTATATTTTTTTTATTCATTTTAATAACTTCAGTATAAATATCATTTATCATACTAAATAAATCACCTTCAAAATATTCTGTTCCAATATCTTTTCTTTGATTATATTTTATTTTGAATAATTTTATAATAATTTTTTCAAGTTTATCACAATTATTACATATTATATGTAAAAGAAGTTGAGACCCATTAGGATATGAATTAAATCTTGCAAGATTTAACTGATGTGTTTTACCTAACTTATATATATTTTCTTTTGATTTAATAAATTCTCTTTCTCTAAGAAGATATAAATAATGACATATATTTTTATTTTGTAGTAATTCGTTTTCCATTTTATAATGATAATATATATTATAATATACTAATATACTAATAATCTTTTATATTGTTTTTAACTTATTTACTGCTTATTAAGTTTAGTTTGTTTTATTAATTTTCTTTGTTTTCTTTGTTTTCTTTGTTTTCTTTGTTTTCTTTGTTTTCTTAGTTTTTTTTGTTTTCTTTATTTTTTTTGTTTTATTTTTTTTTAAACCCCCTGATACAAGATATCTTCTTGTCGGTTCTGGGGTTAAAGCTTCTTTACTGCTTGATATGCGTATTTTTTTTGTTGTTTCTAAGTTTAAAGGTTCTTTATTTTCTTTACTGCTTGATATGCGTCTTTTTTTTGTTTTATTCAAACTATCAGCTTTTATATTTCCAAATAAAGTTGAATAATTTTTTGGCATTCTATATTTTTTTGTTGTAGTTGTGATTATTGATTGATATGGGTTTTTTGATTTTTCTGGGGTTGTTTGTTCAAATTGATTAAAAACTTGTGATTTTGGAAAATCTGTTTTCTCAGACATTTTACCTTCTTCCAAAAACATTTTACCTTGTTCCAAAGACATTTTATTTTGTTCCAAAGATATTTTATCTGTTACTTCTTCTATATTAATAAAATCATTTTTTATTTCTTCTATTATTTTTTCTAATTCTTCATCATAATAAACTTCATCATAACAATAAAAATAATATAATAATATATTATAAAAATCTTCAAAATAATCATTTAAACTAATATCTTCAAGTTTTTCTTCTATATTTCTTTTTAATATATCATATAAATCATATTCATTATTTTCATTACTTTCATCTTCACCATCTTTGTTATAAAACCATGCTTTTTCATCACAAAATTCAAGTATTTTTTCATCTGCAATATCTATATTTTCAACAACATCCATAAGTTCATTTGAAATTCCACCCCTAATCATTCTTGAAACAGGTAATAAAAAATTATTTTTACCAATAGAAATAAAACTATTTATACCATTGTAAAGATTACCAAATTTTGAAGTAAAATTATATAAATTTTTTTTGAATGTATATTTGTTGTTTGAACATAATTTATATGAAGCACCACTTTTAACAATTAAACGAATTAATGTAAAGTTTTGTTTAAAATTTGTAATATCTAATGAATTAGAATATTTAAAAGATATTAACTTTTTTTGTATTTCATTATAATCATCAATAATATTTTTATAAAAATCATTTGAAAAAATATAAGTTTCACTATATCCAGAAATAGTTAATCTTATTTGTTCTGATTTGTTTTTTAACTCAGTAATAACTTGTATATATTTTTGATTTTCATTTATAATATTTTCTTTTTCTTTTTCAAACTTTAATTTTTTTTGCTGTTGAATACTTTGTTGTGTGTTTCTTCTTGAACCTTGTGTGCTTGTTATGGAAGTACCACCACTATTATAATATTCCATATATTTTACTTTTGGTTCGTTTTCTGTTGCTTTCTTCTTAACAGCAAGTGTGTAACTTAAGTTTAACATAATACATAACAAAGCAACAACATAATCACAAGTTGAGATACAATATGTTTTATCTGGATTTTTATTTTTCCATATAAGCATAAATAAAACTTGTAATACATCACCCATTTCTTTACAAACAAGTAAAGCATTTTTATTTACTTGATTTCCAGAAGTATTATTTATATAATTATTTTTTTTTACATTTCCCATAAAAAAATCAACACCATTTTGAGTTTGTTTTTTAATTTCTAAACTACCGATTTTTATTTTAAATTCATAATCTTTATTTTCATTTTTTTTTGTTGCTTCAACACTACAATTAATAAATCCAAATAAATTAAGAAATTTTTCAGTTAATTTAATTTGTTTTTCCATTTCAGGAAAATCAAAACTATTATTATTTGATTTTCTTGATGCTGGATCTAAAACTTCATTGGCAAAATTAGTACAAAATTTAAGATTTGGGTTACTAATAAAATATGAAGAATCAAGACCTGATTCTTGAAATGCAACATCAATATATATTTTTTTATCATTTGAATTATATATTTTAGTCCATGGTAATTTTTCTATTTGTGTGTTAACAGATTCAAAAAAAATATCTTCAATATCTTTTAATTTACTAAAAGGAAGATTTGTAATATCTTGATAAGCTATATTCAAAACTGATTGAACTGAAATAGTTGGTGTACTTGCTGAACCATCTTTCATCATATCTAATGCTCTTAGTTTTTTCTGTGATTCAATAAATTTTTTAACATTATTATTATTATTGCTATTTTCTATTTTTTTAATATTATTTTCACTAAAATCAAAATATTTATAATCATTAATTTTTACTTTTATTGGATTTGTATTACCAAGTTTTATAGTAATATCATTTTTATTATCAATATCAACATTCATTATAATATAAACATTTATTTTTATTTTTCAATATTATAATGAATATTATAAGTTTTTAAGTGTATCTTTTAATAAGATCTTTGAAAGGACATTTTTTTATTTTTTCTTTTTCAATATTTTCAGTATTTTCATTATTTTCAGTATTTTCATTATTTTCATTATTTTCATTATTTTCATTATTTTCATTATTTTCAGTATTTTCAGTATTTTCAATATATGTTTTAATAACATTGTTGAAAGGACATTTTTTTGTTTTTTCTTGTTCAATATTTTCATTATTTTCAATATATGTTTTAATAACATTGTTGAAAGGACATTTTTTTGTTTTTTCTTGTTCCATTACTATATTATATTTATTTTTATTTTTATTTTTATTTTTATTTTAATAAATAATGGTTATAAGTAAAAATATTTGGATTTAATGATAAATAATAATAATTAATTTTATTTTTATTATTTTTTAAAAGATGTATTGCACCTGGATTTTTTGATAATTGAGACCAATTAATTAAATTTTCATTTTCTTCTAATAATTTTATAGCATTTTGATTACATGATAAATAAGACCAAACTATTTTATTTCTGTTGTTTTCTAAAATATGAATAGCATTTTCATTTTCACATAAATAATGCCAAGATATATTTTCAGGTTTTGACATTAATAATTTAATTGCTGAACTGTTAAAATTTAAATTAAACCAATTAATTTTTTCTGGATTGTCTTGCAAAAGATGAATTGCGTTTGAATTTTTTGATAGTTGATTCCAATTTATTTTTTCTGGATTATCTTCCAAAAGATGAATAGCATTTGGGTTTAATGATAAATTAATCCAATCAATTTTTTCTGGATTTGCTTCCAAAAGATGAATCGCATTAGGATTTTTAGATAGTTGTTTCCAATTTATCAAGTCAGGATTAGCTTCTAAGAAATCTATTGCGTTTGGATTTCTTGATAAATTATCAATATTTAATTTATTAATATTAACCCAATCAACTAATTCCATCTTATAAGATTTAGTATATTTTATATTATTATATTTTTTATATTATTTTACATATCATTTTTTTTTATATATAAAAAAATGATTTAATGAACAGTTGATAGAATATTTATTCCATAACAAGAACTTCCATTACCTGGTGTATAAGCTGGGATGTGATTAATAGAATTATTAAGACATTTTCTTTGGATTTTCAAAATATATTGAGAGGCAGTTAAAGGATTTTTAATAGTTTTTGTATAAGGAGCATTTCCTGCTGCTTGATTATAAGTATATCTTCCTCCATTTTGTGTATTACAACCATAAGGACCTGTTTTTTTGTAATAATTAATATATTTATCAGGATTATTAACATCATTTACACAATCAACAGCAGAACTAAGATTTTGAATATAAAGACCTTGTGAAGTATTATCAGACAAATTATTATTACCAACACCACTTGGAGAAACTATATTATTTGGATAAACACCATTATAAACCCATCTATATTTTTTAGCTAACATACCATAATTTGAAAGAACAGATGGTTTTATATAAAAAAATTGAGTTCCTGCTGTATATACTTCTCTAAAAGGATAAATGTGATCTCTATTATAATAAGTTCCATATAATCCTCCATTTCCTTTTGCGTGTTCTCCTTTAAAAGGAGTAAAGTTTTTTGAAAAAGAAGAAGATTTTCCAATATAGCCTATGTTTCTAGTTCCTCCATTAATAGAAAATCCATTTTGAGCTACATTTTTTAATGAAAGAGATAAAATAGAAGTGCTTGAACCAAAAGGTCCTTGGGGTAAAAAAACGCCACCTGGTGGTTTTCCAGAACGATTAGAACCAAATTGTATAACTGATTTTTTTTTAAATGTTGTTAAACTCATATTATATAATAATATTATTATTTTACACAGAAACTCAATATGTAATATGACTATGTTAATATGACTATGTAATATTTTTTATTAAAGTTCTATTTAATATTATTGTTTCAATATTATTAAAAAAATTAGCTAATCCATAAAATACCAGTATCCATTATAATAAAAGAATTGAGCATTTTGATTTGCTTCTAAAGCAATAAATACTTTAGCAGCAGCATTACCACTTCCAATATCATACATTCTTTGAGATGTTGTGTTAATTGTTCCATAAACACGTGCTGTTTTTCCATTTGCAGTTCTAACATATAAATTTATTCCATCAACCATAAAATTACTTCCTGTTGTAAAGTTTGGAAGAAACATATATGTATCATATGTTTGAATAATATAAAGTGTTGCTAACGGTAGATTACTTCCTGGATAATAACTACCTGAATCACTGCCTGGATCAACATTTATAACTTTATATAAACTTGTTGAAAACTTAGCTAGTTCAAAGTCACCAACCCAATTAAATAGTAAATCAGAAGTTGATGTAATTGATGTAATTCCTCCATCAAAAGTAAATGGTCCTGTATAGAAATTACAAGCACCAGTGAAATTTCCCGAAAAAGTACCTGTTGAACCTGTTATTCCTGTTGGTCCTGTTGATCCTGTTGATCCTGTTGAACCTGTTATTCCTGTTGTTCCTGTTGTTCCTGTTGATCCTGTAGGTCCTGTTGATCCTGTTATTCCTGTAGGTCCTGTTGAACCTGTACGTCCTGTTGAACCTGTATCACCTGTTGAACCTGTTCTTCCTGTTGTTCCAGTATTTCCAGTAGGTCCTGTTGAACCTGTATTTCCAGTAGGTCCTGTTGATCCTGTTATTCCTGTAGGTCCTGTTGAACCTGTACGTCCTGTTGAACCTGTATCACCTGTTGAACCTGTTCTTCCTGTTGTTCCTGTATTTCCAGTAGGTCCTGTTGATCCTGTTGATCCTGTAGGTCCTGTTGATCCTGTTATTCCTGTAGGTCCTGTTGATCCTGTTGATCCTGTTGATCCCGTTGAACCTGTTCTTCCTGTTGAACCTGTATCACCTGTTGAACCTGTACGTCCTGTTGAACCTGTATCACCTGTTGAACCTGTTCTTCCTGTTGTTCCTGTATTTCCAGTAGGTCCTGTTGATCCTGTTATCCCTGTTGATCCTGTTGATCCTGTTATCCCTGTTGTTCCTGTTGATCCTGTAGGTCCTGTTGTTCCTGTTGATCCTGTTGATCCCGTTGAACCTGTTCTTCCTGTTGAACCTGTATCACCTGTTGAACCTGTTCTTCCTGTTGAACCTGTATCACCTGTTGAACCTGTTCTTCCTGTAGGTCCTGTTGAACCTGTATCACCTGTTGAACCTGTTCTTCCTGTTGTTCCTGTTGAACCTGTAGATCCTGTTATCCCTGTAGGTCCAGTTGATCCTGTAGGTCCTGTTGTTCCTGTTGAACCTGTTATCCCTGTTGATCCCGTTGAACCTGTTATTCCTGTTGGTCCTGTTGAACCTGTTCTTCCTGTTGAACCTGTATCACCTGTTGAACCTGTTCTTCCTGTCGTTCCTGTTGAACCTGTAGGTCCTGTTGTTCCTGTTGAACCTGTAGGTCCTGTATTACCTGTTAACCCTGTAGATCCTGTAGATCCTGTAGATCCTGTAGATCCTGTAGATCCTGTAGATCCTGTTATCCCAGTAGGTCCTGTATTACCTGTTATCCCTGTAGATCCGGTAGATCCTGTTGAACCTGTTGTTCCTGTTGAACCTGTATTTCCAGTAGATCCTGTTGAACCTGTTATTCCAGTAGATCCTGTTGAACCTGTTATTCCAGTTGATCCTGTTGATCCCGTTGAACCTGTTGAACCTGTTGATCCCGTTGAACCTGTTGAACCTGTTGATCCCGTTGAACCTGTTGAACCTGTTGATCCCGTTGAACCTGTTGAACCTGTTCTTCCTGTTGTTCCTGTATTTCCAGTAGATCCTGTTGAACCTGTATTTCCACTAGGTCCTGTATTTCCAGTTGAACCTGTATTTCCACTAGGTCCTGTATTTCCAGTTGATCCTGTATTTCCAGTTGATCCTGTTGAACCTGTTGATCCTGTTGAACCTGTTGAAATACTTGAAGTAGTATATGTTATTTCTTTTGTTGTAGTATCATAAACTAAAATATTTGTTGTTGATGATGATGTTGAAAGAGGAGAAACAAAAAATCCAGAATTACTTGAAGAAACATCACTACCACTAGCATTTAAAATTATTGAATTTTGATACTGGTTTGTTCTTCCTGCTGAATTTCCAATAGCTATTGCATTAGAACGTTGACCAGTACACCCTGCTTCGTATCCCATAGCTATTGAATAACTAGCTTGACTATATTCACCAGCATTATATCCTATAGCTATCGAATAGCTTCCTTGAGTATTACAACCTGCTGATGTTCCAACAGAAACAGACCAACGACCTTGGTAGTTCTGTCCTGCTTTTGTTCCAATTGCTATTCCGTTTAGACTTTGAGAATATTGTCCTGCTTTGTATCCAATAGCTGTTCCATAAAGATTTTGATAATATTCTCCTGCTTGAGTTCCTATTGAAATACTATCCTGAACCTGACCCGAACAACCTGCTTGATAACCTAAAGCTACTGAACTCGCTCCTTGACTATATCGACCTGCATTTTCTCCTATAGCTATTGCATTTATAAATTGTAAAGTTTGACCAGCATTTCTACCTATCGTAATATTTTCTGACATAACTTCCCATTCAGAAGTATATGAATTCCAAAAAATACCATCACCATAATATGTCCCATCGGGTTGAAAACTACCTGTACAACCTGTATTACCTGTAGATCCTGTGTTTCCAGTGGATCCTGTATCTCCAGTGGATCCTGTATCTCCAGTGGGTCCAGTTGGTCCTGTATCTCCAGTTGGTCCTGTATCTCCAGTAGATCCTGTATCTCCAGTTGATCCTGTATCTCCAGTTGATCCTGTATCTCCAGTATTACCTGTTGGTCCAGTCATTCCATAATAACCAGTAGTATAAACTATTTGACTTGTTCCATCACTATCAACAAGATATAAAGTTGTAGTAGAAGTATCAAACCATAATGTCCCTTGTATTCCATTTGTTGGATCTGTGCTATTTGAACTTATAATAATACCATTTGAATTATATAATCCTTTAATATATAAATCACCAATTAATTGGTCATAATAAAAAGATAAATCACTTGTTAAACCTTTTTCAGTAGAAAATGGAATATTTCCAGTAAGTCCATAAATATTAAATGTTGATAAATTTAAACTCATAATAATTATTTAGTAATTTAATATTATTTTAATATGTTTTTACTTTTATATATAAAATAAAAAAATATGTATGTTTATTAAGCAGTATTTGTTAATGAAAATGTATATGGATTATTTCTAAATGCTTGAAGTATTTCAGGATTTATTCTTTCACAACCTATACACTGATTATAATATTGAGGAACTCTAATTTTTCCATAGGTTTCAACACTTGGAGGTACATTTATTATGTTCTTAGGTGCTTGTAATCTATTTGTACTTTCATTACATTCATCTTTTCTTTGAAGGTTATAATAAACATCATTGTTGAATAAATTCATATTTCCTTGATTAGTCCAAGGCATACTTTCTTTTTTATCATTATTAATTTGATTTTTATATGCTTCTTCATTCATCGCACCAAAGTTATTACTTATTCCTCCAACACCTCCCCAATTTCCAGGACAAGTTGTAGTATCTCTTTGATTGGATATAGGTGTATTTGTATTTATATAAGGATTATCAACTTGATTTCCAACATTTCCATGTGGTGTAAAAATAGTTGTTTCTTTATTTGTTATTTTTGGTGTATTTTTAATATTTATGACATAATTATTTGAATTAGATGTAATAGCATTTCCATAAATGGTTACACCATTACATATTTCTTCTTTTTTTGTTGGTCTTAAAATATCAAATAATGGTGAAGTAATAGCACCTATTGTTGAACTGAAACTACTTCTAAAAGTATCTGGTTGATTATTACAAGAACGACTATTATTTAGATTTTCATAACAAGATAAATTATTTTGTTGTTCTAAAGGAGCTCTTCCTATTGCTGTTGATATAGGAATATCTTTTATAGGTAATTGTTGTTTTTTGGAACTTTCATAAACCCCATTATTATAAGAAGCATTTTTATGTGCAGCTGAAGCAACACCTTGATAAGAAGTTGAAGTTTGATTACGATTACTTTCGTTAACAATAAAATTTGGAACTAATTGACCTAATTTTTCAGCACCTGTTGTAGTAAGCCATCTATCTTGTGTATTTATAAAAAATGAATCAGGAGAATACTTTTCAACTTTACCAATGGATCCTAATTCTTTAACATAACTTTGAGCAGGTCCTTCAAATCCTATTTGAGAATATTCTTGTTTTGGATTAGTTTTTATTCTTAGTTCATCAACAGTTTTATCAATCCATAAATCTCTTGCTTCCATTCCTGAGTTAAAACCATTACTTCCTTCATTTGTGAACCCTTTATTTATTCCAGGACCAACTCTAACACTTTCAAAAGGTTTTACTGAATTATTTCTTCCAGCAGGAACAACTCTTGACTGATAAAAATCACTATTATTAGGTGTTCCATATGGAAATTGAACACTATCTTCTGGTTTAAATAAAGGTGATTGTTCTATTTTTTTTATCACTTGAGAACCACTTCCAACCATATTGTCTAAAATAGTTTCAGCATTATTATTATTATATATTTGTCCTTTTATTTTAGCACCATAAAATGGTTTCATGTTATTATGTTTAAATTCATTTGAATTTAAATAATTTCCAGATAATGAATATATATTTTGAATATTTTGTCCTACTTGTATTCCTTCATTATTTGCGTTTTGATACATATTTTGATTAAAATATTTATCAGTTGAACTATTTGGATTAGAATAATGATTTACATTATTTTCTAAATCTTTATCATTTGTTGTTGGATAGTTACGAACATTAGTTATTTCATTTGGTAGTTGATTATTTTTTTTACCCATATTTGTAAAGTTTTCTTTATTTGAATATGTCTTAGATGTCTTAGTATTTTTTTCTTGTAGTTGTGTTACTGGATATTGTTTTTTTAAATTATTATTGTTATTATTATTAGATACTATATAAAGACCACCTAAAAGTAAAACAGGTATTGCTAATTCCATTTTTAATTATATTTTATTAATATTATATTTTTTTATTTTTTATTTTATAATAAAATGAAAAATAATTATATTTTTGTGTAACCTAATTTTGATTTATAATACTACATTCTATTTTAGGTGTAAAGTAATCTTTTTCTAAAATTCTTGTTGATATATTATTTTGAAATGGAATACAAGTATTTTCTTGTGGATCTAATGGTAAAAAATAATAGTTGTTTTGTGGAAGATCTCTAAAAATCCAACTTGGTAATACTGCTCTACTTTGTTGTGTAGATAAAGCATTAGTTGTTGGATATGTAATTGGATTACTATCAAAATTTAATTTTTTATATTGTCCTTTATTTTCACAAGTAGTATGTCTTGAAATAAGTTTATTTATTCCTAATAATTCACTTTCTAAATTAACATTATTAGTATAAAGATTAGCACCCCATTTTTGAATTCGTATTTGTGGATCTTCAATATAATAAGGATGAGTTCCATTACCTGGAACATCTAAGATATATCTACATGGATCAGAAGCTTCTTGATTTTTTTTTATTGTTCTACATACATCATAATTAAATCTTGTATTTGCCATTTATATTATTATATAATATTAAATCTATAAAATTAAATCTTTAAAAATAAAAAATTAAAAAATATTATTAATAAAATATAATTTAAATATAAACTTTTATATAATTTTATTAATGGACAATATTGAGATAAAAATTAGAGAGATTAATAAAGAACCAACATTATGTTTAAATATGATAGTTAAAAATGAAAGTAAAATTATAAAAAGATTACTTGAATCAGTTTATAGTATTATTGATACTTATTGTATTTGTGATACGGGTTCTACGGATAATACTTGTGAAATTATTGAAACATTTTTTGAAGAAAAAAATATAAAAGGTAAAATAGTAAAAGAACCATTTCGTAATTTTGAACATAATAGAAACTTTGCCTTAAAAAGTGCTTTAGGTATGTCTGATTATGTATTATTATTAGATGCTGATATGCGTCTTCAGTTGAATAATTTCAATAAATCTATATTAAAAACTGCTGATGCTTTTTTATTATTTCAAGGAAATCTTACATTTTTTTATCAAAATGTTCGAATTGTTAAAAATAGTCCAAGTTTTTTTTATATTGGTGTTACACATGAATATTTGAATGTTCCTGATGAAAATGTTAAATCAGTATTAAATAAAGATAACATATTCATTGTTGATATTGGTGATGGTTGTTGTAAACATGATAAATATGAAAGAGATATTAAATTACTATCAAATTATTTATTAGAAAATCCTGATAATGATAGAACATTATTTTATTTAGCAAATAGTTATTTTGATAATGGTAATTTTGATCAAGCAATTGAAAATTATCAAAAGAGAATTAAGGTTGGAGGTTGGATTGAAGAAGTATATTATAGTTATTATAGAATAGGCAAATGTTATGAACAAAAAAAAGATTTTGCTAATGCTATATATTATTGGTTTGAAGCTTTTAATTATCATGATGAAAGATTGGAAAGTATTTATCAAATAGTAAATTACTACCGTGTTATTGGAAAACAAAAATTATCTTATGCTTTAATTCAAATGATAAAAGAGAGATTAGAAAAACATAAAAATAATAATACAATAAGACATGGTTATTTATTCTTAGATGATGAACCTTATAAATATAAGTTTGATTATGAAATATCAATCCTAGCATTTTATTTAAAAATAAAAAATATAAATGATGAAGCAGTTACAGTTTTTAATAATTGTTATGATAATAATAATATAACTAACTTATTGTCAAATATGAAATTTTATAAGTTTATATTAAAACCAAATATAAAGTATAATTTGAATAATTCATTAGTTCATAAAATAAATGGAAAAGATTATGATTTTAGGAGTTCATCATCTTGTATTATACCAAATAGTAAAACAAATGGATATTTCATGAATGTTCGTTATGTAAACTATGAATTAATAGATGATTATAAGGTTTATAAATATGACAATTATATATTATCAATAAATGAATATTTAGAACTTGATAGAAGTTTTAATATTGTAAATAGAAAAATGATTGGACAAATATTTCACGACGATAGAAAATATGGAGGAGTAGAAGATGTACGTATATTTAATGATATTAAAGAAGATAAAGTTATTTTTATTGGTGTTGGATTACAAAGTAATAATAATATAGGTATACTTAATGGTGATTATGATATAATAAAAAATGATTCTTTGTATGAAAATGGAGAAGCATATTTATCACCAAAAGAGTTAAAGTCATCATTTAATAATAATGATTGTGAAAAAAATTGGGTATATTTTTATTATAAAAATGAAATTCATGTTATCTATTCTTGGGGACCTTTAAAAATATGTAGTATCAATAAAGAAAACAATACAATTGAAGAAGTTAAAAAAATTGAAATGCCAATGATATTTAATCATATTCGTGGTTCTTCATGTGGTTTTAGATATAATAATGAAGAAACATGGTTTATAGTTCATCTTGTAAGTTATGAATCACCAAGATGTTATTATCATTTAATTTGTGTTTTTGATAATGAAATGAAATTGTTACGTTATACAGCACCTTTTAAGTTTAGTGAGTTTTGTATAGAATATTCATTAGGTTTAATAGTTGAAAAGGATAAAATAATTATAACAAATAGTCAAGTTGATTCAACAACAAATATTTCAGTATATAGTAAAGATTATATTGAAGAACTGTTAAAATATAATTAAAAAAATTAGTATAAAAAGTATATAATTATTATTATAATTATGGACAGTTCAAATGTAACAATAGTTTCAGCATTTTTAACAAATGTTAATAATAACAGAAATCCAGAAGTGTATATAGAATATGGTAAAAATTTACTTAATTTAAAAATACCAAAAATAATATTTATTGAAGAAATTATTTATAATACATATTTAAAAAATGAAGAATATAATTTTACTAAATTTGTTTTTTTTAAAAAAGAACAAATGTATTACTACCCTTTATTAGATAAAATAGATCATACTAATATAGAAACTTCAAACACAAATAAAGATACAGTTGAATATATGATGGTTCAATGTCACAAAACAGAATGGGTAAAAATGGCTATTGATATGAATTTTTTTAATACAAATCAATTTATATGGATAGATTTTGGAATTTATCATATTTTTGAAAATAATAAACAACTTTTTAATGTATGTATGTCTTCATTAAAAGATAGAAATTTTAATAAAATAAGAATTGCTTGTGGATGTTTATCATCATATTACTTAAACAATAAAACAAATGTATATCCAAGAATTATTTGGTGTTTTCTTGGAGGTATATTTGGAGGTAGTTCTAATGTTTTATTAAAATTTGCAAGTTTAATGAAAATTAAATGTATGTATTTAATAAATCATTATAAAATACTTCCATGGGAAGTAAATATTTGGTATCTTATTTATTTTGATTGTCCTGATATTTTTGATTATTATATAGGCGAACATGATTTTTCAATGATTTTAAAATATTAAATAATAAATAATAAATAATAAATATTAAATAATAAATAATAAATATTAAATAATAAATATTAAATAATATTTTATAATTATGAACTTGATGAAGGTAAATTTGCTAAACATAAATGTATTTTTCCTAATGCGGCTACACTATAAGAACAAACCATAGGTAAATCATTTTCTAAATATAGTTCAACAACAGAACATAAATTTGTACATTTTATAAAATAATTTAAGTTTTTTAAAGAAAATTGACCTGATATTATTTTACTATTATCTTGTTTTACAATATATTCCATTGAATTTTCACTTTCAACTCTATGAATTTCAGCAGAAGCAAATTGTCCATTACATTTAAATATTAATTCGTTTCCAACCGATTTAATTTCAACTGTATCTGATATATAAGATAAATCTCTTATTATTTTTTGAAAGTCAGAAGAAGGAAGATTTATAATTGATGAAAACTTAACATCTGGATATTCCAACTCTTCAAGTTCAGGTTCTATTAGTCTTAATTTTTGGGTTTTACATTGTTTTATATCTCCATTTTCAAATTTTAAACCTAAATGTGAAACTATACCATCAACATAATCAGATTTTTCAATATATATAGTAAGTGTATCATCATTATCTATTGAATTAATAAGTTTAAATAAATGAAACATATTTACACCTATTATAATTTTTTCTTTCTTACATATATATTCTTGAAAATTTTCTGAAAGTAATTTTAAGTTAATTAAAATAGTATGACTTTTATCCATATTTATAATACGCATACCTTCAGGTTGAAATGTAATATTTGTTTCAATTAAAATATCTTTTAAAGCAACCATCAAAGTTCTAAAAGGAACAATTTGAATTGTTACTAATTTTAAAACAAAATTATCATTATTATCCCCATTATCAAAAATCATATTATATTATTATTATAATATTTCTTTTTAAATATTAATAATAATAAAAAATAAAAAGAAACAAACTGAAAAGAAAATAAATATACATAAAGAATATAAAAAATATTTTGTTAATTATATCAATGAATGAGTTAACAATAAAAAATGCTTGTATAAATAAAATTAATGAACTTTATAATTTATATAAAAATAAAGACAATGTAATTGAATATTTATACACATATATAAATGATAATTTACCAAAAATATTAGAAAAAGAAAGTAATAAAAAAATAAAAAATGAAAATGATGAAGAATTAATTTTTACTGAAAAAGAAGATTTTTTTATTAATTTTTTTTTATATAATAATAAAATTTTTTATTTATCAAATACAAACTATTTTTATATATACAATGGAAAAAATTATACAACAATGAAAGAAGATGACTTACATTATAAAATACTTTTGGAACTTTCTTCTTCTAATATCGATACATTAAAAAAATTAAAACATAAAGCAAAATTATTTATAGTTTCACAAATTAAAGAAAAAAGAAATTTATTGTATTCTGTACCCGAAACATATACTATACAAAAAATATTAAACTTTTTAACACCACAATTTTTTCCAACAAAAAATGAAGCAAAATATTTTTTATCTATTATTGGTGATAATATATTTAAAAAAAATAAAGATTTATATTTTATAACATTAAATAAAAAAAAATTATTACTACATTTTTTCAATGATATCAAAAATATAGTTATATCACATATTAATTTACATACAAACATTGTTCAAAACTTTGTATCTAAATATAACATAAAATATAATTATAATAATTGTAGATTATTTCATATTAATAATATAAATTATAGTGAAGAACATTCTAATTTTATAAAATCAAACGCATTAAATATTATTTGTGTTGCGACACATTACTCTTCTAGATTTTCAAATTCAGAAAACTTTTTAAACTATGATTATATAGATTTAAAATTTAAAAATTATGCTTTATTTTTGTTAAACAATAATGAAGAAAATATAATTGATAATTTTATTAATGAATGTTTAGAAGATATTGAAACAAACACAAATATTAATGATGAATTATATATTTGTTGGAAAGATATAATTTTTATTTGGAAAAATTATTTATTAACAAATAAATATCCAAATATTCTATATTTAAAAAAATTGAAAAATTATTTAATCAATAAACTTAATTTTGATGAGTCAAGAAATATATTTCTTAATATTACAAGTAATTTTTTACCATCAATTAATTCTTTTTTAACTTTTTGGAAAAATAACATTGTTATTGTTCCAAATATTTTTTCTTCTATTTCAAGTTTTCCTATTTCAAATTATTCATCTTTAAATAATAAAACTAACTTTTTACATGAACTTGAATTAAATGAAATATTTATATTATATAAAAAATGGTTAAAAAAAGAAACACAACAATTTAAATATAATAATATAACTGAAAATGATATTTTAAAAATATTAAATCACTATTATAAAGAATTACATATTATTGATAATAAATATGTTACTAATGTATATGCTAAAAATTGGAATAAAAATAATGATATTGATATAATTTTAGACATATATAAAATAAAAAATAAAAATAATTTTATATCTGTTTATGAATATAAATGCGAACTAATTTTTATTGATGATATTTATAACTTTTATACAAAATACTATGAATATTTAGATAAAATTTTAATAAGTAAAGGATATTTTGAAAAATATATAAAATATAAACTTAGTAATTTTATAGAATATAATAATTTTATTTCTATAAATTGGTTTAACTCATCAATCTAAATTTTTGATTTATTTACTTTTTAAAATATTTTTTATCAAAAAATCACTATAGTTGAAACTATTTTTATTATTATTACTATTATTCTTATTTAATTCATCATTGTTTATTTTTAAATTATCATAAATTGTTTTATTATATATTTTATCACTTGTATAGTTATTTTTATTTAAAATAATTATTTTACCTTCTTTATTTCTTATAATCATCTATTATTAAATAATATTTATCTATAATATATTTTCGTTTAAAATTATATTGTTAAATATATGTATAAATATATAATGACTTTGCAATCTTTTCAAAATATAAAAAATAATAAATGGTTAATGTTATTTTTAATTTTAATTTTTTTAATTATTACTCTATTAATAGGTTATTTTGTCATTAAAAATTATATTTTAAATAAAAATAATAAATATACTCCAAATAGAATAAATAGAGATAGTAATGATGAAGATGGAGATGAAAGTAAAACAGTTGAGTTATTATTGTTTTCTACAACATGGTGTCCTCATTGTAAATCTATGAAACCTGATTGGGAAAAAATCAAAGAAAAATATACAGATCGTTTAATTAATGGGTATAAAGTTATATTTATTAATGTTGATTGTACAAATGAAAATTCTAAAAATGAAGAACTAATGAATAAATATAAAATAGAAGGTTTCCCATCAATTATATTAGTAAAAGATAACACTCCTATTACTTTTGATGCTAATCCATCATTTGATACATTAGATCAATTTTTAAACTCTGTTTTACAATAATTATATTTTTATATAACAATTAAAAATATAATTTTTCACTTACTTTTCTTAGTTAATATCATAAATTTATTTTTTATACTTTTATTTTTTCTTTATCAATAATTATATCCATAAATATTATATCCATAACATAAAAATAAAATAAAAATAAACATAAACATAAATATAAAATAAACATAAATATAAAATAAATATAATTATATAATATGAGATATATAATATTTTTGAATACAATATTGAATGTTATTTCTTTCAGTCAAAAATATTTTAATACTTGGAATTGTATAGGAATTATTGAAAAAATAAATTTTAAAAAACCTTATAAAATAAATATAGGTGAATTACCTTTAGTAGTATGGAAAAATCCAAAAAATAATAAATTAATAACATCAATAAATATATGTAAGCATTTGGGTTCAATATTAGATAATGGAATTATAACGAAAATGGGAAATTTACAATGCCAATATCATGGTCTTGAATATACTGAAAAAGATAACTTTGGTGAAACAATAGAACATGAAGGTAAGTTATTTTGGGCATTAAATCCTGAAAAAAAAATGCCTTATAATACACCTTATATAAACAATAAAAAATTTAAAAAATCATTTTTAGAGATTGATATGAACTGTGATTTTAAAGATAGTGTATATAATACTATGGACTTATTACATCCTGAATTTGTTCATAATAAAATTGTAGGATTTGGTAGTAAAACTCCTCCTACAAATATTAAAAATTACAAAATTGGAAATGACAGATTAGCTTTATCATTTGATTATTTTTCAAATAAAATGACAACAAAAATAAATAATAATTCAAAAATGACTGAAAATTTTAATTTATTTCACTATCCATCTTTTATTTGGTCAAGAGTTACATTTGATAAAACAAAACATATAATTATTGGAGTAAATTTTTTACCATTAGAAACAAAAAAAACAAGATGGTATATAACTTTATGTCATAATTATTATTTATCATCATTACAACAAAAAGCAATTCAAATAATGGCTTTAACAATTTTATCACAAGATTTTTTACAAATGAATAATCAATATAAAAATAATAATCTTAAAAATGAAATAATTTTTGATCATAGTTTTAAGAATGAAAAAATATTACTTGAAATGAAAGAAATGTTAAAAGATTATGAATATCCTGATATAAATATTATTACAAATTTATACAAATATTATAAAAATAAATAATAAAATAATTATATATTATCATTATCATTATTATTATTATTATTATTATTATTATTGTTATTATTATTAATATTATCATTATTATCATTATTTTTATCACAACTTTTTATAAAAGTTATTTTACACGAGTTTTCAAATTTTACTTTATTAATATTTCTTCTTTTTAAATTACATTTTAAACAAGATACTATTGTATTATCATTAGTATGTCCTATATTATTATCAATTCTATCTAAAGTCCATTGATTTGTTTCACGAATAATATCATATACAATAAATAGTTCAGAGTTACAATAAAAACATTTTAAATGTATTTCATTTAATTTTTGAACAATTTGAATAGTTGTGATAAAATAATTTATATCATAAATATTTTTTTTTAAATCTTGTTGTTTATAATTATTAACTTTTTTATTTATTTCTTGTAGTATTATTTTCTTAGATATTTTTTGTATATCAAGTTCTATATTTTCTTGATCTTTTGTAGTTATTAACAAGTTATTATCATCTTCAACAACATCAAAATTTTCAATAATATAATTTAAAATAAAATATTGATATTCATGTTCTAATATTTTTGAATATTCTTCTTTTTCAAGTAAATAAGAATAGTTATATTTTCTTTTTTTTTCAATAAGTAAATCTTGTTTCATTACCTTTTTCATAAAGTATCTATTTGTTGTTCCTTTTATATTTATTTTTTTTTCATTATTATTTTCATAATTCTCATTAAAAATATTATTAAAATTATTTTTTTTTAATTCTTCTTTTTTTTCCTTTTTTTCTTTTTTTTCTATATTATTTTTAAACATAATAAGATATATATAATCAATTTAAACTTAAAATCAATTATATATTATTATGAGCGATATAAAAAAATTAAAAAATAATGGTGACTGTATGGAATTAAAAAGTATAAATTATAAAAATATGTTGTTAAAAGGTACAAGTTTATATGAACATAGAAATACAAATGATATGAATAATCTTGATAATTTTTTGGAAAATGAAAAAAAAAAAAATAAAAACCAACAATGGAGTAAATTAGATAAATGTGAAAAAATAAAAAAATTATTAATATTTGTTTCAAATTATAAAATTAAAAATAACTTATCAGATGAAGAAGAAAATAATTTAATATCATATTTTCAAGATTTGTTAGATAAAAAATTATTACAAAAAGTTAAAGATGTTATTTACGATAAAGAAAATGGTATAATTAAAGATATTCCGGGTTTAATTTATAACAAACAACATAAAAAATTTACAATAAAAAATAGTTTACAATCTAATAAACAAAATCATATTACTACTTTAAAAACATTAATACCTAAGAAAAAATATATATCATCAACCGTTAAAAATATTGATGATAACAACTCTTTTACTAGTTTGAATATTATTGAAGATGACAATAACATAGTTATTAATGATATTGAAAAAATAGATATTGAAAAATAGATATAATAAAAATATAAAAAATTAAAATTATAGTTTTGTATTATAATATAAAACTATAATATTTATAATAATATAATATGTTTAATTTAATAGATATATATGATGATATAAAAATAATAAATAATAACTATTTTGATGAAAAAGAAGAAAATGAATTTATAGAAAATATATTAGAAATGATATTTTATTTTATAAATTATTATAATATTAATGAAAAAAGTTTTCATACTTTTTATAATGATTTTATAGAATTAATATTTATTAATTTAGAAAATGAAATATGGTTTAACTTAAATGATGAAAATTATAACTATATTCAAAACTTATTAGATTATTGTTATGAACTTTTTAAAATTTTATTTTATAACAAAAATGATAATGATGAAACTAATTATGAAGATAATAGTGAACAAGATGATGATAGTGAACAAGATGACGATAGTGAACAAGATGATGATAGTGAACAAGATGACGATAGTGAACAAGATGATGATAGTGAACAAGATGATGATATTGAAGATGCTACGCTTTATGGAGTAAAAGAAAATATTAAAAAATATGAAATTGAAAATGAAGAAAAAGAAAAAGAAAAAGAAAAAGAAAAAATTTATATTGAATTATTAGAAAAACAAATAGAATATCTAAGAAATGTAATACAACCAGTTCAAAGAACAAAAGAATGGTATGAATGTCGTAACAATTTATTAACTGCTTCTAATGCTTATAAAGCATTAGGAACACAGTCAGATATAAATTCTTTAATATATGAAAAATGTTCTTCAGTAAAAAGTTTTAAAAATAACAATATTAATTCACCTTTACATTTTGGTCAAAAATATGAACCTTTAAGTGTTATGTTTTATGAAAAAATATATAAAACAAAAGTAGAAGATTTTGGTTGTATTACACATAAAATATATAAGTTTTTAGGAGCATCACCGGATGGTATAAATGTAAATAAACATTCAAATCTTTATGGAAGAATGCTTGAAATTAAAAATGTTGTATCAAGAACTATTAATGGAATACCAAAAAAAGAATATTGGATACAGATGCAATTACAAATGGAATGTTGTGACTTGAATGAAACTGATTTTTTAGAAACAAAGTTTATAGAATATGAAACAAAAGAAGATTATGATGAAGATGGAGATTTTTCATTATCTAAAGATAACAAATATAAAGGAACAATATTAATGTTTTATAAAAATGGAAATCCTTACTATGAATATAAACCAATTAACATAAAAAAAATAGATGAATATGAAAAATGGTATAATTTGACGATTGATAAAAATAATGATAAAACATTTATAAAAGAATTATATTGGAAATTAATAACATTTTCTTGTATTTTAGTGAAAAGAGATAAAGAATGGTTTAATAAAAACATTGAACAATTTAAAAATATATGGGCGATTATATTAGAAGAACGAATAAATGGTGAATATATAAAAAGGATACCAAAAAAAAAAATAAAAATACAAAAAATAACATCAAATATAGAAGAAGAAATATTAAATGAAGAAGAAGAAATGCCTAGTTTATATAAAAAAATAAATAATATAAAAGAAGAAATCAAAGAAATCAAAGAAATCAAAGAAATCAAAGAAATCAAAGAAATCAAAGAAATCAAAGAAATCAAAGAAATCAAAGAAATCAAAGAAATCAAAGAAATCAAAGAAATCAAAGAAATCAAAGAAATCAAAAGAAATAAAGAAATTGAAAAAATAGATATTGAAATTAATATTTAATTAAGTAAAATGAGATATAATTTTTGTTTTTGTTAAAGATTTTATTTTTTTATAGTTATAGTTATTATATACATCAATATTTAAACAAAATATATTTAATGATTCTTGTATGTCTTCTTTAAGATCAAGGTTGAATAATTTAAAATTATTTATAAAATTAATAATTGTTTGAGATGTATTTTTATGATAAATAATATTATGAAAAAGTAGAATGATAAAATAACTTGTATAATCTAATTTAAATATATTAAAATTATACAAATTTATTTTTTGACTAACATTTTGAATTGTATTTTTAATTTGTTTTTTCTTAGATAAAACAGATAAAAACTTTGTAAAATTAGGAAATATAATATTACTACAATCAATAGTAGAATAAATACAAGCATTAGCAATATAACTTTTCATATTTATAAAATCTTCTTTGGATGTTTCATAAATATCAATATCACTAATATTATTTGAAGATTTAGAAATGGTAAAAAGTGTATCAAGTATATTTTTACTTTTTATTGTATTATTAATATAATTTTCTTGTACCATAAGTTGAATAATTTCAGGTTCATAAAAATAATTTACATACTTTGTTTCATATATATTTTCTTGTGAAAACATTTCATTAGTTATTTTAAATATGTTACATTCTTTTTTATCACATTTATTTATATTATTATATTTATTTTTATTAACTTCTTTGAATTCTAATTGTATTAATATATTTCTTATATCATTATTTGAGTTTTGTATTAACTCCATAAGTTCATTATCTTTTAATGATAATTTAATTATTTTTTTAATACCATAAAATATTTCATTGTTATTTGGATTTGTCAATTTAACATTTATACAATAGTTTATTAAAGGTTTTATAGTTTGATTGTATGCGTCATTTGAGATAAATAAAATAGGTATTTTTGTTTTTTTAATACAAGAAACGAAAAATGAAATGTCAGTATTATTATAATAATTTAAATTATCAATAAATAAAATATTTTTTTTATTGTTAAATAAGGTAAATGGTGTTTTTATAAAATTTTCAATATAATTTTTATCATATTCTTCACCTGAAAATAATGTATTATTAAAATCTAATTCTTTTAATAAAATTTCAATAATTAATGTTTTACCAATTCCACAACTACCTGAAAGTAATAAACTTTTCTTAGTTTCATTATTCCAATTAGTTAACCATTTTTTTAAAACTTCTTCAATTATTTTTTTATGTCCTATAACTTCACTTGAGTTTGATGGTTTATATTTTTCTAAATAAGACATATTTATATTTATATATGACTTATTTAAATGAGATTAATAAAATCATTTTTTTTAATTATTAAATTAAATTAACTTAAATTATCATACAAAAGAGTTAAAATAACCTATACGAACAGTACCTTCAATATTAGGAACCGGTGGATTAGGATATATAATATTACTTTTTTTATTTTTTGTATTATGATAAAAAATACCTGAAAATTCTTGTGGTATAGCATTAGAAATATCAGTATTTTTTAAATGTTTAAAATTATTAGTAACTTGTTCATAAGAAGTATTTTTTGTATTTTGAAATTTCCACCAGTATTCACTATATTTATTCTTAGAAGAGAATTTTTTTCTATTAATAAATGGATATTGATTTTCAACTAATAAACTTGAAGGTTTGGTTATACTTTCAGGATATTTATTTCCTGAAGTATCTAAGAAATAATTATAAAAATTTTCTTTATTTTTATTGTTTTCTTTGATATAAAAACAAATAATCATACTACTACAAATGATAAAAATAACAAAAATAATAAACTGTGACAACATAATATAATATTACTAAATATTATATATATTTTTAAACATATTTAAAATTAAAGATATATGTTAATATATAATAATAAAAAATAATGGATTTAAATAACATGTATGTTGTAAAAAGAGATGGAAAAATAGAAGAAATGATGTTTGATAAAATATTAAATAGAGTAAAAAATATTGGAAAAGAATTTAAATTAAACTTAAATTATTCAGGAATAGTTATTAAAATTGTGGAACAGTTATATAATAATATTCCAACATCTAAGATAGATATTTTAACTGCTGAATATTGTATTTCTATGTCATCATTGCATTATGATTATAGCTGTTTAGCATCTTGTATTTTGATTTCAAATCATCATAAAAATATAAAAGAAATATTAAAAACTGATAAAATTGATAAAACTGATAAAACTGATAATTTGAGTTTTTCAAAAAGTATGGAAATGTTATATAACAATAATGATGATTTTGGAAATCATACTCCTTTAATTAGTGAAGCATTTTGGAATATGGTTAATAACAATAAAAAAATATATGATGAAATGATAGATATAAATAGAGATTATTTATTAGACTATTTTGGATTTAAAACTCTTGAAAGAGCATATTTAATGAAAATCAAAAATAAAATTATAGAAATACCTCAACATTTGTGGTTAAGAGTATCAATAACAATTCATGGATTAAATTTTGAAAAAGTAAAAGAAAGTTATGATTTAATGTCAAATAAATATTTTACTCATGCTACACCAACATTATTTAATGCTGGAACAACAAAAGGTAATTTAAGTTCTTGTTTTTTATTATCTAATGAAGATGATTCAATAGAAGGTATTTTTAATACATTAAAAGATTGTGCTCATATTTCAAAATATTCAGGAGGAATTGGAGTTCATATACATAATATTAGAGCAAATGGTAGTTTTATAAAATCAACAAATGGAACATCAAATGGTATTGTTCCTATGTTGAGAGTATTTAATAATACAGCAAGATACATAAATCAGGGTTCAAAAAGAAATGGAAGTTTTGCTATTTATTTAGAACCATGGCATGCTGATGTTGAAGATTTTTTAAACATGAAAAATAATCATGGTGATGAAGAAATGAAAGGACGAGATTTATTTTATGCTTTATGGATTCCTGATTTATTTATGAAAAAAGTTGAAAAAAATGAAAATTGGTGTTTATTTTGTCCAAATAAGTGTCCTGGTTTAGCAGATGTTTATGGAGAAAAATTTGATATTTTATACAAAGAATATGAAAATAAAGGATTAGCAAATAAAATTATTAAAGCACGCGATTTATGGTTTAAAATTTTAGACGCCCAAATGGAAACAGGAACACCATATTTGTTATATAAAGATGCTTGTAATAGAAAATCAAATCAACAAAATATTGGAACAATAAAAAGTTCTAATTTATGTACTGAAATAATAGAGTATTCAGATAGTAAAGAAACAGCAGTTTGTAATTTAGCAAGTATAGGATTACCAAGTTTTGTTAATAAAGAAACAAAACAATTTGATTATGAAAAATTACATAATGTAAGTAAAATATTAACAAAAAATTTGAATAATATTATAGATATAAATTACTATCCAACAGAAAAAACTAAATTAAGCAATTTTAGACATAGACCTATTGGAATAGGAGTTCAAGGACTTGCTGACACATTTATTTTAATGGACATTCCTTTTGAAAGTAATCAAGCAAAAATAATTAACAAAAATATATTTGAAACTATTTATCATGGTGCTTTAGAAAAAAGTAATGAACTTTCTAAGAATTATGGTCCTTATGAAACCTTTTTAGGATCTCCTGCTTCACAAGGATTATTACAATTTGATTTATGGAATGTCCCACAAAATAATGAAAGATATGATTGGGATACATTAAAATTATCAATTAAAAAATTTGGTCTTTTTAACTCTTTATTAATAGCACCTATGCCTACAGCATCTACAAGTCAAATATTGGGTTTTAATGAATGTTTTGAACCTTTTACAAGCAATATATATAGTAGAGGAACATTAGCAGGAGAATTTATGGTTGTAAACAAATATTTACAAAAAGAATTAATAAATATAGGACAATGGAATGAAAAAATTAAAAATAACATTATAGCAAATAATGGAAGTATTCAACAATTAGATTTTTTACCAAAATGTATTCTTGATAAATATAAAGTAGTTTGGGAAATACCTATGAAACATATTATTGATATGGCTACTGATAGAGGTATTTATATTTGTCAAAGTCAAAGTATGAATTTATGGGTTGAAGAACCTAATTACAAATCTTTAACTTCCATGCATTTTTATTCTTTTAATAAAGGACTAAAAACAGGTATTTATTATTTAAGGAGAAAAACAAAAACAAAAACACAAAAATTTACAATTGAACCTGAAAACTATGATAATAATAATGATGAAATATGTGATTTTTGTTCCGCATAAATTAACTTAATAAATTAAATATTTCTTTTATTGACTTATTTTTTTTTGTAACATCATAATCATAAACTATTTTAATATAACATCTTAAACAACAAAAACAGTCATTTAACGCATCATGTAAATTATATAAATTTTTATTAAATAAAAATCTATATAATTCAATCAACTTTGGATATTTATTATATTCTTTTCCATAACGAATTATTTTTATATTACAAATATTTATTGTATTCATCATAGTGCAATATATATTTTTATTTTTTAAAATATCAAAATAATTTATCCATTTAGTATTTTTTGTTTTATAATATAATCTCATAATTTCAATTTTTAACATATTAATATCAAAACTTATATTATGTCCTATTAATTTATCACTTTTATTTAAAAGTGACATAAATTCTTCAATAATAACTTCAATATCAAAAGGCTTATTTTTATTAATTATTTCTTTTGTTATTTTGTGAATACTAATACTTTCTATTGGAATATCAACATTTAAATCAAGTAATACATATTTATTTGAATAACTTAACAGTTTATTTTCTTCAATGTCATAACTTATAAAACCAAATTGAATAATATAAGGACAACCATTTAAAATATCTTCATTCAAATTATCAATATTTATATTTTTAGGAATTAAACCTGTTGTTTCTGTATCGAAAATTATCACTTTTTCCATTTTGTTTTATATATATTTTATCTTTGTATATTTTTAATTCATTTTTATTATTTAATAATATATATATATAATGAAAAACAATCTATTTGCTATTATTTTAATTATTATTTTAATTATTTTTTTAGTATTATTTTTAGGAACAAACTTTTATGAAGGGTATGTTAACATGCAACCACCACCAACACCAACACCAACACCAACACCAACACCAACACCAACACCAACACCAACACCAACACCAACACCAACACCAACACCAACACCAACACCAACACCAACACCAACACCAACACCAACACCAACACCAAC